GGGGATTCGGAATTTTAAAAACTGCCATATTAATTCGTGTAATTGTTAGTTATGTAATCTCTTCTTTTAAATGGTTTATCTATTAAGTTCTAAATTTCTTACTGCAACCTCCAGTGCATTAATATTAGGAGATTCGATAATCTTCACTCCTGGAATTGTAACTCTGTAGACAAAATTGCCTGCAGAGTCCATTCCAGATAGAATACTAGACGTTGGATAAATAGCTAGTATTCTTTGTTTACAATTAATAAGTCTTTCTTCGTTAGTCATTATAATTCTGTATCATGATAATATAAACAAATTATTCAAGCTGGAACTGAGTCAGTGGAACCACCTGATGGTACAGATGTGGCATGTCCAAATCTATAATTGGCACCGCCCCCGTAATTTGGACCTAGAGAATCTCCGCTACTGTATCCTCCGCCGGATCCTTGATAAGGATAATCTCCGATATTATAGGACGAGCCCCCTGCACCAGTACCTCCGAATATAGAGGATAAAGGAATTATAGTACCTTTACTTACTGATGTTCCGTTTCCTCCAAAACCAAACGTACCATCCCCTCCAGTACCTCCAACACCTGAGGTTCCATCTGCAGACGAGCCTCCTCCACCTTTTTTGTACGAATTACTACCTGAGTTAGATCCGTAACCATCTAATTCATCTAAAATATCAACACTATTTTTCATATACTGTGGAATTGCTCCTCCGTTTATACTAGTAGCATTTGGAGCAATTATAACAAATCTGTCAGCGATATTGATACTATCTCACATAAACATAGTTCCAGTATTAACAGTTCCTGGACCTGACCTATCTTCTTCTATAGTAACATTTTTCATATCTGCTACTAATAAGTTCTTTTTATATGCAACAGTACCACTCCCTCCACCAGTAGGAGTGCTTTCAGCTCTATACCCCTTACCGACTACTAATACTGAAAGGTACTTATAAGATGTATCTAGCGTATAAAAACCATCAGGCACAGTTGTTACTTGTACTAATTTAGGAAGTCTATTTAAAGTATAGTCTAGATTTAAAGTAGTGTCTGTAGTTTGTTCTATAGTTCCAGTAGTGTCAACAGGAGTATATCCATCCAAAGTAACATTTATAGAATACTCTCCAGCCGGAACTTTATTAATAGTGGCTGCCCCATTAGTAGCTTCTGCATTGGTTACTATCCCATCTGAATCTGTGAAAGCTACAGTAGCTCCTTCATTTGTAGTTATAATTACTGTATAAGTAGGAGTAACAGCTATTTGTTTACTATCAGAATCTATTAATACCCTTTCAAAATATTTTTTAGTAGATGGAGTCTCTTCTACTTCAATTATTTTAGTGCCGTAACCTATATCTGGTAATTGAACCTGTCCACTGGAGTTCGTTACTCCAGAGGCAAGTTCAGACAATATTGTTATATTAGAGGGATCAGAAATACTAGAATCCCATATCATTATATCTTTCATATTATACTGCTGTTATAGATTTATAAGATGCAACATCTTTAGATTCGGTTAATTCTCCTCTGAAGGCAAGTCTAGAAGTCATATCAGAAGGAGTTGCTGAGTTTGTATAATATCTATAAATACTAGCTATTCCTACATTTGGTCCTACCATAGAGCGACATACAATTCTATTAGTTACAGAGGATGAGATATTCGCGGAGTCACAGTAGTAACTAGATGAATTAGCTCCTATCTCTGTTGGTATCATATCAAAATATGGACCATTTTCTAAAGCCATACTTTTTGTTCATCCAGAGCTACCTAGTCCAGTAGATACTGTTCTAGTTTCTCCATTCGGTTCTGTTATAATTCAGGTTCCAGAAGACGGACAGCTAATACCGCTCATATATTCACATATTCCCCTACATACTCCCTCTATTCCGGAAAAACTAACTCAACCAGAAGTTGTATTTTCAGTATCGTTATTGCCTATGTTATTTGTTCCACCTGTTGCTGTTATAGGATTAAAACTAGCATTTCCAGATCCCAATATAGATACCGAATATCTATTTTTATATTTAGCATAGAATAACATAGCAATTTGACAATGCTGTAGAAAATCTATAGTTTGATATCCTGTTCCTCTAGCTGCTGCGTAATTGTCTAAATTAGTACTAGAAACACTCAACGTTGGATTAACTCCACTCCTACTATACATCTTACCGTTTTCACAATAACATTTATATGCTCCGATTAAAGACGCTGGTATTTCTATCCAATCGTCAGCTTCTTTAACTAAAGAGTACTTATACGCAAATTTAGTACCTCCTAGAGATTCATAATGATAAAATAGTCTAGGAAGATATACCATTACATCACCTTCTGAACCATCTAATAGAGCTGTGCTTCCATCAAAGTATTCTTCAGTATTATTTTCTCCAAGTCGTATAAATGTTCCAGCTTTGTCCCCAGTTCTTTTAAATAAAACTCTACCCATTTGAGATAAGATAGCAGAAATCACTCCTTCTTGATTGTCATATATTGAAACATTTGCTTCAGAAACTGGCTGTTCAGCCCTAGTAACCGTAACATTTAAATCGTAAATTTTAGGTAAAGCAATTGTTACAGCTACTTCAGAATCTTCAACAGTTAAGTCAGATATAGTTGATTTATAGCCACCTTTAGATACTTCAACAGTATAGTTTTCTGGAAGTAAATCCAATGTTAAGAGTCCGCCTTCTGTAGATTTTTGTATGAACTTAAATGTTCCATCAGATGACTCTATTTTAATCTCAGCACCACCAATAGTAGTTCCTTCATCTGTATTTTCCTTAATTGTAATATTAACAGTATATCCAGGTTCCAAAATCACTTCTCTACTCAAATCACTGGAAAGTTCTTTTATTTCTTCAGAAAATGGTGTAAAATCTGGATGTGTGACTGAGTATGTACTATCCTTATAGGCTCTTAGCAATAATGATGCATTTCCAGAAGAATCAGTTAGCTTGGATTTAGAAACTTCATAATTTGGAGTTACTAAAGCATTTTCTAGTTCTTCTGCCTCACTATATAATATTAAATCTGCAACAGGTCTTACTACAGCACTATCTAAGTTTTTCTGTATATAGGAAGAATAATTTAAGTTATCACTATCTCAATATAGTGCTCATGATGCAACATTACTGTGCTGCGTAGAACTTCACAAGCTGTAATAAGAGCTTCCACTAGACAACAATGTGCTACCTATAGCCTGTCCTCCTATAAGACTCATTAGTGAACTTATTTCAGATTTCATAGTTCAAGCTAAGTATAGTTGTCCTAAACTTGGAATATATCCTACGTTCCTATTAGCTATATAGTTTCTACAGATTTCTGTAGCCGGACAGTTATCTAATCCATATTGAGCAATATATTGTTTGGTATTATATTTACCCTTATAATCTAATATCGCTTCGGATATTACTGAAGTAGTTACAATATTATCAGTTACTTCTAATTTGGTACAGAATTTTGTTTTCTCCTCTTCAGTAGCTATTACAAACTGTGATTCAGGAGTCACAACTGCCACTCCTTCCGCTTCCACTTCAGAAGAATGATTGTTCCAGTCGTCTTTAATGTAAAGATTACCATCAGAACCTAAGATATAAGCTCCCTCTACTATACCACCCTTAAATGGAAGATATGTAAATACAAGAACAAATTGAGAATCACCTTTTCCTGGTCCGCTATAACCCGCACTTGGTCAATATAATGCTACATTATTCACACTTCCAACTTGAGTACAGGTTTGAAGGGATACATCTCCCCATAAAGAAATACCTAATGTATTCAAAACATCTTCTACTTGTGTCTTGTAATTATATAAAGTAAATACCTCATCATATGAAGGTAAATAACCCTTTTGAGCGTTCTTAAACTGGAAAGATTTAGCATATTCTGCTGCAGGAGCTCCGCCAGTTCCCAAACTGGATATTATTATATCAGTATAAACAACACCGTGAGATGGTTTTCCGTGGATACTAGGATTTAAGGTGTTTGTAAATGGAACATTTTCAATCAAAGTGCCCTGTCCACCAAAAGCATAACGTGCAGTACTTATACTTGTGTCCACCATAAATGAATTAGTATCAGTTGAAATACCTATTCCAAGTACTTCCTCTACCTCCTTACCTAACGATAATCACTCTTCTTTTGTGTAGTAGTTATTATCTTTGTCATAGATATATACACCATTCGGAACAGGGTTATATTCGTAAGTACAGAATGGACGAACATTTTGCACACTTCCTTTGGACGTATTGTAAATTGCTCAAGAAGAACTCCAACCTACATATCATGCATCTGAATTACTATATTGAGTTGAAACTCAATACCCAGAACTGGACTTAGGAAGAGTTCCACCTACTGCTTCTATAGAAGCATCTATCTTAGATTTATTTAACCAAGATACTTGTCATTGTCCTGCAGAAGGCAAATACCAAGAACCTGCTCCAAAGCCCGCTGTAGAATAATTATTGCAATGATCTGCAGCAGGTGCTGCATCCTCACCTAATTGGAAAATAATTTTTTCTGTGTTTCCTTTACCGCTAAAATCAATTATGGATATTTTCGAATCTGTAGTTGTAAAAATATCACTAATAATTGTATTAGATGTTGACCAAGCGCCTATATCTGTGTCGTTTAATGCTATAAAATCAAAATCTTTGCTTTTCACATCCGTGATGACACCCACACAAGTTTTTGATTCATCTAATAAAGTAGATCAAGTTTTATCGCTATACACAAAGTCACCTACTCTAGGTCTAAATTTAGGAGTAACTCTCCTTTTACCTTTAACGTTGAGATCTAAAGACCAAGTGTTATTTATATATTCTCCATTATGCTTAACTCACAAGTTTTCTGGAGGATTAAATATTCCATTTTGATTAACCATAGGCTCATAGGGAACCCATGAGCCATTATGATTAATATATTGTTCTATTATCTTAGTTGTCATATATTATTGAGTTACAATTTGAAACCATATATCTCCATCTTTTCCTCCAGACGGCTCATTGGCTGAAACTGTTATTACTGGAATTTTAGCATCAACTTCCTCTTTAGTATAATAGTCTGATAAATCTATAGAAGTATTTCCTATTAATTCAAATTTTGAACCGTCCCAAATATACTCGTTATAAACATCTTGACCTGATTCAGACTTAGGAACTAAGTATAGAATATTGCTTTCTCCAGTTCCAGGTAGAGAATCAACTTTTTTAACCTCAAACTGATGTACTTTTGCTATCTCTCCATCTACATATGTTTTTGTAGTAAATCCAGAGTCATTTGTTAAGTCACTTGTTTTAGTTGGAATAGTAGGTTTATTTAAAATCTCAGCAGCATTTCCTGCTGATGCACTCCAATCAGGTTTTACATTAACTTGAGCTCCCTCTTCAATTCCGTCTAATTTACTTTTTAATGAATTAGTAAAATCATTAGTAAATAATCCTTTTCCAGGAACTTTACCTTGAAATAGTTCGTCAGCTTCCTGTTTTGTGTAACTTTCAGATACTTTAGATTCTTCTTCTGATAAATCTACCCAAATAGGAACTTTAACTGAAGGCTTAATTCCATTAGATGTATGAACCTCTTCTGGAATATTTACAGATTTTGAATTAATTTCTATAGGCTCTCCAGCAAACGTGATAGCTTCTATTTTGTTTACTTGAGCATTAGCTTCAATATCTTGTAATTTAGTAAAATTTTCACTTGACATTAACCCCGCCTCTGTTGCACTAGCCATAGAGGAAGTTCCTCCAAGAGGATCCCAATCAGTTCCAGTCCACGCATAATTAATATCAGTTTTAACTACGTTCCAAACATCTCCAACTTCATTACCTGTAGCTGGAAGATCTGAATAAGTAGGTTTAGAACCTTTATACTTATATACTCCAGGAATAGTAACTCCGTCTATTAAGTCGTCAACTTCAGTCTTGGTATATACTTCTGGTTTGTTTAATATTTGAGCACCTCCTGAGACTGCATTCCAATCTGCTTGTTGTAATCCATCGAGTTTTGTCTTGTCCTCTTTAGACATTAAACCATCTAAAGTAGAAGATGCCAATTCTGTTGTCCCTTCAACCAGTCCCCATTTAGCCTTTCCGTCAGAAATATCGAACAACTTATAAAATCTATATTCTTGTTTATCTGTATCATAGAATCTGCATTCATCACCTATTTTGTACTTATAAGTAGTTCCAGCTAAATTGCAAGTAAGTAAAGTTTCTCCAGGAACTGATTCTACTGTAACAATTTCAGACATAGGGTAGTAGACTCCTTGAGTCCACATTTCTCTAGTATCTTCTATAAATGCTACAGAATCTGGACTTACTTCTGATGCAGATACCTTAGCTTCGAATCCAGCTTTTGTTTTCGCTTGAATAAATAACGTTTCTATTACATTGTTAGTTTCCATTTCTAACTAAATTTTAAGTTATTCTATGGTTGTTCAACCTAATTTAGCTGTAAGTACATCTATATGATTTTTATATATATTTGTAAAATCATTAGTAGATAGTCCCTTACCTTGAACTTTGTCAACTTTACCATCTAAAGAGCTTATGTCAGCTTTGGATTCAAGCTCTTGCTTAGTCGCCAATCCTGAAATATCGGGGATTTCAGTGTCTGCAGGAAGTGCTCCAACTTCTTCAGCAGTGTATGTTGGTTTAGATGGTTGTTTAGCCCAAGACGGCACAGTAGGGTCAGACTCTGTTTTGATAAATACATCATCAAGAATTTTCCAAGCTCCTTCTTGTCTGCCGTAATACCTACTATCTTTTGGAGCATCTCCAATGTACTTAGAGTCATGGTTATGAGAACTGATATCTCCAGTTAGTACATTCTCTACTTTTTCTTTAGTAAGTTCGTAGTCGTTACTTACAGAAATATTAGTATTTACATAATCGTTTTCATCCCAACTCCAAACTCACCATGTTCCTCCTTGTATTTTAGGAGACTTTCCAGGTTTTCCAGAAGGTAAAACAAAATCAAATATAGCTGCATGTTCGTTTCCAGAATTAGACACACTTGCGTTTTCCCCACTGGCAACAGTTCCTACCTGTATAGTAGCAGCATCTCCTTTTTCTCCTTTAATATTACCTACATTACTCCACTTTGGATTAGTAGTTACGTTACCTCCAGAACCTACATAAACATAGAGTTGTCCATTTATCAAATAGGCATCTCCGGATTCTCCATCAGCAGGTAATTGAGATTCTTCAGTAAGTTCTCCAATGATATTTAATCCACTACCTGTATCACCTTTAGGACCAGTAGCATTAATACCTGTATTAGTGTAAGCATCGCTATCTTCATCCCAAACCCACCAAGTTCCACTTTCAATTTTTGGAGGATTATCTGCAAACTCTTTAGCTCTATCAGCTTGAGTATTAGCATTAGTAGCTGCTTGTCCAGCTGTAGTAGCAGCTTGATTGGCGTTAGTGGCAGCAGTATTAGCATTGGTTGCTGCTTGATTTGCTAATTCAGCCTTTTCATTAGCATTGGTTGCTGCCTGTGTTGCGGCTATAGTAGCAGATTGAGCGTCTGAAATAGCTTGGTTAGTCTTAGAAGCAGCTTCTTCAGCAGCTTGTGTTGCGGCTATAGTTTCGTTTTTAGCTGATAAGGTATCTTGTCTAACTTGGTCAGTCTCATTCTTTACGTTGGCAGTTTCTTGAATGATCTGACTAGTTTTCTGTTCCCTATCAGCTTCCTGCTGTTCTCTGACTGTTTCATTAGATTTTCTAGTTTCTTCAGCCTGTTTAGCTTCCTCTTCAAATTTTTTTAAATCAGACGTAGCTTCTATAGCTGATTCTGCAGCAGCATTTGCTAGTTTAGCTGCCTCTTTACTATCTGCACTAAGAGAGTTTACCCATTCCTCTTCTGTACCCTCAAAACCTTGTTGTACAGCTATTTGATACGCTGACAATCCGGTGATACCGGTAGCTCCAGACAAATCAGTTATAAATTTCCAAGACTCTTCAGCCTTCATATACAACCTAGAGTTTTCTGGATCTTCTACATCGTCAGTATTAATAACTACAAATTCTCCTACAGACACATCAGGACTATTAAAATTATCTTTCATTTCTTGTACAGAAGAATACGTTCTTTTGATTACAAAAGAATCTCCTATTGCTTTAATGCCTGTATTTTCATACTTACTAGTATCAGTATTATAGAACCACCAGTAATCATTAACTATTTTAGGAGGATTTTCATTAAGTATTTCAGAAACACTTGCAGCCGCATTTGCTCTATCAGCAGCCTCTTTAGCATCCTCTACAGCTTGAGGTAAGTCTTTATTTTGATCTAATATTTCTTTGTATTCATCTGTAAAGTTATTATCAGTATGCTGATATTGAGCATCTCTGATAAAATTCATATCGTTTTCCAATTCACTTAATTTAGTTGGAATTTGGCAGTCCTCAGGACTAGTGTAACAACTTCTACTTGAAGTTAATATACCAGTGCCATCAAAAAATTCTTTACTCATGCAACAGTGTAGAAGCTATATAGTTACTATTTTTAATATCTGGATATAACTCTATTAAACATACAATATTCATTAAATTATTATATTTTATTTTATATCCTTTTTCTAGCCTCTTAATTAAGTGATCGAAATCATGTATAGCTTTTTTCTTAAGCCTATTTACTACACCCACAGCCAGAAATATTTAAAGTGTCATTATTAAGTTTTTTACATAAGCCATTACAGTAGTTTAGTTTACTTAATCTTACTGTGGCTCCTTCCAAATCTCCAAATTCTACAGAATATTTTATTATATTAATTGCCATCCATAGTACATCTCTATTAAATGTCAATTCACTTAATTGGTCGTTTTCACATCTTAGATTAATAGAGAGTAATTTTTCTGCCAACAAAATATAACAATGCATTAAATAGAATATAGAGAAATGGTTTTGACAAGCTACTGAAATAGTTGTATTTAGTGGATTTCTTTCTAATATTTCTTCAATGCTTACTTCCGTAGTTACAGTATCTTTATATTTATAGAATTTTTCATTATCGACATAGTACACGGTATCATAAGTATAAATCATTCCTCCATCTTCTAATGCCTGATCGAATCACTCTTTAGTAGGAAGAACTATGTGATGTATATCATACCAACCATCCTCTTTTATTTCAAATATATTAGATAAATCTATGTCTGATATAAATACTCTCAGTATTTTAGTTTCATTAACTAAATTAAGTCTAACAACATCTACACTCTTAACTTCTGACATTTTAAACTTTTGAAATACTGGAGTAGAGGAATCTTCTGGAAGGAAATCAGTTGTAGCGTCACTTATTTTAATAGCACAACTTTTTTCTCCTCCCAGTTTACAAATATTTAATTTTACTTCCATATTAATATTTTACTTTATCATTGTAAGGATTCCCGTCATACATCTGAGCCTCTTCTACTTCTACTTTTTGTTTGTTAGTTTCAGCCACAGAGTCTTTGTAGGCTTTATCTGTTCTAGCTTTATACCAGTTAATTTCAGTTTCTGACTTCAGTCTATCTTGCTCTAATTTGATTTTAGCCTCATTAAGAGTTTCTAATCTTCCACTTAATGATTTGTTCTCCGACATTAATTGTTGTAGCTGTTGCTGAGACTGTTCTAACTGTTGTTGTATTTGACCTACTTGATTTGCTTCTTGTCGTTTTCTCTTTAAAGAGCTTCCAATATTGTTTCTTAATTCAGTCATGCTTTTAACAGTAAGCGCTTCTATTAAGTCTTCTGGATCAAGAGCTTGGGCTTTAATTAGTTCTGGAACTATCTGTTTTATAGTCTCCATGTCCCTAACTATGTTAGAGCTAGGTTCGATATTAATATCGTAATCAGTTACAGTGAAATACTCTGGAAGAGCTGTAAATACTTTTACTCCTTTATCTCCTAAAATTAGAGTTCCTTTTAATCCCTTTTTTCATACTTTTTTAGCTACATTCAAACAATCTACCAGTAATTCTGTAGTCAGTAAATCCATTTGATGGGTAAACTGCTTAGTAATAGTAAAGGAGTTCTGTATTCCAACCTTTACATTAGTTACAGCATCCTTTTGCTGTATTCCATTTAGCCTTTCTCTAAACACTCCAGTTATAGATGAGCAAGTGTTTTCTATTCTATCTATAGCCAACTCAATAGCTTCTATAGTTTGAGCCTTCACAGTATCATCAAATCCAGTGAAAGCAGTATTATTATTAAAAGCTATACCATCTTGTGATGTGTCGATTAATGCTACTCCAGCTTTCTTCTTGTACTCGAGCCATTTCTGAACTCTTTCTGGAAGTTTAGTTCCCAAAAATTTAGGAAGCATAGACACATCCAGCCAATCACCAACTGTACCACTTGAAGCTAATAGTGAATCTCTATAAAAATGTAGTACATCATATTTATCTTGAAGATTGGCACAAGCTAATACTAGTGAGTATGGTTCAGAACTTCTTGTAGAGAAATATATTCCACTAGTTGATAGTGTACAGAAAGTAGGATTATCTTGGCTTCTTACCACCTCAACAGGCTCTTTTTGTGTAATATATAGAGTATTCCCAATCTTCACTTGTTCATATCTTTGCATTTTAAAATCAGAATCAGTTTCAACCCATTCTACTGTATATACTGGAATTAATCTGTTAGTTACTACTCCATATTCCTCATTTGGAAGCCCCGGAGTCAACTCCCTTCCAGCTTCTAAACCATCTGAAGCTGGAAATCCAGTACATTGATTATTATAGCTTCTGACATATATAGATGAACTATCTGTTACCGTTTCATACATATTTTCCAAATCCTCAACATCTTCGTCAGACAAATGTTTTCCATAGGCATTAAGAATTTGAGCTTTAGTCATCCACTCTCTAATTACAGCTCTATAAGAGAGCTTAATATAGTTAGAACTAAAGTTTTTATCTATAAATGTATTTAGCGGATCCAAAATTTTTATCTCAATATTATTTCCTGATTTAGATGGTACTACTCTGTAAAACGCATAACCAGTAATTAATAAATCCAAAAGCAAAATTCTTAACTTTTCAATCAAATCTGTGTCTCTTGAATTTAAAATATATTGAATAACATTTTGTGCAGCTATTTCATACTCAGAAATAAAGTTCTGGTCTATATCTTCTATAATCTGATTTATTTGCCCTTCTACCGCCTTATCAGTAATATTTCTATTATTTAAGAAGGTAAGAATGGAGTTATTCAGATGATTTTTAAGATACGTATATACATCTTTAACTATTTTAAGATGTTTATCTCGTTCTATATTACTAATTGTTTTAGAATCCTTGCAAGTTATTTTAGGAATAATTGGAGTTTCTAAAAACTCTCCCACAATAGCGTCTACATGTTTTCTGATTAATGGAATAAACTCAAGAGAAGTTGGATTTCCTATTCCAAAGTTTGATTCTAAATATCGAAATTGCTCAGGATCTCTAACTCCGTTATAGTAATTATAGGCTTTCTTTAATGTATATTTTGGGAAAACTAACTCATTAATAGCTTTATTTGTGAAGTCTATTAATTCTTCTTCAGTTTTTTTCTTAGCCATTAGTTACACGCTTTGTATCCGAGACTGTAAGTTGTGTAATGCAAATGCCTTAGTCTTAATTCGTCTTTAATGCATTTTAAAAAATCTTCTACAGTCCCTTCCTTATTAATTGTAATAGGTTTATCTACGTTATTCATCCCTAGTTCTAGGTGATACCCTATAACCTCATCTCCGTCTTTTAATTCCTTAACCTTTAGCTTAGCTGTATATCTAGCACAGTATACCTCTTTAATTATATCGAGGATTGCTTGTTCTAAGTCTGCCATCGTCATATTCAGGGTATAAGTTATAATTAGGTATTTGAGAAACTTGCTTCGGGATGATTCCATACCTAACAATTCCTCTTTCATCTTTATACCAACCAAAATCTTCTCATTCATCTTCATAGATAGTTTCTCGTTGAGGCACAACTCCAGCCATCTCTTCATCGCCCAATTCGCACATACCCATAGCTGCCACAATATCAAACTTTTTCTTATTTTCATAAGAATATTTAATTAATTCTTGTAACATTTCTTCAAATCAAATTTCTGAAGCATAGTCACTGATATAAGCTGCTATCAAGTCTAATTGATGTCTAATAATTGCTTCTGTAGCTGGGGCTCCAAACTCTTTAGATCTTCCTCTCTGAGTGTCAGCTAAAGTAGCTCTAGGTCTCCTCATTAAGTACATACTATCATTTTTCCTATCTCTTAGGTAAGTTATAAAGCTAACTTTAGATTTTTCAAGTACAGCTTTACAATTATAGTATTGCAATAATCTAAGTGCAATTTTAAATGCCTCACGTATATCCTTTGGTCTATCTTTATATATTGCAACATATTTTGGAGAATCCATTCCCCTTACTCTTTTCTTGATTACTATACAAAAGTTGGACCCATTCTTAGTACCTTCTGAAGTTTCGTCTTGTCCTAAGTCGATACTATCTATACCAGCTACATATAAATTTTTATATACACTATTTCCCTCATCTTTCTGAGGATGTTCTAATATAAGAATTTTTCCTTTAGGGTCTTTTAACCATTTAAAGCCCTTGATATTTTCCTCTCTATGTTCTCTTCCTCCGAAATCATATTCCAGAAATCCTCTCTCAGGTCTTGGTCCGACTTTATGAAGTATGATATTGCTAAGTTGTTCTTGTAGTGCTACAATATCGAAATCATTTTCTCCTTCTAGAGCTAATGCATCGTCTGGAGTAAAACAAAATTCTGCACAGTCAATTCTATATGTATCAGCCTTTCCAGATAGTAGAAGTTTGTTTCTTTGCTCTTCATAGAATGCTTTTGCTTTCTTAGAATCAGTTACTCCTCTTTTATCTACATATCCATCTTTATTCACAAAGGTAAATGCTGGAATAAAGTAAGCAGTTAAAACCTGTTCTCCAGTTTTAGTATAGCTATGTCTATATGGCAACACTCCGAATCCTTCTGGATTATTAAATATTTCACTTAATCCTGCCAAGGCTGGTCCAGAGTCTCCTCCTGTACCCCATACTAATCTAGTTCCAAACTTTCGTCCAGAAATTTCAACCAAAGCCTTGCTTTGTAGATAAGTTTTAATAAGAACTGGATTAGAACCAGCTTCTTCAAAAAACAATCTATCGGCACGGTCTCCACGAAGTTTTCTGGGAATATCAGCTGCTATACCAAGAATCTCAGACATAAATCCAGATTCTTCACGCTGCTTATTTAACTTAGAAGCTCTTTTATGGTAGTCGGAATTATACTTTTGTCTAACATGACGCATACCACCTTCTGAGTCAGCATTAAGAAACTCCAATTGTTCCCAACATTTTCTTAATACAGCAGATAGGAAATCATCACTATATGCAGAATACAGTACATGTGATTCCTCTACAGTCGAAAATAATCTAACTCCTAAAGATGCAGCAATCTCACTGAATCCAACTCCACGAGCTTTCAATGCACATACATCATGACCTGTTTTTTCACATATTTCTATATAATGAAAATATTCATACTGTTTAGCATAAAAGGTAGGAAAATTAGAACGTCTACCACCACCAGCTACCTTAACAGTTGAAATATCCTTTAATCTATAGAAATTTAAAAAGAAATAGTTATCTCCAGTAATTCTATATCCATGAGATATGTATCCTTCATTACATCTTCTATATTGCTCCTTCCAGAAATCTAAATACTTTTTGGAACCCTTTGGATAAGAACAATATACTCCAGTATCTTGTTTTATTTTTCTTGTTTCTGTAAATCAATCAGGATTAAAATCTAATCCTTGAACTTCATTTATTGGTCTATATCCAGAAATTTCGTAACTTAAATTAGAATCAAAAAATTTAATTTCTTCACTAAGGGGTATATCCCAATAATAAAAATCCTGTGTGCTATTGTCAGAAACACGATTCTCGGTACGAGCTGCCTGTAATCCACCAGCTACTTCTGGATCTACATGTACTGGAGCATCGTATATAGTGTTGTCTAATAAATCCTTTTCTCCAGAATCTATTATCTTGCTTATTTCTTCAACAGCTTTATCTATTACAGGATCTTGAACTTTTTTCTTACGTCCTCTAGGCATGATTAATCAAATGCTCCAAGTTCTGCGTCCCCTCTAATGGATGAGTTAACAGCTTGAATTTCTTTCTTATACATAATCTCTAGATTCTTAAGTTCGTCTACAACCTTTGATGCATTTTGCATCTCCGTTATAACATCTTTAGTTTTATATATAGGTTTTTGAGTTACTGGATCTCTTTCACTTAAATCTAAATCATTAAAATAGTCAGTAATTTTATCCACCACTCCTTGAGCAGCTTTAATAAATTTTAATGTTTTAGATGATTCTTGTAACTCTCTATATTTCCTACAAGCAGCTCTAAATGTAGGATCAGCTCACTCTTCTTCAGTAATACTAGCATCTAATAAACATTCTTGATGTCGTTCCTGTTCATCAAATTGTGAATATGGACTCATTCAATCTAACATAAGGAATATATATTTAAATTCTCTAAAAGCTCTTAGTCTTCTAGTTCCAGTTGGATCTTCCTTACATTTATTTCTACCTTTTTCTCATAATCCCTCAAATTCTTTAATTAATAATATTTCTGGTTCATTTAATTCCAATTCTCCAGAAGCATTATTATACACAAATATTTTCATATTAATCCATTTATTTAAAATTATACTATTTTAATCTAGGGATTCCTGAAGGTTTTAAGGTAACAAGATTATTCATTCCAGCTACAAAATCGGTATCAGTAGCTCTTTTTCCAGCAGCCTTCAATGCTGTTAATAGTTTTGTATTTTGAGAAGCAGTTCCTGTATACTCTACATCTCCAAAAATCTTTTGGAACAACTGCTTTCTTCCTTCAAAGCTAGCATCCTTGGAATCAAAACCATTTAACATCATCCATCCGTATAAAGTAGATTGATCTAGTTTAGGTTTTTTAGGCTTGTCTATTTTGGGAGCAGTAACAGTTATTCCTTCTAATTCTTTTGGAGGAGGCTGGTTTTCAGTTCTTCCCCACAAAGCTACAGGGTCAGATGTTCCAACATGAGCTATCGGTCTAGGAGAAGACTTTTTTTTTACAGTAGTTTTTGTCCCTTCTTGTGCAAATATAATCCCTCCTTGAAGATGTTTTTTAATTGCTTCAGCAGCTTTCTTGCTCTGTTCTTTTGTGGGAACTTTAACATTTTTCTTAGGACTCCATCCATCTTCATGATGCCCGGAGTTTCTGTTTAATTCTTGCAAACGTCTGTGTTCTGAACTACCTTCTTTAATTTTGCCTTTTTTATACTTGTCTATAAGTCCAGCATGTTCGCTTTCGTTATATTTTCCTCCCTCTTGCATTTTTTTCTTTTTGGCTTTCCCTCCACATTTTTTAGATTCTATTTCCCCTTTAATAGAATCTATAAGGGAACCTTTTTTCATTTGAACGGTAGATTTCTTTTTACATCTTGAACAAGGTTTTCCTCCAGCCATAAAGCGCTCTACTTCATAACCTTCAGGACATCCCCCATTAAGTCTAGTAATGTAATCCAATTTACTTCCAGCCTTTGCAGATTTGATAGAAGTATTTTCTAATTGTTGTGCCATAGTAGGTCAAATTTCTTTATTAAAATGATTTGCTAATTCATCTAATTTATCTTTCCCTAATCTTTTAATTTCTAAATCCAATTGATCAGGTTCATTAACTTTTAATATCTCAGATAATCAGGAAATGAACCCTTGTTCTTTTAAATGGTTCATACGTCTATAAATACGAAAAGGAGACTACTTGTGGTAATCTCCTATATAATTTATAATTACTTATTTTCTACTTTCAAAAGATCTTTAGTATTCCAAACTGCTTCTTGGAACTCTCCATTTGTAGTAAACCATCTACATCTAATACCTCTAAAATATTCTACAGTATTTTTACCGTCTACGGGATTATCTAATTTAAAGGTTCTAGTTTCCTTTTTCACTACAATCATTACTGGCTTATTAGGAATATCTTGTTTTAGAGTTACAAGATCTCCAGGTTGAAAAAATACTTTTTCTATCATAACTTATTACTGTTTAAGTGAAGAAAATCTTTCAGTAAGTTCTTCATTAATTATTACTAAAACATTATTTTGACTAACTACCCATAGAGCTTGTCCTAAAAATGGAGTTGGTCGTTGAGTTCCATTTATAAAGATAATATCGTCTCCTGGTTTTACATATTTAACTTCAGGACCAACAGCTATTACTTCAGCATAACCTACAGCCATTCTAGCGGTCTCTTTCTCTCCAGTTTCGTGGGAGATATAGGTTCCATCATAAACTGGAATAATTAATCCAGACTCTGTAGTTTTTACTTGATCCCAAGGATTTTTGTTATACATTCTAACTAAAATGTTTCCATTAGTAGGGAGAATTTCTAAATTAGTAGCTTTCTCTTTTACTTGCTTAGAATGTTCCAATTCTTTATCTATATTTTTACTAAAAGAATTAGCTGCATCCTTAGTAGCTTCGTTAAAAGTTCTAACAGCAGAAGCTTTTTCTTCTGCACTAAGTCTCTCAGTTCCAATCATGCTAACAGCATTTCCTCCCATTACTAAATCCATTCTTCCGTTGTTTAACATAGTCATTTAAATTTTTAAAATTACCATAAATCATTAGGGCAATGCTCTTCATAAACCCTAGTTTTTGCATCTAATAAACATCCGCATACTCCACACCATGCTCCATCTTTGTCTTTACATTTGTTACAGGTTTTCATTCTTCTATTCCTCATAGCTTCATTTCTACCTGTAAATTTGTGCCAAAATCCGATAATTATGTGTTTTATTTTAATTATAAAGCTTCCCATTTTCCTACTGGACATTTTTCAAATTCTAATTTTGCTTTTAGCTTTATTTTGCACCCACAGCCTCTTATATAACCATCTAAAGGATTAGTAGAAACATCTCCAGTTTGTGGATTTAAATACAAACTATTGCTACATATTCCTCCGTTGCTGGGAGAGTAAATAGGACAGTTTTCACATATTCGTATTCTGGACTCCTTTAAAGTTTTATTAACTCCTTTCTCCATACTACTTTATGTTTATAATTACGGTTGTGGCAATTCTATAAATTACTTGATAACATCAATGCGGATTATTCGGCATATGGTTTGTTCTATTAATGCATTTATTGCCACATATGTAATTATGTTAAAATTCTATTCTTTTTCTCTTGGCTGCTCTCTCTTCCTGTATAATTTCTTTTCTATATTGAGCTAACATTCTCTCTACATCATTTTTTAAATATTCCACTTCATGAGTAGAGACGTTTCCATTATGATCAAAATATACAAGAATTAACTTTTTTATTTTAAATTGAGGGTTGTTTTTTTCAATCATCCAAGCGTATGTACTCAATTGTAAAGTATAATGCATGAAGTTACAATCCATCAAATTGTTAAGGGGGAACTTCATCATAGAATACTTTTTGATAGCTGGATCATATCCAGATTTCATTTTTAATTCCTTATTAGTGTTATGAGTAACAATCATTGATTCTCCAAATAGGAAAGTATGAGATGGACTATCCACCTCTAAACACTGTGTAGCTATTGTATCAACTCTCTCTACAGAAACAATATTTCTAAATGAATGTTTGTCTATCAATGGAAAATTAATATCCTGATTTCTTACTAGGAATGGATTTAATCCATTAGTCGAGAAACATACATCCCATCCTTTAAATATCTTTCCGTTACACCTTTTATCAACTTCAAATAAAGTAGCTTTAATGCCCAACGTACTAACTAATTTAATTAAATCCCTAGCTTGCCACTCCTGAGTCGTTCCCATAACAAATCTTTTTCTACCCTCATGGTAGTAGCCATCCGTATCCATTAAACCTCTTAGTAAGTCAAGCCTTTGTTGGAATGATGCTCTCATATATAAGTCAGGAATAAATTTGTTATTTAATAGTTCTAGATGATTTAGTTCTTTTCTGATACCATATACGGTTCTCATCTCTGCATGGGCTTCATCAGATAGATTATCACCGTATGTATATCCCCTATTTGATATTTCTTCCCACACTTTCGGATTTATATTGGTTAAAATACCACAAGATTTAGAACCGTCTCCCAACCAACATCCTAATACATAGGGGTCAATCGGCAAATCAATTTCTGGCAGATTTAGAGGTTTACTGTTAAGTATCTTAGGGATATTATAAGAAGTTCTAGGTTTCTCTATAAGCCACTTAGCAATTTCTTCTGTAGTCATAATTCTATCACTAAAGGTCTTATCTGGTCTTCTGAATGAAATTAACCATCTATGCTCGTGGTCTGCAACTATAGATTCCCCATTGTCAAATGTAATTTTATAACATGGATTATAATGTATATCTGACTTATGGATAACTTTTGTGATGTTACCATCCCTATCAAATATTTCATCACCTTCTTTAATATCACCTATAGTAGTCCATCCTGTTTTAGTAGGAATTACTGTATCTAAAGGTAATCCTTTATAGTCGATAATATAAATATCATTTCCGTCCTTGACTAATAAGTCTATTTGTCCTGCTAATCTTATATGTCCGTCTTCTGATTCTCTAGAAATCAAATATTCAGGATACACTGCAGACTCTAAATCAAGTGGGGTATAATTTGGTTTGCAAGTAAATTTTCCCCCTAGTCCATAGGATTTTAGAGAATAGCTTGGAGCACCTGTATAGAACTTTCTCTCCATAGCTGCATGAATCTTGGTTCCTCTTTCGCAAGATTCTCTATTAGTCTTAGCCCATTCGTCTAAAATGTCCTGCTGCGTAGAATTAAAAGTGACTTTATCAATATCATATAATTCTAATATTGAATCGTCCCACTTTTTAGATTTTAATAATCTAGGTTTTTCCATTGCTGCAAATTTTTGAGAACCTATTAACCTCTCTAATGCCTTATATTTGCTCCAAAAATCTTGGTCAAAAGGTTGTTCAAATCTACCTATCAAGGTAGTTACAGAAATATATTTTTGACCTTCGTCATTCCAATATTGATGAAATTCATCATTATAATTTACATTACCATTTCTCTTGTCAACTTGCATATTAGTCTTCTATTTGCTTTTTAAACTGATTATAATCTAGCAAAATAGCTAATCTTTGGATACGTGGAGAAAATGCTTTCATATAGTATCCCAAACTGTATTGAGGTTTAGTTTTATATAAAACTACTATCATGCCTACTGGTTCCGAAACTCCTTCTATGGGGTAGAATGCTACAGCAGAAGCATCACATAGTTTAATTTTTCTATATAATTTAGGAAAATAATCATGTAATTCTTCTAAACTATCCGCTCTTAAATATTTTAAATTATGTATTTTAGAGAACTCTTCTCCATAATTAACATAACTTAGCTCTTTGAACTCTTCCTCATAAACATCCTCATCATCTCTCACTTTCTCAGTTAAGTATGTTATATATTTATACGAAAATCCTTGAGAGCTGTGATTACTATTGTGATAACTTAGTAATATTATGTTTGATGCATCAGGATCACTCATAAGCATATATTGTATCTGAGTATTAATTATTGGAGTCACACGTTCCGTGTAACGCTCTGCTTCCATCTTCTCCAGTCTCTCTCTTTCAATCAATCTCTCCACTACATTCATATTAGATATATTAACATTAAATATAACTAAAATCAACAAAATAAGAAAAGTTCTACTTTCCCTATTCATTTGTAGAAAAAACTGAAGCCCTTTTTTAAATCAATCTGTCAACATATTCACGCTATTATTTTTAAATGTATAACAATCAAACAACTTTATTTTTGGTTATTAACATTATTCCATATTTTCGCGTCTAAGTAATTTTCATTTGTTCAAGTACAAAATTAATAATAAATTGCAGCCTAAAAAAATAAAAACCTATAAATAAACATAAATGTAAATATGGCTGAAAGAAAATTAATTAATGGGAAGAAAGACCTTAGGGTAAAGGATATAGATGGAGTGAAACATAAATATTGTCCCAGATGTGGCATATAAACCAATGACTGTAGAGTTTTTTAGTAAAAATAAAAACTTATCTACTGGATTTGATTCGTATTGTAAGGATTGTAGGAAATCTTTAAAAAATCACTATGCCAGATATCAGGAATTTAATAATAAAGGGGAGTTATACTGTTTAAAATGTAAATCTTATAAAAGTATAGACAATTTTTTGGATACTCCAAATTGCAACATAAAAAGAAAAAACAAAGATGTATATTGTGAAAGTTGTAGAAAAGAGACAGATGATCCCTTAATATCTCATATTAATAAAATCTTGTATGAATGTAAATATACTAAAGAAAAATATAAAAAAGATTATAATGTAAATTTAACTACAGATGAAATAATATCTTTATATCATGCCCAAAATCATAAATGTGCTTTAACTGGAGTAGAACTAACTTTTATAAAAGGAGGGAGCTCTACTAATTTATCAATAGATAGAATAAATCCTGGCGAAGATTATGTAATATCTAATATTAGATTAGTTTGTAATACTATAAATTATATGAGAAGTAATATGACCGATGATGAATTTTTAAATTGGTGTAAATTAGTTGTTGATTACAATAATTAATTGTACTTTTGCATAGTAAAAAATAAAAGATAAAATTATTTAGTTATGAATTTAAACGAACAGTTATTCAAATTAGTCAAAGACAAATTCCGTGAGGAAATACAAAAACTACCAGCCAGTAGTATTTCCTATCTAAAAAATGGTGGAAAAACAGTCAGATTATCTAAAAAAGGAGGTAAAAATAAGATTCATATAAAAAAAGAAAATAGAGGCAAGTTTACTGATTATTGTGGTGGTAATGTAACTTCTGAATGTATTGCGAAGGGTAAAAACAGTCCCAATCCTGCAATTAGAAAACGTGCAACATTTGCAGCTAATGCTAGGAAGTGGAATCATTAATTTATGAATATTATTGTTAATAGTCAGCCTTTAGATGCTATCAAGGATAATTTTTTACCACCAACTTCGAGTAGTAGATCTAAAGCATCTCTGTCTCCAAAAAAATCTAGAATAGTTAAAAACTCAGAAGTTTTAAATAATACTAAGAGAGATATGAGAAGAAAATTGGTGAAAGGAACTAGTTGACCTAGTATTAAAAAGCGTATAGTTAAAAAACAGCAAGGAGGTACATTAGATAATGAATTTTTAGATTATACCAATGTAGAAACTCCAGAAGTATCGTTGTCTGAATTAACATTTGACACTTCTGATTTTAATCCTTACAGTTATATTAGTACTGAACCATTTAAAGATGAAACTCCAGATAAAATTTCTGAAGACACTTCCAAACAAGAGCAAGTTAAGCCAGTCGCTAAGAAAGAAAAATCTGTAGTAAGAACTAATATCACTTCATTTGATTTTGATCCGAAATTAGGATTGATGGGAGAGTTTGTTAAGATAGCTACAGAAGAAGGTATTCCATTTAGGGTAACTAGTGGATATAGACCTGGAGCATCAACTTCAAACGGCTCTCCAAGTTGACACAGCAAAGGGTTAGCCTTAGACATAGTTCCTAAACATGGAGTAAGTTGGGAGGCTTTTCAAAATCACTTTAAAAATTCTCCTAGAACTCTAAAATGAATTAGGGATAATAAGTTTGGAATATTGGATGAAACTACTCCAGAAATGTTAGCCAAAACTGGAGGAACAGGAGCACACTGACATATCGGAAAGGATAAGATTGCAATAGATTCATTTGGTAAAATGTTCCCACTAAGTAGAAAAGGAGGAATATTAAAAGCTCAGTGAGGAAATAAGATTTATGGATCTTATGTAACTAAGCCAGGAGAGCAACTTTCAGATATATCTAATAAATTAGAAGTTCCAAAAGATAGTCTGCTATTATATAATAATATGCCTAGGTATAAAGGATTTGATGGATACACTCTAGATATGGGACAAGAGATATTATGGAGAAAAGACCCATCCTCTGAATTAGAAAAACTTAATAGTTTATCTAGATTTCCAGCCGAATTTCTAAGACCTGAAACAATAGAAAAAACTATAGAAAGTAATATAGAAAATCCAAAAAGTCCTGACTATCTTCAAACGGCATTAAATTTTATAGTTGGAACCAAAGAGCATCATGGGTGGGAAGGATTCTTTGAAAAGCCTACACTAGAATATGGATCTGGAAGAGGTATAAAAACTTTAGGACATGGTTTTACCGATTCTGAAACATTAGCAAAGCATAATGATGGAATAACTTGAGAAGAATCTGAACGAATGGTGTTTGATCTAATTAGAAATAAAATTGTCCCTGATTTAGCTCAAAATGAATGATGGGAAGAATTAAATCCAAATTTGAAAGCAGCTCTAATTGATGCTCACTTCAATTTAGGAAAGGCTAGATTTTATAAAAGTAAAAAACTACTTAATCATTTAAAAAATAGAGCTGATTTAAAACTCATAATAGCAGAAATGAATTGGAATATGAATGCTAACAATGGATTAGGAGATAGATCGGGAGCAAGAAGAGCTTTAGCTGCTGGTCAATATGATTTTAATTATATTCCATATTCTGGAAAATATAAACAATGGAAATATTAAAAATAATATGAAAGTACATACTATAAATAAAACCATTGTAATTCAAAATAATATATTGCCGTTCAAAGGATTTTCTGCAATGAATTTATTTGGAATTATATTTACACGCAATATTTCCCTTTTAAATGGTTATGTTTTGAATCACGAGTCAATACATACTAAGCAAATTTTAGAATGTGGTATTGTATTCTTTTATTAGAATGACTTATTAAATTAATATTTTATGGAAAATACTCATACTACAATATCTCGTTCGAAAGAGAAGCATATATGCATGAACGCAATTTACAATATCTAGATAACAGAAAACATTACAGTTGAATATCTTTAATATTTAAATAATATGTCATTTAAAGATTTTGTTTGAGACACTGTGTCAGAAGGTAAAAATCCTTCTAGCAAAAGAGTGGCTGGATGTCTAGGATGATTAATATGTCTATTAGCTTCTACTGTAGCCATATTTTATGCAATTCCAAGTCCTAATATAATTGAGATGCTATTTTGATCTAGCTGTGCACTGTTAGGTATTGATTCAGTTGCAGGAGCTTTTAAACGTAATCCATTTAGAAAAGATGCCAAAGGTGAAATACGGAACGAAGGAGTATAAAAATGCTTATAATGAAAGAAGTCTAGCTAACTACAATCCTGATACGGAAACATATGATCTAGCTAGACCTCTTCCAAATATTACTGTTACTCCTAAGGATAATTTAGATTTAGGGCAAGTAGTTAGAAACGGCACAGCAAAAATAGGGAGACCTCTTGGTCTGGCTATAACTGAATTAGCAGCTTTACATCCTGTTATGGGACTAGCTAAAGCTGGAATAGATGCTAAATTCTCCATTAGTCAGAAGGATAAAATACTCAATAGCTTAGCAGCACTTCCCGTTCCAATAATTAGGAATCTTACAAAGGCTAGAAAAGTTATAAATCCTGTGACTAAAGCTGTGAAGAAAGTAGAACCAGGGGTTACTAGAATCTCTCTAAATACTCCTAACAAAGAATTAGGACATATAGATTTAAGTGATTCATTTGAAAAAACTGCTGGATTTAGTACTGTATATCCAGAGTATATAAAAGTTAATGAGAAAGGCAAAGGACTGTCTAAGGCTTTGTATGCAGCTGGAATAAAAGATATGAAGAAACCTATAATAAGTGGAGAGGTGTTGTTGCAGCCTGAAAAAACTGTTAGAACATATAAACATTTTGACGGACCTACACTGCCACCTCTTATTGTTGAGGAAGGGTACAACTATCCAAGAAAGATAATGATCAAGCCAAAAAATCCTAATTTATATGAAGATACTATAAGAGAGTATCAAAATAAATCTGCTAGATATACAGATAATTTATCAGAATTGTGAAAGTTAATAAACAAAAAAGGCGGCAGGTAAATAATTACCCGTCGCCTTTTTATATTTCATTAATATTAGTAGTTTTTGTGTCATACATAATTTTGTCGTGACTACAAGGTACTAATGGATTTGTTAATGGACTTGGTGTCCAATTTATTGTAGGAGTTTCTACTATTTTATCCATTAAATCAAGTAAGGTATCTAGATCTGCATCTGGAAGTGCTTTTCTAAAATTCTTAATAGTTTCTTTATAATTAATCATTTTCAAGTTTTATATAAATTCCACAATGACATGTAGATCCAACAGGTTGCTGTTTAAACTCTTTGCAGAAGCATATAGTGTCATCTGTATGCTCTAATCTACATGGGCAATATCTCTTTCCGTAAAGCTCTTTATTTCTTCTCAGTCCAGCTTTTACTAAATCTAAGAGTTCTTTATTTTCTGTTACTGATACTTTCATTATATTTCCCTAAGTTCTAACATTCTAAATACTCTTTTACATTCTAGTTCACTGTTTCCCATTATACTAAGAACTTCCTGTCTTGGAGCGTCTTCAAGATTTACATCTCCTTCTAAATTGTCGAGTAAGTATTTCTCTACTGTAAGAGATACCTTATCGTCTTCAAGATGTACAATCTTTATTCTCATGGGAAAGTTCTCTCCATTCCACCTATTCACGTCCATCTTCAGTAAATTCTTGTTGATACTGCTCTAGCAGATCTGGCAAATTAGAATCTATTCCACATCTTTCAAGCAGAGACTTCATTTCTTTAAAATTTTTCTCTGCAGCTAATTTTACCAGTTCCATTAATGTAAATAGAACATCGGCTGGATTTTTAGAGCTGTCTTTAATTAAGTTCATAACACGAATATGCTCAGCTTCTATTTTATCTTCTAGAGCTTCTAAAATAAGATCTTCGTCTAGCTCTTTTATATTTCCTACTGAATCATTAACACCTTCCTCAACTCCTTCAGACATATCCATATCTTCTAACTTCTCGTCCAGTCTATTGATCATAGCTGCCAAAGCAGCTTTCAGTTTACTTAATTCCTCTTTTACAGAATTATTTAAAGTTCCAATTGTCAACTCTTGCTCTCTTACTTGGGCTTTTAATTGTCCTCTAACTATTTCAGATTTTTCAAGTTTTTCTTCTAGTTGATCTACTTTATTCTTAAGCCAGAAATTCTCTCTTTCGATTTTTGTTAACATTGCACACATATTAATTCATTTTAAAGTTAAAAATTGAGGGCGCAGAGAGATTCGAACTCTCGACCTAATGGTTAACAGCCATTTGCTCTACCGCTGAGCTATACACCCAAGTAAATTACCCAATCCCATTAATGGAATTACACCCTAACCATTGGTATAATTCCTGTTGGAGTATAATATGCAGGTTTATTAAGTGTCTGCACTATCCAACTTCCAGCTTTCTTTACAATTTTTACTATTGTTTCCATAACTGTAAGGATTAAGTTAATAAATATGTTCATCTAAGTAGTGGAGATAGAGGGAGTCGAACCCTCGTCCTAATACCGGAATATAATACGGTTTACATGTTTTAAAAGATTTGGATTGTGTTTAAATCGAGGGATTTTTTGTTTGTAACTATTCTGTTCCTAAGTTAGTTACCAACTCGCCTCTATCTACTAAGCAGCGATAGAGAAAGAAGTATTAGTTCTTTCTGCATTTATTGTTTTGAAATAGTTTAAAGAGTTGTTTCAGCTCTACATGCCATATTACTTCTCACATACTAGTCAAAAGCCTGGTATCCCCAAATATCTTATTTAAAATAATTCCAACTCTTTAGCAATTTTATAAATTGCTCCAATGTTAATCAAGATGTTTAATGCTCCAAAAACCATATAAAAAGGAATTGTACTATTTAATGCACAAGCTCCAGTAATTATTGAAGTCATTAACCACAAGAACAATAACAGAATTTTTACAAATTGTTTCATAGTAATTGTTATTAAATGAGTGCTTCATGCAGGATTCGAACCCGCGTATCAACATTTTAGAGATGTTCGTCTAGCCACTCGACCAATGAAGCATTTGGGAGAATTAACTCCCGAACGAAACTAAGTTTAGTTTCTTAAATAAAGAACCGTCGTCAACAACTGCTATGGCAGTAGTTTTGTTGTTTAAATCAGGCTCTCTGAATATTGAGAAGTCCTTGCCAAGTAGGGATAATTTTTCTTTCTCATGTTCTATATCTGCTGATAAATATATTAAATACTCATTATTTCAATCCTTATGCTCTAGCATATATTGAGCAACTGCATGTCCGCCTTGAACACATCCATAAATTGGATTTAAACTTTTATCTATCAGCACGTAAAGTCTTTTCATTTTCAACCAAACTTGTTACCTTATTTGCAAAATATATTTTATAATTGCCCCATGAGGTATTGCCATATCCATTCCAACCCTGATCTCCTTTATATTGTGACAATACTGAATCTATATAGTCTTTCGTATCAACATTATGTTTAACTATATACCATGCGGTATTCAATGCAAATAAATTACAACGATTGAAATAAACTTCTGAATTAGCTTGATTTCTAATTTGATAGTTTGCTGACTTTCTATTGGCTTTAGCCTTAATTTGTTTTTCTTCTAATTGTTTAATAGCTTCTAATAAAGTTTCCATAATAATTAATTTTTATAAATTTTAAAAAGTAGTATCTCATAATTTTCTGAATTAATACTTATTATGGAGAAGCTCTTCCGAAATTAATCTACAAATGTTTCATAGTTTATAAATTTAAAATTAGAAAATAGATCCAAGTGTCGGATTCGAACCGACGTCTCAAGATTACAAATCTAGCATTCTAGCCTCTGAACTAACCTGGAGTTTAGCACGGAAGTCAGGGGTCGAACCCGAATAATCCCTTTTGGAAGGGGACCAACGCTTTTGAAGAGCGTTTCTGTTTGCCGTACAGATAAGCTTCCGTAGAAATTAATTTTTATAGTTGAATTTCTTTATCATCAACCTCTTCAGGGATTCCTTTTAATTTAAAGTTATTTTTAAAAGATTGAACTTTAGTAATCCCTATACTTGATTTATACTGTTCTGTTATCTCAGAAGGTATAATATAAATGTCTTCAGTTTCTATGTCTACCCCAATAAAATAATCCCTTCTCAGTAATTAGACTTCCTAAATAACCTTTTGATATACTATCCATTATAACTTTTGAATACTCAATAATACTTTTGAACTATAGTTATCTGGAATATTTAATTCATTCCAAATGTTATCTTCTGACAACTTATCTGTAGCTAATTTAATTATTTTGGAAAATTTCTTTGGATAAACTTTCATTCCATCAATAATTTCTAGTTGATATACTATAAAATATGTATTTTCTTTCATGTCTTAGTTTTATTAATTTAGATTACAAAATTACTACTTTATTTTCTAACTTCCAAATGAATCCGGATAATTTTTATTAAATTGCAACTGGAACCATTTAAAGGAAGAATCCAACTTTAAACTAACTCGGAGTTCTCTTTTAAATGGTCTAATACTAAATTCGCAAATATAATATCTTCTGGAGTTGATTCAGAAAATGAGGGAGAAATATAATAACTCTTTTGAGTAAAATTTATATTAAAAAAATAATTCTCAGTAATTACTCCTGGAACTAAAATATCAACCTTATCGAATCCTAAATTGTTAATTAGCTTATTTGCCAGATTTAATGGTAGTATTAATTTCATTTTGAAGCTTCTTTTTAAATTCAGAAATTTGTTTATTAATCTCTATATTATTTTTATATATTTCCAATTTCAATTCCTCTAATTTCTGTTTGGCTCTTTTGAATCCTTTCATTTCAGACTATTTATAGTTACAGTTTTACACTTTCCATTTTTACATAATCTACATATATAATATCCAGAATTAGATAATTGAATTTTTAACAATCTGCCAGTTTTCTTATTTCTAATATCTCCTGAGTCGTTTATTTCATAGTTTTCTCAGTTCTCAATCGTATTTCAATTATTATCTATATCCATTTCTAATTCCTTTGATAATGCAAAGGTAATAGAATTTTTCTGACCAAACAAGTAAATTTTAAAAATTTTGATAAGAGACACGCGGTTTATATTTTAGGTACTTAAATTTAATCCCCCCCCCTACCGTGTAGGGGAAGTGAAATTATTTACAACTTTTTTACACATTTCTATAAAGTCTTCTTTTGATAAATCATTCTTAGCTACATTGATAGCTATTGTAGTAATACATATATTATCCTCTACATATCCTTTACTTGAATCTATTCTGTCCAAGGACATATTATTAATATCTAATATAGGTTCTCCAGTATAATAATCTAAATGATTTTGTAAATCCCACACTCTTTCTATTATTTCCTCTGTTATAGAAAACTCTGCGATATTAGGTCTATTTCTATACTCTTGTCTAGCTTTGTTATAAAGAAATTTACCAATAGTAGATTGCTTCAATTTTTTACAATGTTCATTATAGCATTTACGACAAAGCGTTCTGTGTTTAGTATAGAACATATTTTCATCAGTACACCCACAATTAGTGCAATAGTAGCTATTACCTTCTTTTGGAGTAGATATAAGTTTGTACCCATTTGCGTCTGATTCTATTTTATATTTTGAATGGCTTATAGTAAGATGAATGTAAGTCTTATTTTTTAACAATTCAAATACTGTTGTTTTATAAAAGGATTTTATTTTAGTCATAAAATTAGATACACTTGATGATCTATTCTCGTCTTGATATAAAAGTTTTGACAAAGCTTTAGCTGTCATTTTAGTATAGTCTCCTTTCAGTGCTAAATCAGCCCTAATTAAGAAATCTTTAGTTCCTGGAGTTATATCGTCAAATATATATGATGGACATTCTCCATCATAATTTACTTTATACTTGGGATAGTATCCATTTACCGTTAAATTTTCTAAATATCCGAGGTTACACAATTCTCTTAATCCATCTTTTAAAGACTTATCTTTAATTCCACAATTACTCAATTCTTTTAAACTAAAATTTGCATAATCTCCATCCTTAAAAGCTAGTACAGCCAGTTTGACAATTTCTAATTTTTTACTATTTTCCATAATCATTCAATTTTTATAATGCAAAATTAATAAATTAAAATGACCCCTCCTAGTATTTTGTAAAAAATTTGAAATTTGAACTTTATAAATATTTTAGATAATTAAAATCTCATTTATGACCCCCCTCCGGGATTCGACATACTCTTAACTCCCCCCACAGGGATTGAGAAAAAAGTAAAAATAATTCTCAAAACAAAAACAGATTTACAAACAATCAAAAAAGAAAGATTATGTTTACAATTGAAGAAAGCAAGAAAAGTAAAGGTTTTAAATCAGTAAAGGAAAACATTGCTGTAATCGAAAACGCACGCAAAGAACGTTTTGACCAAAATTTGGCTTTAGCCGGATATAACGGTAAAAACATTGTATTGACGGGTAACTTTTCCGAAAGGAAATTTAAACCGGCTGGAAGTGATACAGAACGGTCTTATATCGTTCTGGAAGCTGTTTACTTTGACGACAAACCAGAAACGGGCAAAGTTGGAACGCTTGCATTGTCAGCGTTGAAAGCAAGCGTTAAACCGTCAATTGACGAAAATTTACAATCAGTCGTTGCCGACTTTACAGAATTGTCGGAACGTGACGCGCTCAACAAATTGTTAGAAGAAAAAACGTACCTCAAATGTGAAGGTGAACTAACAGTTTTACGTCCTGAATTTTATCAGGAAAACGGGCAAAACAAAGTACGTTACGACGAAACAAAAACAAAGAAAGGGTACAAATACAGCGTACAAACGTTGTAAGAATATCCGAACGGGCGCAATATTGCGCCCGTTAAAACTCAAACAAACAGATTAAAAACAACTAAAAAAGATTAAAAATCATGAAAACTAACAGAAGATTTGTAACAGTGAACGGCGTTGTATATACTTATGAAGAGTATTTGGAAATGCTAAAGAACAGAGATTAATATCTCTGTTTTTGCTTTCGTAGCATTTACTAACTTCGTAGAAATTATATAATAATGAAAATATTCGTAGTAAAGGGAGTAACCAAAGGTGATAGAGTATATTACGAGGGATTGAATTTCAAGATCTATGCAGGCGATTGGCTCCCTAACTATGAATGTTACTTTCAAGTGAAGAGAGACGATCATGGGAATTATACAATATTGAAGTGTATTCCCGTAGATGAGGAAAATAGTTGGAATGATGCAATCTCTGTAGATAATGAGGATGAACAGTGTTGTTGAATGGGATAAATGAGCGTGGTTCCACTGTCCTTCTCTCTCCACCTCAACAAATTTTCTCAACATTCCCAAATCCCAAAGAAAGAGCATTTTTAACCTATCAATCTTGAAAACTCAAATCAACATATCTGAACTTGTTTTAGAGCTAAATTCGAGTTTCCCCAAAATGCTCTTTCCAAAATATATATATTTGAAATTAAGACAATCATAAAATTCAGTTTGTACATAACAAACTGAGAGACAGCCTAGGAGTCTATAAAATATACACTGATGAGACTAGGACGAAACTATCCTCAATTGAGGGTAGTCTGTTTGAATTTTTTTACTACAAGACCATAATGGGTACGCTCTGAGACTATGTAATTGTTGTGAAACAATTCAAAGTATAGTAGCACAGGAAGGTCTAAGTATTATTCATCTCTTTTTTGGTAGCTTCGGCTACCACTTTCAAGACGAGAGCAACCGTTACGTGGTTTGAAAGATAAGTAAGTGTATACTGAAACTAATAGCTCTTTTAACAAATTAGAACCTCACACTGTATAGGTAAAGTGTATAAAGTTATGTCAAGATTTAATGTACAAAGAGAAGAATTGTCAGCATACATTCAGGATGCGATTATGTGTATTGAATTAGGTACAGATCTAAAGTTTACAAGAGCTGAAGATTGGACAAACACAAATCAAGGTCATGCACTACATTTTACAGGAAACTTGTACAAAGGAGAGCAAACTTGGGATGATGTTGTAAGGTTCATCAAAATGCAATTCGCACATAATCCAGAAACTAAATGTATTGATGAAGATACTTCAGATTTCGAGGAATTGGTTCTCGGTAGTGATTTTGGCGAATGGATAGTTTATATTACTATTTAAATATAATGACTAAAAAACTTAACAATTTCCCAAGTCGTTGAGGGCACCAGTTTCTTATAGGTTACGCATGAGAGGGCGAACATACTCCGTGCGATATAAGAACGCATTTACCATTCACTAAATATAATTGTGTCTAAAATTATCGTAGGGACACTCCTTGGGAGGATAAGTATATGACAGAGGAGGCGATAAGGTAACTAACACATAAGAACCTCACATCGTATAGGTAAGGTGTAGATAAAAAATGGAACAGTATTTAGATGCAAAAGTAAAACGTTATGTACAGAAACAGTTATTTGCAAACAAGCAACCTAAAAACTTCTTAGGATTGGCAGGAACACATTCAGAGGAATATATGAAAGTAATTCCAAAGAATAGTGGTGTGTTGTTAGTAGATATTAACCCTCCTAAAAACTCTGAAGTTGGCGTATTTGAAGCAGACATATGCACTGGATACGAAGCAATGACCAGGTACATAGAAGCTCCAGACATGGTAGACTGTGATTTCTGCAAAACTGTTATAACGTGCGGATCAGACTTCGTTTATCTCTATAACAGAATGAGAAACAATGGAGGTAAATTTATTGCATTTACTTTTTCGGTGAGAAATGCGGGAGTATTATACACTCTTAATTATCTCAAGAACCGTATTCCTGAGTTCACTTACATAGACGAGTGGGAGTCCTTAGATCTTCCTTTTGTAGGACACAGACAATTCATCAAAAAGATGAAAAATCACCCAGTCTATATGTATAGAGATTCAGGAGCTATTATGTTGTCAGGAATTATAACACTACAAGCAGCATGACATACAAAATTTATAAAAATATCAGGTTGACTATTAGCCAGCCTGATTTTCCTATGATAGCCGTAGGAATGGATTTTACTCAGTTTGGAATTGCCCTTATTTGGATTTCATTTATAATTAGTTGGAAATAATGGAAACGGTAGTATATAAAGCTCAGCTTGATTCAAGTATATGTTTTATGCATGTAAAATATGTACTTATCAATTCGTCTGGAGCAATTAGAGCCAAAGGTGAAACGAGGTTTGAATATGACAGAGACTGTTCCTTACATTCAAATTTGGAAACCATTGCAAAAGCTATATTAGACCGTATCGAAGATGAAGAGTCTTTTGTTGACAGACTTAATACTCAAGTAATTAGATTATGATACAACATATTATATTTGGAAAAGGCTATGTAGGAGTTGGTACAGGAATAACTAACATGCAGCAAGCTGTTGTGGATTTCAGTGTCCTCAAAGAGCCAAGAGAAGTTGGAGAACAGCTTAATAGGGAAGAGGAAAATGGTACAGTTGTTACAAGGCTTATATTCACCAATGCTGAATCTATTGATGTAGTGATAAAGGCTTTGGAAAGAGCAAAAGTTATATTAGCAACTGGGAAGTGTACATAAAATCCGGAGTATGTACTGGGATAAGATGTAATCTGCCAATGGCACGTCGAAGTGGAGTTCGAGTCTCCACACTTCCTCAAATTAAAAACCTCGCAATGCACAGGTAAATTGTAAGCAAAACATGAGACAATATTTTTATCTAGTAGCTCATACTATAGTTGGAGATGATCTTACAGTTGATAAGATCTTCCTACAGGAACACGATGCAGTCAGATGGGGTAGAACTCTAGCGACTAAGAACCCAGACTATTCAGTTGGATTATATAGACAAGAGATTTCTAGAACAGCAGTTTTGGGATATGTAAAGGGCTTAACACCTTTTAAGCCTCAAAAAGGAGCTGACAGTGATATAGATCACAATATAGAAGGAAATCGAATCCCTGAAGAGCCTCCGTTCTATTGGGACGCATATCTAGGAGGAACTGTTTAACAAAATTGCAAATCATGGCTGAAGAAACCATAGTAAGAGAAAACTTAATGACAAGAGAAGGTTATTCACCTTATTGTCTAAACTGTTCAGTTATGCCTAGAACATTCTTCAATGGCACACAATTTCAATGTCCTCACTGTGGATGGATTTCTCAATTCCCAGAAGACTTCATAGAGAGGTATAAGAAAAAGTGGAAACTGAGGTAATATAGAGGCGCGTCTACAAAATCTAGCTGTAGACTTAACTATTTCTAGTCTAGTTCTAGACCACAAGCATTAGATTAGTGAAGCTGCGTAAGTATGGATGCTATACAAACTTGGATAGACGAAGTACAAGTCTAGACCCTAAACTCTAAGTTATCTAACGGAATAGGATTATAGGAGTTTATTAAATGATAAAAATAAAAAAATATGGCTACAATAATTCAGAGAAAATTGAGAACATTGCTAGAGGATTCTATGATTTCAAATCAAACGCATACAATGTATGCTAATGGAACCAAGTATGTTGCCTATCATGGAAGAATAGAGGCAAAGATTCTTCCAGATGGAAACATGATTACCTCTAGGAAGGAACTGTTTCAAGAATCTCTTGAAGTTTTTAAGTAACAAGACCATTTAAAGGAATGCTCCGATTTAATTCAGAGTTTCTTCTTTTAGATGGTTAGTCTTTAAAATCCATAAAAAAAATATAAGATGTCTAAGAAAAAAGAGTTTTTCAGAGCACTAGTAACACCTAATCCAGTTTTATACAATCATTTCAAACTAGGTTCGCTAGTATATTTTAAGGATGGGTCTTTTGTAGTGAAAAAATCATCCCAATCAGATTTTGATATGATGGTTGGATGCAGTATTATGAGAACTAAAGAGGCTGAGGATTTGTTTCAAATTATAGGAATAAATCACCCTTATCCTACTGCTGGTACACAAAATGACTTTGCTGTTCCTATTAATAATATGAAAGTTAGGAATATAAACACTGGAACAGTATATTACTGTAGCAATTTAAATGTAGTAAATTGTTGTGGTCAACTAGTAGAGAATCAAGATAGAGAGGTAATATATCGAGGAGTTTCAATTACTCTGAAAACTATTATCAAGAAATCCAAATTCGGAAATTATCAATTAGTATAACAAAAAAAAAAGAAATTGTATGGAAACAGTAGATTACAGTAAAGACGTTCAGGTAACAATCGAAGGGAAAACATTTCCTGCTAAAGTTTTGGTAAATGATCCAGAATTTGGAATAATTCTTGGTTTCGAAGACGAGGACGGAACTAAGTGGATTCATAGCATGAATAATTGTGATTATGAGGGAGATCATGATTATGATATCAGCGTTGAGGTCTCAAATGTTGAATCAAACAATGAAAACAAAAATCCAGAAATACACATAGGGGATGTTGTAAAGAGTTCCGTCACTGGAGTAGCTATCATGGTTACTACTTTTGCTCCAGACGGTGGGTTCACTGGTTTACTAACAGACGGGAAAATGTGGACAATACCGACTATGTCAAACCCTGTGGAAGAAGTAGGTGAGGAGGAAGCTACTCTATTCAGAGTACAGTTAGCTGTCAATACTGGAAAAGTATTGTTGTCAAATGATCAGATAATCACTCTAGAAAAGAAAAAGTGGTACAAAGGAAATTTCGAGGGTAATGAATGGATCTTTGAATTTGACAATATCAGAGACAATGGGGACATTATTTGTACCAAAGCTATAGCGCCAAATAACACGGCTATTCCTAGTGATATTTTGGAAGTCATGCCATTTCTAAATTTGCATATCCTGTCTAACTTTGAAAACTTAGAAGAAGTTCCGCAACAGGAAATACTTATGAAACTAATATCTATGCTACAATGATTACAGCTGAACAAATTCACAATGAACTTTATGATCTGGGTCTGAAAAGACTTTCAGATCTTAAAGGCACAAGAGTTGACAAAAGTATCTTAAAGAAAAGAGATCAACTTTTAAAACTTGGATTGACAAACTCCAAAACATACTGTGAAGTTGAAGAAGCTAGTAGAAAGATGCAAGAGGCGGAGGCTTACGACTTCTTCAATAGCAGATTCGATGGAGTAATATTTGTTCCTATTAAGGATTTTGTTGATTTACTGATAAAGTACGACCTATATTGTGGTACTTTAGAAGATTTTTCCGGAGAAATACCAGATGAAAATATTGACGAAATTCTTGATGCTAAAAATACTCTGGATAGTATCGTAGAGGAAAATAAGTATTCCAATGCTAATAGAAGTATTATCACTTCAATCCGCTCTAGTTCTCTAGGAACAACGTGTAATACTATTCTTCTGGACCATTTAAAAGAGAAACTTCGAATTAAATCGGAGAGTTATCCTTTAAATGGTTTAACCTAAAAAATTAAGTAAAATGAAAGTAATAATTATTTCTATCCTGTTGATGCTGTCCACTTTTGCTAATGCAGTATCGTATAAATATCTGTATGCAACTAAAGACAAAGCAAAGAATGCAGAACTAGTAAGTAATAAATGGGCAAATGTGGAGTTTGATCAAGAGAATGAAATAATTATCCTTTCATTTGAAAATAAGTTTGCCTATTTTAATGTCTTAAATCTGGAGAGAAAGACTGATGAAGAAATTACTTTTAAGGTGTTGGCTGGAAGTAAAGAGATTACAACTTTCACATTTTTGGAAGATTGTATCATTTTCTTTTATGGAGGTTACAAGTTTATCCTGACTAACATTCCTAAAAAGTACTGGGAAGCATCTTTAGTAGTAAAATCTAGTGGCAGTGTTAAATACTACTACATTTCAAAATAAAAACAATAGTTACATTATTAAAGTTCTGTCGGAAAAATTTTATATATTTTCTCTTGGACAGTCCAAAAAATTGTAGTATCTTTGCACTGTTATTCATCCAGAATAGCAAAACACACTTATAATGCCCTATGGTGTAATGGCAGCACAACAGATTTATAACAACGCTGGAGCATAGTGTAATGGCAAGCACATAACATTTTGGCTGTTGTAGTAGAGGTTCGAATCCTCTTGCTCCAACTATGAAGACTAAGTATGATTGGAACAAATCAAGAGTTGAAGAAGCTGTAAAGGCTTCAATCTCCTATGTAGAAACACTAAGGAGACTTGGTATTAATACCAGAGGTAATAATACGGATACTCTTAAAAGAAAGATTCAAGAATACAACATAGATACTTCACACTTCACTGGGAGAGCTAGAACTTACAAAAATGGAAAGGAGAGACCAAAAGAAGAATACTTTGTTAAGGGATCAACTATCCAATCTAGTAAAGTGAAAGCTAGACTGTTGAAAGATAATCTAGTAGAGTATAAATGTGCTTTATGTGGATTATCAGAATGGTTAAACAAACCATTAGTATTGCAACTTCACCATATAGATGGAGATAATTCTAATAACACATTAGAGAATCTGCAATTGCTATGTCCTAACTGTCATTCTCAAACAGACAATTACTGTGGAAGTGCTAATAAATAAATGCTATAGGTTCTGCGAGTCCGAGTTCAAATCTTGGTAGGGCAACTAAGGGATTGATTTATGAAAGCTATAAAAGACAAAAAGAAATTTGGTTGGAACAAAATTCCTAAGAATCATTCTTGTAAAAAATTTGGATATTGTGAAGGTAAATGGTATAGAAAGTATAAAAGACGATTAGCCAGAGCTATAAAACATAAATTACTTATGGGTATTCCCTTAACTCAGTTTGATATAACTAGAGGTAGGTATTTGGGTATTATTGTGTAAGTATAAGGGCCTCTAGCTAAATGGTGACAGCACCGGTCTCATAAACCGGCGATATTCCAGTTCGAGTCTGGAGGGGCCCACTTATAGTACGTTGAAATTCAAAAGAGGCGTACAGATGTGAAATCTCTATAGCCTCAGCTCACCCAGATGGCGAAATTGGTAAACGCAGGAGACTTAAAATTTCCTGGGCAGTAATGCTCTTGTGGGTTCGAGTCCCACTCTGGGTACTATATATAAAACATAGTGTTATGTCTAAAAGTAAGAAACTTCCTATCTATAAAGACAAGGGAATAGCCCACCATGAAGATTTTAGGAGAAAAATCAAGAGGGCTACTAGACAGAAGGTCAAGGAGATTATGTATTTAACAGATATAGAATCTTATGAACTTCCAGCTCCAAAGGTTTTAGTGAATGATTACGATTGGTGTGATTATATATTTGATTACAGATTTAAAAGTCAGAGTCGATATATAACTGATCCAGAGGAGTATGATAAATATTTTGAAGAATCTAAAATTAAATATTCAAGAAAGTAACAGTATAGTGTAGAGTTGCATAACTGCCTTAAATAAGCAGCGGTGGGAGCGTTACGAACTTCTACTGTAGAACTTTTAAAATTAAAAAAGAAATATGGTATATTTAATGTTATTATTAGTTATAATTTGTGCTATATCCTTTATATCCTCTATAGTATGTGCATCAGAGATGAGTGACGACAAATACAAAGACTGTAACGTAATGGTACTTATGTTTATAGCTTTATATCCTATAGTTAATACCTTACACATAATTAAAAGTGTTAGGAATAAGAAAATAAGCCTTATAAAGGATTTCAAAAAGTATTTTTAACCAATATCGCGGGATGGTGAAAAGGTATCATTTAAGGCTCATAACCTTGAGTTCCAGGTTCGACTCCTGGTCCCGCAACTAACACATAGTAATATGAAAGATAAAAAGTTTAAATTAGTTTCAATAGCATTTGGAGTTATTTTATTCATGATGTTAATGATTCAATGGTAAAATTAAGCCTCAGTGGTGGAATAGGTCAGACACGTATGCCTTAGGAGCATATGGGCTTAGCCCGTGTGAGTTCGAGTCTCACCTGAGGTACTAAACTATAAAATGTAAATGAGTATGAAAAAGTGTAATGAAGTGTTTTTTGACAACAAAGGTATGACTAGTACAAGTGCTAATCACCTAGCTAATATAGCTGCAGAAGTTGTTCAAGCTTGTAAACTAGAGTTAGAAAACGTTGCTTTTATAAATGAGTATATTTCAGTTCTTGGGACTAACCGAGAAAAAGTCTTGGTCGAAGAAGGCAGCGGGGAAGAGTTTCTAGACAAAATGAAGGAGTCTTTGGAGATTATTTCGGATGCTAACTCTTTTATTGCCTGGGTTAGGGAAGCTATTAAGGCTAAAGAGAGTGAACTGGAAGCCATATCTAACATGAACCTGCGAGAATATTGTACTTTAGTAGGAGTTGATTATCCAGAATTGCCAAGTATGGAATCACCTGTAGGTGAAGAAGACATCTTAGGAACATGGAACATCAAGGATAGAAATGAATACTATTCTCTAGAGGCAAGATCTGCTGTTATCGGTAAATTTATTCATCCAAACGGTGCATTTTCTAAGGCTCGTAAACAGCTTCAAAATAAGATAACTAAACCACACAATGTAGACAAGAGTTCGTCTGCGAATATAGTGATTTACGACTATGTTCCTTCAATAGAACCATCTAAAGTAGAAGATGCCTTCTTTGAAATGCAATCCGAACATAGAGCTTTGTCTGCTCGGCTAAATCAGCTTAAATTCCGGATAAAGGATGAAATGACCAAAGCTAACGAAAAGAAAAACAACGAGAGATCGTTGTTAATGGAAAAAGTTAGTAGTGAGAGAGCTAAACTGATGTCTGATTTAGTTTCTTACAAAAACACAGAGACTCAGAGAATCAGTCAATTGAAAATCGTAGTTCCTGAATCACTTGAAGGTATTTTCCACTTCCTTCAAAATATTCAGGTTTCTAAAAATAAAGGTGAATAGGACTTAATCCTCATTGGGATTTAACCATTCTTTGTGCAAGTAAAGAAATATACCAACATATCATTATCAAGAATTATATTTAATTCACTGGCTTCCAGCTAGTAAAATTTGTTCATACTGACAGTTTACGGAATATATTAAATTTCTGTCTTAGTTTTCGTCTTTGTATCGTAAACTGGTCTTAGTTCTTGATTTAGTTCTTGACATAATTATATTTCTTTACCTGCGACTTGAAATGTCCCTATCGTCTAGTGGTCTAGGACAAAGCACTTTCGATGCTTAGACACGAGTTCGAATCTCGTTGGGGATGCTAAATAAATTTTTTGCAAAATACTTGCTTGGTAAAAATAAAAGTAGTATCTTTGTACTACTATTTCGGAGGTATAGTGTAAAGGTAGCATAACTCACTGTCTATGAGTAGGAGGGGTTCGAATCCCATACTTTCGGCTATATTTAACATTGGGTAATAGGAAAGTAGGTTAATCCGCGGCATTTGGGATGCCGAGATCCCCAGTTCGAGCCTGGGTTACCCAACAAATATAAACAATAGATATTATGATAGAAAAAGAAAAGATTGTAGAAGTTCTAGAAGAATCTAAGGATAGGATAATGTCTAGAAGAGGATATTCTGGATTATGTTTTGCCATTAGTGAAACTCTTATTGATAAAGGTCTAGTAACTGAGAGAGTGCGCCATATTTACAGATGTGAGACGGTACAAGAATTTATTCCAGAATTTGCCCCATCATTTTTTGGTGTAAACGTTACAGGAGACTATAGAGGGTTATTTTGGTGGGATAAAAGTGATAAAGAGGCTAGACTTGCAGCTTTGAATAAGCTAATAGAATTATACAGTTAGAGGATTAGCTCAGTTGGTTCAGAGCACTTGATTTACATTCAAGGGGTCGTGAGTTCAAATCTCACATCCTCTACACTAAGTGTCAGGTCACTTTTAAGCCATCTGTCGTTACTCACGATTAGGGAGTTCGCGTTACTAAACTTTACAGGAATTTGGAGCTAACCCGTAATTTGTAATTAGCTCTTTACTAAAAGATATTTTAATATGACTAAGATGATTATTCTAGGAGTACTTACTGTGTTATTTGTAATTAGTATTTTAGCACTACTGCTCTTGTTTTACATGTTACATCGGAATGAAGATGTTTACAAAGTTAGGACAACAATGCTTTCGGATAGTATTGACAATTATCTCAAACTTCCTTCATACGATACTATGATGAACTATTTTTGGATTCGGTGATACAGATAGATGGATGAATCTAGAGTATCCAGAGTGTGATAGTGTATTTCAAGCAATTAAAAATTATTTTGCTTACAAGTGATAATAAAAGTTCTCCGATAGTTTAATGGTAAAACACCGCTTTAGTAAGGCGGATTTCTCGGTTCGAGTCCGAGTTGGAGATCAAATTTGCCCTGATAGCTCAATGGATAGAGCATCGGTCTTCTAAACCGAGGATTCAGGTTCGATTCCTGATCGGGGTACAATTTTAAAAGAAAATAATATGACGGTATCTAAATCAGAAAAAGCGGCTGTGCTTTCAATGTTAGAAAGTCTAGAGAACTCAACACGCACCTCATGGGAATATGGAGATTGCAACGATTGGGCTAGATATGCTAGAGAAATGAAAAGTGCAATAAAAGTAAGTGTTTCTGCTATTCTAAGTATGATAGAAAACGCAAAGGAGGAAAGTTAATTATGCCAAAATGTTTTTTAAGATTAAATACTCCTACAGTAAGAGAAAGAATTAAGCACGCTGGATTTACAATATGTGCATGTGCTTCATTTGAAGAAGCAGTTTGGCTATGTTATTTTCCAGGATGTACTTATGATATTCATGGAATAGGATATGGAGATGAAGAAAGTGATTTGATTGAACATGAACTTAGAAGATTCCTCGACGAAAGTAAAAATAACGTGCTAGATTGTGGAATTGATGTAGAGTTATTTATATCTTCATGTCAAAAAGAATTAGCAATGTATAAAAGTATAATAAGGAGGGGGCGGTAGCTCAATGGTAGAGCACTAAGTAAATAAAAAGGAGAGTTGGTGTAGGTGGTTATTGCACGAGGGTCTGAAAAACCCTAGGCTTGGGTTCAATTCCCCGACTCTCCACTATGGTGGTGTCAAAAATTAATTCAGTATCTAAGGAGGACTTAGAAGAACTAGTAGCAAACTCTACTACATTATCTCAAGTACTTCGAGCATTAGGTTATCATGAAAAAGGTGGAAGACCTTGGACTAACCTAAAACAGAGATTAGATGAATTAAACATAGATACATCACACTTTAAAGGAAGAGCACATGGAACTTCTCAAACTAAAAAATATGAATTGTCAGACATATTATGCTGCAATTCTGCATATAATAACAATAATTCTTTGAAAAGAAGATTATTGAAAGAGGGTTTGAAGAAGAATAAATGTGAAAATCCAGAATGTGGTATAACAGAATGGTTAGGAAAACCTATATCACTGCAGTTACATCATGTTAATGGTGTGAATAATGATAACAGATTAGAGAATCTACAGTTATTATGTCCTAATTGTCATAGTCAAACGGACAATTTCGCAGGAAAAAACAAGTATTAATCTGGCGTTGGAGGTTCGATTCCTCCCCGCCCCACTTAATATGTGGGTATAGCACAATGGTTAGTGCTCTAGTCTTCCAAACTAGAGATGTGGGTTCGATTCCCATTACCCACTCAATAAATATGTTTAAATATGGATTTGAAAGAGAAAATAGAGGCTAATATAGAGTTTATAAACTTTAAGTCTCAAGATGAGTGGATAAAGCTATTAAAAGCGATAGCTATTTCAACAATGTATAATAGTAAATACGAGGAAGCGATCAATAATATAAAGAATATTAGTATTCACTATGATGAGTGTGGTTTAAACGCAATAATATTACATACTAGTATTCCAGAATATAATAACTATCGCATAAAATTATGTAGCTCGTTTATACAAATTGCAAGGCAAGAAGGACATACTAATTTTGAAGAGGTTTGTCAAATTCCCATTGAGGCTTTAAGATTAGTAGTTAAAGAGTTTTCTAATAAAAAGGAAGTATAAGCCTAATTGGTAAGGCAGTAGTCTGAGATGAGACGATATTAGTTAATAATTTTATTTGATGAGTAAACCAACTTGTAGAGTGTGTGGTAAAACAATTGCTTATGATAACAAGTCTGGATTGTGTAGAAGTTGTTATAATGAGCAGTGTAATAAAGAGAAGATTGAAAGGTGAAAGCAAACTGGAGATACAGGATGCAAGGTATCTACTACACTTAGAAATTGTATCAGAGATTACATATACACTAAGCAAGATAACAAATGTGCTATTTGTGGAATGAGTAGAATCTGAAATGATAAACCTATTAATTTTATACTAGACCACATAAACGGAGATGCTTCTAATAATTTGGAAGAAAATCTTAGATTAATATGTCCTAATTGTGATTCTCAATTAGATACTTATAAATCTAAGAACAAAAATAGTGCAAGGACTCATAGAAAAGATTATGAATAAGGAGAGTTGCCAGAACGGTAATGGAACGGACTTGAAATCCGATGTAACGTAACCATTCGTTGAGTAGGTTCGACTCCTACACTCTCCTCAATATCAAATCAAAACTACCAGTAATCGTATAAAAGCGGTGTGCCAGTTCGAGTCTGGCTGCTTCCTCTATAAATTTTATATCATGAGTAGAAGTTTTCATCAAAGGCATCGAGATTCTCACCAGAATAAAAGTCCTAGAGAGATTTTGGCTATAGAAAAAAGAAATGGAGTGAATCGTATCATCTGGAGAAATAGGAAAATTAAACCCTATGGTAGAAAAGATTTTATTGGGTATGGGGAAGAAACATATCTTAGAAAGTACGGGGAGTATTTTGCTCCTGTAATTGACAAGAAACGAGAAAGAAGAAGGGCAAAACAACAAATTCTTATAGAATTAAGTTTTGACTAAACTTGTCGGGTTGACCGAGTGGCTTAGGTGCTAAACAGATTAGTTTTTATTGTATTATCTAATTTTATTTATGAAAATAGAATATACTAAGGAATTATTAGAACCTATTATACAGAGAGTATTCACATATTCAGATGTTTGTAGAGAGTTAGGGCTGAAACCTTACTCTGGCAACATTAAAACTGTACATAGAAAGATAGATGAATATAATTTGGATGTATCTCATTTTGATAAAAGTAAGTCTAGTAAGAGTAAAGTGCCAGTTACACAAAGCACTCCTATGAGCGAAATTTTAATTGAAAACTCTACTTATGTGAATACTAGTAGTCTCAAGAGAAGACTTATAAGAGAAGGATTCAAAGATTGTAAATGTGAATTATGTGGAATAAGTGAATGATTAAACAAACCTATATCTTTACAACTTCATCATATAAATGGTATTAAAACAGATAATAGAATAGAAAACTTACAAATTCTTTGCCCTAATTGTCATTCCCAAACTGATAATTATGGTAGTAAGAATATAAGGTAGAGATGTCTGAGTGGTCTAAGGTCGCGCTCTGCAAAAGCGTTGTTCGCGGGTTCGAATCCCGCTCTCTACTCAAATGGGTTACAGCGGTTCGAATCCGCTACCCGATTCAGTAATTATTAAGTAAGAGTTATATGAACAAAGATCATGCGTTATTAAGACAGACTTTTGAATGGAAGTCTAGAGGTAAACTTCACGATGAAGGTGTAACATCTACTTTGTTAAAGGATATGAGTGATTCACATCTATTACATGTAATAGGTTGGGTACTCAATCACTTATCTGTATATGAAAGTGGTGTAGCTAAAATACTGTTAAACGAGGCTGCTTACAGAAGTGCTAATTACATATTTGTAGATGAATAGTCAAACACGTCATTAGTTCAATTGGTAGAATGCTGGTCTCCAAAACCAGAGGTTGGTGGTTCGAGTCCATCATGGCGTGCTAGTTTAATTAAAAGGGCCGGTAGCATAATTGGGAATGCGCTTGATTTGCACTCAGGAGGATCGGGTTCGAGTCCCGCCGTGTCCACAAGAGCCTACCTAATTGGAACAAAGGCTGCTTAGTGGTAGGAGCAGTTTGGGTTCAAGTCCCAATAGGTTCACTGTGAAAAAGTATAAATTTTGTGGATAGATAATCCGTACATCTATAGTATAGTATTACAGTCCTTTACTTTTTCAAGCGGTAACTTTTTATAGGTTGGTAGTACTATTTTTAGGAGAGGTGGGTGAGTGGTCTAAACCAGAGTCGAAATATGGATACAAAAAGGTTAGGAAACATAGGTGAAGCTCTAACTCAAGCAGAGTTTGTTATGCGGGGAATTCCTTTGTATTTACCATTTGGGGAGAATGAGAAATCTGATATGATTATTGATTTAAATGGTGAATTAAAGAGAGTTCAATGCAAAACGTCAGAGCAATTTAAAGATAATAAAATAGTGTGGAGACTATCAAGCAGAACAACGTCAGGCTGTCATCAGTACACTAAAGATGAAGTTGATTTCTTCGCACTATATAATTTAGAATCTAAGATACACATTTTAATACCTATAGAAGATTTAGATGGTAGATATTCATTAAAGGTATCAGTTCCGTTTAAAGAATCTAAGAATCAAAGTGACCCAATTAATTGGGAAGATTACACATTTGATAAAGTATTAAAAATTCCTAAACTAGATTGTAACTAGGGAGAGAGTAACCTGCAAGGAGTAGGGATTGCCTGCTAAGCAAATCGTGCATTTCGGTGCATTGGGTTCGAAACCCAACCTCTCCGCTAAGGGACCGAACCTCAAAAGGGTTCCGCTGGTTCGAATCCAGCCCTCTCCGCTTAGGGGTGTATAGCTTAATGGTGAAGCAATCGGCTGTTAACCGATAGATTGTAGGTTCGAATCCTGCTACTCCCGCAACAAATCAAGAGTTATGAATAGAGCAGAAAGAAGAAAAAAGCTTGAAACTAAATTCAAGAAGCGCTTAAAGTATTGGACTAACGTCGGCTACAGTGTTATGGGAGCGGATGGAAAATGGAGACATGCTAAAAATTGGAAAGAGTTAAAAACTCACCACGAATTTAGAGATCAATGTACTCCTCGCGAAAATGGAGCTTGGAAATCTTGGAACACAAGGAGGTTAAAAAAAGAAGCCTTTAAACGTATTCAGGAACAACTTGATGAAATAAACAGAGGGACTACTTACGATTACTATAAAGTGAATATCAAAAGTAGATTTTCTGATATTAGGGATAAAACTTGGAGATAATCCCTTTAAATGGTTCTAAAAAATAATGATTATGTTTGAAAATGCTATAAATTGAAAAAAGCAAGGTGATATAGGTATGGCTTATGCCATAGCCTATTACTCTAAGTTAGGATGAACAGTATCTATTCCTATGACAGATTCTCAAGATTATGATATTATAGTAGATACTGGATCTAATTTATTAAAAGTTCAAGTAAAGACTACTACCCAAAAATCGGAACATGGGATAAATGTAGTTAGTTTAAGAACTAATGGAGGAAATAGAAGTAGCAATACAAGTAAGACATTTGATACTAACTCTTCAGATTTATTGTTTGTAGCAACTAATGATGGAGAGTTTTATTCGATACCAACTTCTGAAATAACTGCTAAACATTCTATAAATTTAGGAGAGAAATATCTACCTTACAAAGTACAAATCGTATAGAGGAAGGGTAACGGCACTGGTCTGTAAAACCAGCCTGCTTTAACAAATCGTCGTATTGGAATCGCAGTAGGTGGGTTCGAGTCCCACCCCTTCCACTGTGTTAGTAGCTCAGGTGATAAGAGCGGGTGATTGTGGTTCACCAGGTCGAGGGTTTGAATCCCTCCTAACACCCACATATAAAACAGATAAATATGGAATCAAGATTATTACCAGATTACAAGAAAGGAATTTCTATTAGTTATCCTACATTTAGAAGCAAGAGCCAAAAAGTAATGGAACAAGAAGTTAATTTTATTTCTTCTGTAGTAAAAGTGTTGGAAAGTAAAGTTCCAGAGAAAACTCCAATAGTGATACTAGTTAGAGGAATGTCTATGGCTATTTTAGGAGGTAGTCTAGCTTACCATTTAAGATGTAAAGGTAGACTAGTCAATATAGTAATATTGAGAAAGAAAGAAGATCGCAGTCATGACTTTGGTGTTTACACTGAAAATGATCCCTACTGTTTGGAACCTTCTCATTGCTACGTATTGATTGACGATATGATAGCTTCTGGAAAGACTGTTTTAAGTGTTCCTAAAGTTATTCGTTTTACTCATAAAAAGAGAAAAATAGACTTTTTGTTTGTTTCTGAGTTTGATAGTTTCTTTGTTCGTCAAAACTTAGAAAGCATATCAAAATATTATAAATACCTCTATAGTAATTACAAATTAAAATAAACTTAGATCCCGTAGCTCAGTTGGTTAGAGCCACTGACTTTTAATCAGTAGGTCGGCAGTTCGAGTCTGCCCGGGATCACATAGATTGGGGTATATCTCCTCTGCCTGATAAGCAGTAGAAAGAGTAGTTTGGTTACACGTAGGTTCAAGTCCTATTGCCCCAACTGATGTTTAAAATTTTCATTGTGTGTTAGTGATGCCAGTCGTTCGTGAGAATAATTGGCATTTTTTTTTGTGTGAATTTTTAGATGAACAAGATATGGCAAGATTAAGTGATTTAAAAAAGTTTTTGGATTCTCAAAATCCAATCCGAGTTAAAGAAGCAGTGACTTCAAATTCTAAATATTACTACTTTGACAGTTGTATAATCAGAGTATCAGATCATTTGGATTCTAAATTACAAAGAAATCCAAATTATCTAAATATTGTCAGTGCTAATAATGGAGATTTTGTGATCTCTGTTGGCGGAAAGACTTTCTCGGTTAACTATGATGAAGCTAAAAAGCTTATGATTGGTTATATTTCTTTTAGTTTTATAGGACGTATGGAATGTTCTGAACTCAAGCTCACTCATACTTATAAGGACGAGTACTTTGAATTACTAAAGAAGTTTGATGAAGTGTCAGCTACTCTAGAAAGTGTCAGTAATGAGTATGTAAAGTTGAAAAATAAACAAATAGATGAGATAAACTCTTTGAACAAAGTAATCAAAGAACTCACTAAAAATTATGGAGGAATTTCAGAACATTTTCGTAGAAAATCAGAATGTCTAGAAATTAAAACTAATGAAGTTAAAAATTTGACTACAAAGTTACGCGATTGCAATTCAGCTTTAGTAGCTGCTGAACAGGCTAATAAAAGAAGTTCTGCTAAGGCAGACGAAATAGCAGAAGAGATAGCTAGACTAGAAAAAGAAAATGAAGAACTGAGAGACAAACTCAAGCTTATAAATAATAAAGTATCGGATTTAATTTCAGAATTATAAGATGGGATTAATTGACAAAGTTACAACTGTTTCCAAAAAGATTAAAAATGATAAAGATATTAAAGATGTTTCTATCAAGTTGGGTGAAGAATGCGGAGAAGTGCAAGGAGTAGTTAGTATTCTGACTGGATTGTCTTCTTACAAAAAAGCTAGGTGTAATGATCTGGTTGATGAACTTGTTGATGTGTTCATTAATGTAGTAGATATTGGATTCTTATTTTATGGCAAAAGATTTAGAAATCTTTTTCATAGAAGATTAAGACTGAAACTCAGAAAATGGGAAGAAAAGTATAAATTGCAGGAAGAGCATGAACGAGAAGGTGTATCAGCAACTGAATGAACTATGCGCAGTTCTTCACGATAGATACTGTATAAACTGGGGAGGATGCGCTTTTGTAGCATACTGCGTAGCTAGAAACCTTGAAAGACTAAGTATTTCATATAAAGTAGTTCTGGATGGGAGATTTTCGGCAAACGAACTTTTCTGTAGGAGACTTTCCTGCGCTCATGTTTTTATAGTGGCGGAAAATAAGTATTTAGTGAATGACGATTATTCGTATATTCATATTAATAACATTCCGAGTTATAGAATAATTGAGTTGACTTCCAAGGAACTGCTTAAATATTACAGGGAGGCTAACACTTGGAATAAAGAATACAACAAGGTACTAAACTCAATAGTAAGTAGAAAGATTAACGAATTTTTTAAAATTATATTATAACATGAAGAAATTTTTATTGACATTTTTTATTGCATTTATGGGTGTATTATCATACGCTCAAGTAGACACTGTGTATGTAAAGCCGAATGATCCTATTAACTTTGAACTGGTCGTAGACACAGCTAAGTATCCATTTTTAAAGGGATTAGAAGACAAGGTTGTTTGGGAGAAAAATGGCGGAGAAATACCGGGAGAATATATTAAAGTACTGAACGGGAAGAAATACTTGGATGTAGAAAAAGCTGATTGGCATCAACATGATGGAAATTACTACTACAAATTTGAAGCAGATGTAGTAACAAAAGCTGACATTTCTGTGCAAGACACAATTAAACATGTGCATGTATATGAAACTCCAGAAATAGAAAGTTATACCATTAATGGAGCTAAAAATGTGCAAATTTATGAAGGAGACACAGCCTTTGTAGAGGTGGGAGTAAAGGATATTATGGACGCTAAAGAGTTTCTTCTTTTAAATGGTGAAGATACTATTACACGCTCAGCTAGTCCTAAATTCTACTTTATACCATCTAAAGATGGAAAGCAGGAATATCATATTACTGTAGTTAATCCGTTCGACAAGGCGACTTCTAAAACTCCTAGAGTTATTACTATGATTCCAGCTATTAAATTGGAATCTTTAGCATACTTTGCTCAAACTGGGGAAGACAACTATACTAAGACTACTCCTAATCCCGAAATGAACGTAAATGTCCTTAATCACGATTCAGTAAATATTATAGTAAATACCAATGCTGCCAATATTTTAGAAATTGAGGGTAATTATGGAGTAACTTATACTTGGAATAAGGATGGGTTAAGTTTACCTGACGGTGTTGTGGTTAAAGATAGTGCTCTTATTATCTCGGAATATAACAAAGAAACAATGGATGGTAAGTATAATTGTATTGTATCCGACACTAAAACTACATTTACAGTAACCTTCGATGTTTCATCTACATATCCTACTTCTAATGAAATGATAAATGCTAATAAGTATAAAGTAGTATGTAAGGATGGGTATATGATAATTAGCAATGCCACTTCCGAGCGTCTAGTTATCTCTAATGTTTCGGGACAGATATTAGTAAATAAAACTATCTCATCTGATATGGAACAGGTGCTAGTTCCAAGAAATTCTATCCTGTTTGTAACTATAGGTAAAGAAACTATTAAGACAATTTCTAGATAATTTAAAATATGTCTAATTACTTTATTATTTACTTCTGCAGTATTGCGGATAACTTGAGAACTCTTTTTTTTAACTTTTGGGATCATTGGCATAATTCTTTCTGTTATTATATACTTTATGTGCATGTGTGCTAAAAATCCCTATTGTGATGACTGTTTCCAAGTGTGTTTAGGAAGAAGTGTAGCTAAACTTAATCCAAAATACACTTTAGGTTGTATAGTAAGCTCATTTCTTATTTTCTTGGGCACTTTAACTCCACCAACTAGTGAATGCTATAAGATACTAGGAATTGGCGCTACCATTGAATATATATCTAACAGTAATGAAGTTAAAGAGCTTCCAGAAAATTGATCCATATCTAGATATTAGCGACGATGGTATAATTCTTTGGTATTCAACACTAGTAACTAACAAACGTAAATACATAAAAATTAAATAAGATGGCTAATATATTATCTAAAACAGTAACAGCAAGTTCTCTAAAAGCAAAATCTTCTGGAATTTTGTCAGTTTTCTATAAAACCATAGATTCTTTACAAGAAGTCGTTAACTCTGCTAAGCAAGAAGCTGAGGTTAAGCAACAGAATATAGACAAACTGGCTTTGGAAAAAGAAGAACTTATGCAAGTTGCTGAGGAAAACGAGGCTGTTGTAAGCAAACTTTCAAAATTGTTAAATACTGATGGAGTGGACTAAACTAAAAAAGTATCTCCAACCTGGAAACTTAGTTTTAATAGGAAACTCAGAGCTAGGAATAATTTTGCCCGATCTCGATGAAGATGGTAAAATCAGGATGTGTGGAGATGGGCTATCTAGTAGAGCATGGTATACCGAGAAAGGACTTAGAGAAATTACTGGTTCTATAGAGAAAATATGGGGACCTGCTCCTAATAGATATGGGGTTAGCTTTGATACTGAGTATAGACAACTATTATATCCTCCAAAAGAAGAAGTCGAGGTTGATGTTAAAGACAATATAGTATTTATTGGAGTTAGTAACCTAGCTGGAGATGGAGATGTAGAAAAAGTAACGAAAACAATAAAGCAAGAAGGGAAGCAAATTCAATTTTGGGACTCTAATTTATCTGCGTATGTAAATCAAAGTAACTTAGCTGAATGTTCAGAATTGGTTATTGTTCCTCCAAAGAACTTTTCAAACGGAGATTTTGTTGGAAAAGGTATAGTGGGAATGATTCAAACTGCCCTAAATGCTGAAATGAGGATTAGAGTATTAGTTAACAATAAATTAAGAAAGTACAATAATACTAAAATTATGTACAACGAGACTGAAAGTTATGTTAACTATGCTAAATTGTATGTGTGGTGATTGATTATACAATATATACTGATGGAGCATATTCATTTGCTAGAAAGCAAGGTGGATGTGCTTTCATTATTTTAAACTCAGAAGGTCGTGAAGTAGCTGAATATTCGAAGTACTTTATAAATTGTACAAACAATCAAATGGAAATGATGGCGTGTATAATTGCTCTAGAGTCTATTAAAGCTCCATCCAATATTATGATACTCACCGATTCTATGTATATAGTTGGAACGTATACTAAGAATTGGAAAAGAAAGAAAAATCATGAATTGTGGAAAAGATTTGATAAGGCTATAGAGTTTCATAAAAGTGTAGAATTTCAGCATGTGAAAGGGCACGAGGATAACGTCTATAATAACAGGTGTGATAAACTAGCAGTTGATGCAACAAAAATAAAATTTTAAATCATGAAGTATAAAAAGAAAGTGAGTATCTCAAATCTCGCCAGGCTTGGTGGGATAAGCAGTCTAAAGAATACCAAGCAGCAACAACAAGACCAGGATCAGTAAAAGTAAAATAATTAGACATGAAGGAAATTAAAGAATTAATTTGGCTAAATAATGGTAGAACCTACAAACAAATTGAGGATGGAGTGCAACTAATTCCAGTCTTGCCGAAAAGAGTCTATAATATGTGTATAGACGCTTTTGAAAGAATTTATCTGGAAGAGTACGCTGAAGACTTTAAGTTTGAGTTTAAGGTTTATGGTCTGGAAACTAGGTTTATTAATCATGTAATGACTACTTTCAGAAATACCTCTGGAAATCTAGGAATCCTCCTAAATGGTACCAAAGGTACTGGAAAAACAGTATGTGCTAAAATCCTGGCTAATAAAATGAATCTTCCGGTTATAATTGTTCCAAGAAACTTGAAAGGCTTGCAAGAGTTTGTATCTAAAATCAGTTCGGACGTTATACTGTTCTTTGACGAATTTGAAAAATCTTTTGATAGAAACGATTCTACTATATTGACTATCATGGATGGTGTATACAATAGTGGGCATCGTAAAATTTTTCTATTGACTACCAATCAATTGTATATTAATGACAATTTGCTAGGTCGCCCTTCCCGTATTCGTTATAAGAAAACTTTTGGAAATTTGTCGGCAGAAACTATTAAAGAATATCTGGACGATAATCTTATTGACAAAAGTAAATCTGCTCAAATCTTGCAATATGTAGATTCTCTGTCTATCTCAACTATTGACATTTTGAAATCTATTGTAGAGGAAGTTAATATCCACAAATGTGATGTTTCTGAGTTTAAGAAGTGGATTAACGTCGAACAAGCTAAATATTCATGGAAGTTCTGGTGTAAACGTATCGACTCAGATGAAGATGAGTATGGAGTATACACCCTTGAAGATTTTAAGAGAGATCTCAAGGAAACTCCGAGAGACAAGTTGGATAGTAAAAGTATTTGGCAATCTAGTACCAACACCAATTCTTCTGTAGAGTTTATGCACGAAGGAGAGAACTTCTATTATGGTAGTATTACTCAACCTCTAAGTACAGATAACTTTATGGTTCTGGAAGATGAGGGCAATTCGATTTACTATCTCCAAATCTTAAATATAGACAAGAAACCATCATTGTATAGAGGTGCACTTGATTATGCATTTTAAAAACAAAAGAAACTAATTATGACATTTTCAGCATTTAAAGATAAAGTAGACAAAAGTTTTCAACAAATGTGTAAGGATCAAACTAAGTTATTCCGAGTAGAGGTTGATAAAGACCTCATTTGGAGTACTTATTTGAACTCATTTCCGGAAGAGGAAAGACAAGAACACAACTGTAACTGTTGTAGACAATTTATTAAAAATTGGGGTAATGTAGTAGCTATTAAAAACAATAAGGTAATTACATTCTGGGATTTTAAATGTGAGGAGCCTTATAAGACAGTGGCTAACAACTTAAAGAGCCTAATTTTGTCTCGTCCAGTTACCGATTTGTTGGTTCAAACATTTGCAAAACTTGGCACCAATAAAAATACTGTTCTTCTTCCAGACGGCACCACTAAAACTTGGAAACATCTTTTTACTACTTTGCCTAGTAATTTGGTGTATAAAGGTGGTAGAACAGTGGGGACTGAATTGTCTAACTTTAGATCTGCAGCTGGAGTCTTCGTTCGATCTATGAACGAAATTACTACTGATGCTGTAGATACTGTGTTAGAATTAATTCAGCAAAATTCCCTGTACAGAGGCTCTGAGTTTAAAGGTATGGTGGATAGCTTCAAAAGAATGCAGAAGGAATACCTAAGTCTTCCCTCAAATCAACAAAATGTATATGCTATTTCTCATGTTCAGGAAGCTGGAGCTGTAGCTAGTATTAGAAACCATGCTATCGGCACTCTTTTGGTTGACTTATCTGAAGGTATGGATTTGGATACAGCTGTGACTAGATTTGAAAAAATAATGGCTCCCGCTAATTACAAGAGACCAACAGCCATTGTTACCAAATCTATGATTAGTGCTGCTCAAAAGAAGGTAGAGGAACTAGGACTTGTGAAATCCCTCAACAGGGCTTATGCAAAACCTGACGATATTACAGTAAATAATGTTCTGTTTGTAAACAGGGATTCTTCAAAATCTGGAAACATCTTTGATCAACTAAAGGACAACACTACAGTAAATCCTAGAAAGTTTTCTAAGGTAGAAGAAATTGGCATTGAAGATTTTATTAATAAGGTTCTTCCTACAGTTAGTAGTGTAGAAGTATTAATGGAGTCTAAGCATGAACATAATTTGATGACTTTAACCAAGTCAGAAGATGAAGATGCTCCACATCTCTTTAAATGGGATAATAATTTTGCATGGGCTTACAATGGAAATGTAACTGATTCTATAAAAGAGAAAGTTAAACAAGCTGGAGGTAAGGTAGATGGAGTATTAAGATGTTCTTTGCATTGGTTCAATTATGATGATTTGGACATTCATATTGTAGAACCAGATAATCACCACATTTATTACGGTATTAGCACTTCTCCCTCTTCTGGGTGTTTAGATGTTGATATGAACGCTTGGTCTAGAAAAGATTCTAGAGACGCTGTAGAAAACATTACGTGGACAGACCTCTATCGCATGAAGGAAGGAGAATATACACTTTATATCAATAATTTCCACAAAAAGGAATGGATTGATGAAGGCTTCGAATGTGAAATAGAATGTAATGGAGAAGTCCATAATTTCTCATATCCTAAATCTGTAAGGAGCGGTGAAAATGTTATGGTATGTAAATTTACTTGGAGCAAGTCTAAAGGAACTACTAACTTGGTTGTAAGTCCTGGAATATCTTCAAACAGCGCTAGTATCTCCAAGGAAGTGTGGGGAATTAGTACCAACAAATTCCAAAAAGTTTCTATGATGATGTTATCTCCAAATTATTGGGATGGACAAGTTATAGGAAACAAACACTATTTCTTCATTTTAAATGGTTGTAAGAACCCAGAACCAACTAGAGGATTCTTCAATGAGTATTTAAAAGACTCTCTTAGAGACCACAGAAAAGTGTTTGAAATATTAGGAAACAATATGTTGTTGCCTGCCTCACTTGATCAGCTTAGCGGATTAGGATTTTCCTCAACTGTAAGAGCTGACTTAATTTGTAAATTGAAAGGATCATTTGAAAGAATTGTAAAAATTAAATTTTAAAAAGTATGAATATTTTTGAAAAAGCAACTAGAATCAGACTTCGTTTTGAAACATCTCGTGGTACTTTAAACACAGAAGACCTTTGGAAACTTACACTGACTGAGCTGGACAAGTTGGCAATCGCTCTTAACAAGCAGTTGAAGGAGGCAAGTGAAGAGAGTTTCATCAAAACCAAAACTAACAATACTGTTTTGTTAGAGCTTCGTTTTGATATTGTCAAGCACATTATCGACACACTTCTGGCTGAAAATGAAGAAAAGAAAAAGGCTGCTGACAAAAAGGCTAAACGCGATCAGTTGCTGGAATTGATTGCGAAGAAAGAAAATCAAGAACTCGAAGGAAAGAGTTTGGAAGAACTTAAGTCAGAGTTGAGCAAACTTGAAGGCTAAGCTCTTAGTGGTATGCTGGTTGGAGCAGTAATGGAGGGTTCGAATCCCTCTACCATTTCTAAATAAAATAAATTATGATAGAATTTATACTTTTTATTACGCTATTTATTGGCATAGGCTGTATACTTCCAGTTCTATTACATATTATTTATGGATATATAGTCTATACTAAATTGGAAATAGGAAGTAAATGGGCTCACAATAAGTCTAAAGATCCTTGGAAACCTGATATTGAAAGAGTTATTATTATAGGTAAGAGATCTGGATATATTCGGTATAAGAATCTTTTAAGTGGGGAAATTCGTTTTACAGATTTTGAAGACTTTACTAAATATTTTAAAATAAAATTAAGATGAAAAAGTATTTATTAATCTTGGTGACATCTTTAGGATTAGTTTCTTGTGTTGGCAATGGGAGCCCGAATATGGCGGTTAATAAATTTGGATACGATGGACATAATTATATTGTATTCGAAAAAGGAATTTTAAGAAGCTCCCAAGGCTATGCTATGAGTGTAGTACACGATCCTGATTGTCCCTGCCATCAAAAAGTTTTAAAAGAATGAAAAAATTTGTATTTATATTAATTTTTTGTTTATCATCTTTGTCATTTATACATGTAGAACCATCTAAAGATAGAACTCCGACATTTATTAATGAGCCTCCATCTCGTGAGAATGTGTACAAAGCATGTAAAATGTATAAGATAGAGCATCCAGAAATAGTAGTAGCTCAATCGTTATTAGAAACAGGTCATTATAAGTCAAAACAGTGTACAGAACACAATAATCTATTTGGACTATATGATTCTAAGAATAAGAGATATTATAGATTTGATCACTGGATACATTCAGTTATTGCATATAAACAAAAAGTTCAATATAAATACAAGGGAGGGGATTATTACCAATTTTTAGAAAGAATAGGATATGCTGAGGACCCTTCTTATATAGAAAAAGTTAAAACAATTCAAAAAAGAATTCAAAATGATATTTAAATTTTTGTTACCGTTCTTTATGCTAACTCTAGTTATATACTATGGGTGGCTGCTTCTTTCCATGATTGGGGTAGTTCCGAAGCTATCCAGTCGTAGCATAAAATTTTACAGGGTATTTATTCCCTTTTACTATGTAATTTTTAAATAATAATTTTTTTTATAATTCAAAAAGTTAATTTTTATGAGAAAAGGTATTTTTGCAATTATTGCAGTTTTGGTTGTAGCATTTTTGTTTACACTTCCTAAGTGGGGAGAAGACATGGATAGAAAACAAATTGGCGTAAACCAAATTCCTATCACGGGTAGTTTTGAATATTGGACTAACGGTGGATTTCAGTGGCAGAAATTGGGTTCTGTAACTATTTACGACAAGACCTCTCAGATCTGGTTCAATCAAATCGTTAAGGACGCGACTGGTAATGTAGCGGTAACTCCAGACATGGAAAATCCAGCAATGCCTATTACGTATAACGATAAAGGTAAAGGGTTTGTTCTGGGTTCTGTTCGAGTAGAAATGCCGTTGGAGGCTAAGTATTTGGAACGTATCCAAACTCATTATGGTTCTCAAGAAAAGTTAATCAGAGACCTAGTTAAACCTACATTAAATAAGGTTGTTATAGCTTGTGGTCCTTTAATGTCTTCATTGGAATCAGTAAGTGAGAAGCGAACTGATTTAATTGCTTTAATTACTGACCAGCTTAATTTTGGTGTATATAAAACTAGAGTTAGAACTGTAGAAGTATTAAACCCTATTACTAATGAAAAGCAAATCACTAAAATTGCAGAAGCTATTCCTGATAGTTTATCTCCAAACGGTATTAAGAGACAGGAAGATTCTCCCTTTGCTTATTATGGTTTAAAAGTTTCCCAGTTGTCTATCAGTGATCTGGAATATGAAGGAGCTACTTTAGCTCAGATTTCTAAGCAGAGAGAAGCTGATATGTCAATTATTACTGCTAAATCTAAAGCGTTGGAAGCCATCCAGAGAACTATTCAGATTGAAGAAGAAGGTAAAGCTGCTGCAGCTCAGGCTAAGTGGGAACAGGAAAAGATTAAAGCTGTAGAAGTAACTAAGGCTCAACAAGCGTTTGAAGTAGCTGCATTACAAGCCAAAGAAGCTGATGAAAAAGCTAAGAAAATTATTGCAGAAGGTAAGGCTGAAGCAGAGGCTAACCGTCTTAAGGTACAGGCTGGTTTGACTCCACAAGAGGCTGCTGAGTGGCAATATAAAACTACTGTAGGTGTAGCCGAAGCGTTAAGTAAATCTAATGTGCGTTGGGTTCCTGAAATTATGATGAATGGCAATACTAGTGGAGGGAATAGTGCAATGGATGCCGTAGGTTTGAATATGCTTATGGACGTTGCCAAGAAAATGCAGAAATAACAAGGGGCTAAACTAAACTCTCCAAACCAGAGCCCCTGAACCTGATGCTAGTCCGCGTTAATCGTATTATGGGTACACTTCGGGTGTTTAAAGAAAAGGTCCAACATCGAAAGTGAAATTGGAGTATATGTTGGAAGGGCATAGTAAGGGTGACAGACCACGAGGTAATTCTCCAGGAGTGCTGTTAGGGAGAGTGGATTTCTTGAGTAGCTTTAAATATAATCAATGAGTAGATAGACATTGGAGAACAGAGTCCTTTTAAGACTCTAGTTGTTACACTTCTGTGTATTTGTAAGAAGTTGGATAGTTCAATACTGTTAGTTAAACAAGGAAGGGATACACACATAAATTGTTTAACCATTGATTAGGATAGAGCCTTGGATTTTACCAAGAGGTTGTGGGTTCGAGTCCCACCTCAAGAACAACGTAATAAAATAAGTATGGAAAGAAAGATTAATATTGAAGCGGCTAAAAGATTAGCTAAAAAGTATGCTAGTATAACTTTAGAAGAGCTTGAAGATTTGTGGTTTCCAGGTGAAATTGGATCAAGTGTTATGTACAAGATTACTGGTTTTGGAAGTGAAAGAAGTTGCTGTCTATGTCAGGAGGCAACACTTTTAAGTGATGAAGACCACAAATGCAATTGCTGTATTTTTGGAGATGGACAAGACACTTTATCATGTGTATACACTCCATTCTGGCATGATGTTAGTTGGGCTAAATGTCCCGAAGAACTTTTTGTAGCTTTACAAAATAGAAGTAAATTTATAATAAATCTTGTGGAGAAATGGGAAAATACGTAGTAATGAATCCAGGATGGGTAATTATTAGACAGACATCCTATGACAAATGGTTATTAGTTTCTCCCCCAACAAGAGAACAAAAGGAATTAGGATTGCTGAGTGATTCCATAGAAGATGCTATGGAAAAATATCATTGTACAAAACTAGTTCATTGGAATAAGAATAAAGCAAGAGAGAAGTTAAATCAATTATATAAAAATTACAATGAAACGTGGGAATATAACGGGCAAACCTTCCAATCGCAAGAAACATTCAAAGAAAAAGCAAGAGAAACTTATTCCTCTTTACCAAGACATTCTCTTTGGGGAGACGGATCGACAATTAGTTCAGAGTATACTAGGATAGTTTATTATCACGGCAAGGTATTTTATTGTTATTGGTCTGGAACTTATGATGATAGATGCAGTCTATATGATATAAAAACTAGAGAATGCAGATTGTGGACGTCTATATACAATTGTGCTCCAGTTTTATGCTTAAATACAGGACAATATATTTAAAATATAATGAGATGAAGGAATTGACAGAGATATAAAGGTAATAATCAAAAGTAGTGAATTATGACTATTCAAGGAGAGGACTTTATTCTGACTCCTATTAACGAACATGCTCTAGGATTTGACTTGGAATTGTTGCAAACTATAAACAAAGGAAAATCTAATGAGAGGAAGGAGTTCAAGAATGTTGCTTATGCTTTGCCTTTAGATGTTGCTATAGAAAAAATAGCTCACTATAGGATTCGTAGGAATGCAGGAGATTCAGTAGTAGAATTAAAAAGCTATATTGAACAACTGAATAAAGAAAGAAAGATAATAACGGATTTGTGCAATGGCGAAAAAGAAATCCCAGAAAGTTAAAAGGGTTTATGAACCCAGAAAAGTATGTAAATGCCCCAGTTGTCAAACCAACACTATACATATGTTGTTTGACTATGATAAGGGTATTTATAAGTGTTTAATTTGTAATGCTGTACATTCAGTATGATATGGTTATTGATAATTTTTTATATAATTCCGGTTTTAGTAGTACTGGATTTTGGAGTAGTCGTTTTTAGATGTATTCGAGAAAACAATGATGATAACAAAGCACCTATCGGAATATTTCTGTTGGTTTTGTTAGTTTCGTTTTTTCCTATAACCAATTTATTCATGATGGGTTATTGTATAAATATGCTTATAGAAGACGAGGATTGTAGAGAAGTTTATGGACGACTCAGTATGTTAGGACAATTATTTAGTACAAGAATATGAAGAAAAAAGTAGAAAAGAAGAAAAAAGAGTTACCTCCAGTTAATGTGCATAACCAGGAAGAAATGATTGCTTTAGGCATTCATCCCAGAAATAGGGTCCCAAGAGATCCGAGTGTATGGACAAAAACACCTCATGAAAAAGAACTTGTCAAAGAATGTAGACATAGATACGGAAGAGGTATCAAAAAATACTAACGAGTTTTTCTATGAAGTGGTGATATATAAATTATTTCCTGATAGGGTAGAAACTATAAGTGGGAAATTTTTTAAAACCACTTCACCATATAAAGGAAAAACTTGTATAGTTAAAAAGCTCAATAAAGAGGTTAAAATTATGAAGGTAATTAATCAAATTTATTTATAATATATGGAAGTACTAGTAAACGAACAAGCTGCTCAGGCTAGAATGGAGTCTGGTTCTGAAAAAGTAGCTGCTACTATTGAGGCTTCTCCCGTTAATAAAGCTGATATTTTCCCTCCAGAAAAGAAAGCTAGGAGAAAAGGAACTCTGAGTGAAGAAATGATAAAAATGTTGGTTTATCAGATGGCTCATGAGTTGGAGAATCACAACATGTACAAAACTTTTGCAGCTTATTTCTATCGTAATGACTTGTCTAAACTTGGAGTTTATTTTGATGAGAGAGCGGCTGAAGAAAATTTACATCATCAGTGGATTTACAATTACTTAACCGAGTGTGATGCGGAATTTACCTATCCTCAAGTTCCAGCTATCAATTTGGATATTACTGACCATGTAATGCCATTTAGATTGACTGTAGACAAAGAGATTGAGACCACATTAGGAATTAATCAAATAGTCAATAGAGCTACTGAAGAAGGAGACTGGGCTACTTTTACATTCTTGATGGGCGACGATCCTAAAACTGGCAAATTAGTATTGGAACAACGAGAAGAAGAGTCTGTTTCTAGAACGGTTCTCGGATTAGCTGAGGCTGAAGGAAGTTGGCTGAGAAAACAGAACTCTATTCTGGAATTTTACAGAAATCCCGATGCAATCCAGCCAGACCAAGACGAAGATTAATAATAAATTAAAAAAAAAGAAAATTATATGAAAACTCAATTTTTAACTAAGACTTTTGTAGATTTTGCAGGTGTAGAAAGATCTTTTACTGTAGCAGCTGTACTGGAAAACAGAGAAACTATACCCCTCACTTTAAGAGAAGCTGCCACTGTACATATGGCAATCGCAGAAGGGGAAGGAAAGGATTTAGAATGTAGAGCTTGCGCTGCTCAGAAGGCACTCAAAAGCATTGATTCTATGCTTCACACTAAACGTGTTGCATTTGGAGTATCTTTCTGTCATCCAAGTGACATGAAAGTAGAGAATCCAGAGTTAGGAAAAACTATTGCAATAGGTAAAGCTAAGTGTGCTAGAACCAGAATTGGAGAAATTAACATGACGTCTGGAATGTTCATCAACTCTGAGCATATTAACCTTTGTCTCGAAAGATTTGCTGAACTAATCGCAAGAAATCCAGAAAATTATAGCTTGTCTTATGCGGTAGCAAAGGAGAAGTTTGAGGAAAAACACAAAAGTAACTAACTATGACTACTAGGAACCAGAATATACTTGTTGTAATTTTCTGCGTTCTTTTGGTATTAACTAATGTAACTCTCTGGACATATAATTGGAAGTATATGAAGTCGGATGAATATAACGAGGAGGTATCTCGTTTAAATGGTTTAAAGGATTCTTTAATCAATGTAAACGATTCATTAATTCTAGTGTCCAAAGAGTTATCTACTTCTGTAGACAGTTTAAAAAACGAGGTAAGTAAAGTAGATTCAGTTATTGTAGAAACAGAAAAGGTTTATGAAAAAGATTTTATTGATATCACTAATCAGTCTATTGCTGCCGACGCTAGGTTTTTCTCAGAATACCTTTCCGAAGATAGTACAAGATTCAATGATAGTAATAACTCCCCAACAACTGAAACACACTAACCTCATATTTTTGGAGCACAAGAAGTTTAAGTCTGATTTATTGGATTTGAACAAGAAATTATCTTTACAGAAGCAAATTAATGATAAGCTTGAGGAGTCTTTAGTAATACAAGCCAATGCCATAGAAAATTATAAATCTATGGAGTCTATAAATAAGGACTTGTTGTACAAGAAAGATCAAGAAATTAAAAAGTACAAGCTATCTGCAAAAGGCTGGATGATAGGAGGAATTTCTGTTACTGTAGTAGGAGTATTATTGTTAATAGCAAAATAGAATGACTGAAATAGAAGAATGGGCAAAAAAGAACATGTTTATTTCTATCTTTACTGTTATACACAATAATAGGATAGAATGGTCTGCTGGAGTTAGAGTGGGTATGGACAGTAAAAATACCTGGTTGCCATCTAAAGATGAAGGATGCCAATTTAGTTCATTTCTTACTCCAGAATCTGCGTTGAAACATGCTGTCGAATTTTGCAAAAACTACAAACCCAAGACCACGAGAATTGTAATTAACAAGAAGAAAAAATGAATCCTATAATTAAGGATAAGAAACGGCAAGAAATCGAGGCTGAACATAAAAAATATTGGAAATTTCCAGAAAGAAGTTGCCAAGAATGTAAGAAGTATCCTTGCTTCATTGGTCAAGAAAACGCTAAAGCTGATTTTGCTAAGTACGGGTGTATTAACTATATAGAAAAATAGGTTATATGTTGTTGTATGTTATAACAATCATCTTGTCTCTTGTAAATAATCTATGTGTTATATTTATGAACGATAGATTTGGTTATCACAAACTTAAGTATGATAGAAAGGTCAAAGTTAGAAATGCTTTGAAAATTCTTATCCTATTGTCTAGTTTTATACCCCTAGTTAATATAATTGTATCACTTTGGGTTCTAATTTATAGTGCAGATAACTATACATATGATATCGATGATTTAATAGAAGATGAAGAAAATAAAATAATTAAATGGCTGTTTAAGTAATGGATTATAATATCTACGTTGGATTAGGAGGTTCATTTGGAGGACCTAGATATGTAGGAACTCTATCTGACGTAACTGAGATTAAAGCTGAAGAAATAGCTCGAGAAATGGCTGAAGAGGAATACGAATCAAACACTTTTTATGATGGTGTACTTAGTTACGATGAAGTAGAGAGCAACATGCTTGAAGAGGATCCTGAATGTAGTCCTGAGGATATAATGGTAGCCTATCAGGAAGAGGTGGAGACTTGGATTGAATATAAGGTAGTCCCTAAAGAAAAAGATGATGAAACACAGGAAGATGAAATAGAGTATATTAATTAATGATTAAGATACTCCGCTGCAAGTTACTAACATATCAAATAGACCCAGGAGACTATGTAATTTACGTCTTTAGGAATTTAGATTCCTTAAGTACTTGCGATAAGTACATAATGTGTACTAAACATCCTAATTGGCAATCAAAACCTATTAGGATAGGACAAGAGGGGTATCTTAAAATAAAAGAGATAGAAGCTGGTAAGGACACATGGTATGATTGCGATTCTGGAGAATCTATTCCCTATAAATATGATGGAGTTCAATTTTTCGAGTTTATAGAGGAAAAGAAAAAAGAATTACAGCAAGAATGTATCATGATTTAATTACTTACAATAGATGATTTAACTACTAACTAGATATGCTGATGATAAAAACGTAAGTGATTAATATTTATATGAGTATTTTACAGGAAAGATTGAGTCAAGCAATTGCATCTAAGAAAAACGACATTAACACCTTTATTTGGAAGGGAGAAAAAAGAGAAGTAGACGGTAAATTTGTACAGGATGAAAAAAGATTAGTAGACTGTACTGAAGAGGAGTTACAAAGAAATTATGACTATTGTCAACAAATGCTATATAACGCTAGTAAACAAAAGCCTGGACGTTATGTGTTAATTTCAATTATAGACGATCAGATTCAAAGATGTAATTGTGAACTATTTTTGAGATGGCTTAAAACTGAAAACAACAAAGATAGATTCTCGTTTGTTGCAGAAATTAAACGAGTAATAGACTCTGCCGATCCGAAAGTCGTTGAAGACTTAAACAAAATTCCTATTAAGGCTATGACCTCTGGTATTCCAGATGAGTTTGCATCTTTACCAGTAAGTATGGTAATGGACGGAGGGTTAGACAAATTAGGGAAGTTCAATAAACAACATATTACGCTCACATTCATTTTGAAGCAAGGAGTATGGTTCACTCCAGAGGAAATGAAAGATTTAACTCTTAAAAATGAAGAAACCGGAGAAGTAAGAGACCGACTAGAAGTTGTAAAAGAGAATTTAGCTCTTGGTAATAATATTCCTTTAAAAATTACTCCCAAAGGGTTAACATATTCTCAATTGAGAGCTATGACTACATTGAAGAGCAAGAAGTATTCTGAACTTACTACTGAACAATTGAAAACTCTAAGAAACAGAATCTTATTTGCCTTGAGGGATGATTGTAAGTTCCATATCAAGCAGTGGGAAACTAGAATGAAGCAGATAGAAATGGTGGCAGAATCCAAAGGGTTTTCACTAAGATATGGATCAGATGCTGTGTAATTTATACTCAGTTTTACTATCGTTTAATGAACTTCTACTGACACTTCAAAAGTGCTCAGTAGATGACTATGCTGCTTTGTACTATCTGATTTATGGATGAAAAAACTAGTAGAGACTTAAGACAGGAAGAATGTGTAAAAAGATGGGTAGAAGCTAAATGTAAAGGAACTCTCGTAGCAGCTACTGGATTTGGGAAAACCAGAGTAGCTTTAATGGGTATCAAGAAATTTTTAGAAAAAAATCCACAAGCCTCTATTATGGTAGTTGTCCCTACACAAACGTTAAAAGACCAATGGATAGGTTTGTTACTAACTAATGGAATCGCTTTTGTCAATGTAGAAATTATAAATACAGTAGTAAAGGATCCAAACATTAAATTCCAGTGTGATTTATTAGTAATAGATGAGATTCATACTTGTGGAGCAAATCAGTTCTATAAAGTTTTCGAGCAAGTTAAGTACAAAATCATTCTAGGACTTACTGCAACTTTAGAAAGACTAGATGGAAGACATATTCTACTAGAGAAAAAAGCTCCAGTGTTTGACGAAATAACTATAGAAGAATGTTTAGAAAATCAGTGGGTATCTACTTATAAAAAGTATAAGGTTCTTTTAGATGTAGATTTAACAGAATACAACCAAGCCAATACTGAGTTTTATAATCATTTTTCGTTCTTCAACTTTAATTTTGATGAAGCTATGAAGTGTTTGGGACCTACTGGTTATTTAGGCAGGGAGCAAGTATTAAAGAATATTTGTTCTGACCCATCTAAATACAAAGACGTTAGAAAGGAAATTACTGCTCACGCTTTTGGATTTATGAAAGCCTTGCAAGCTAGAAAATCTTTTATCGCTAACCATATAAAGAAGATAGAGGTAACTAATAAAATTCTAGAAAATCGTCCTAACAGTAAGGCTATTACTTTTAGTCCGACTATTAAGATTGCTGAGAAAATAAAATATGGAGGAGTTTTACATTCTAAACAAACAAAGAATAAAAGAAACTTATCTATAGAGGAATTTATCGGAATGACTAGTGGTTGTATTAATACCAGTAAAGCGTTAGATGTTGGGAACGATATACCTGGTGTGAACTTAGGTATTATTTTGGGTATAGATAGTAGCAAGACTAGACTAATCCAAAGAACTGGAAGGATTATTAGATATTCTCCAGGAAAAGAAGCAGAAATCTTTATACTGGTAATTAAAGGTACAGTAGAGGAGGAATGGTTAAGAAGATCGTCTGGAGTCAGTAGTTATATAACAATTGACGAAGAGGGACTAGACAAAGTACTAGCAAATCAACCTTATACACCAAAAAAGGAAAGAGAAGTAGGAATGTTATTTAGGTTTTAACATTTTTTACATTTTTTAATTAAGAAATTTTTATTAACTTTGTACCTATGATTGTGCGAGAAGATTGTATAGAAGATATTGCTAGGTTTATTATAGAGGAATGGTACTTAATGTTGTGGCTAGAAGACGATCCAGAAACAGAAGAGTTCTTCTGGAATATCGAGGCTACAATTGACGGGTATCATAGCGTAATGTTTGAAGACCATTCTCTGTTAGAGGTATTAAACAAAGCAGTAGAATATTGTAAACATCATAGATGGACTGAAATATGGTAGAAATAGCTATTTACGATAAAGAAGTAGATGAAACATTTGTTGATAGTGTCAATGTAGACACCTTTTTGAAGATGCTTAATCAGCATCAGTCGGGAGTCATTAACATATTAAGAGCAAAAATAGACAATAAAAAGTTAAGTATAGAAGAATTATTAAAGGTATTAAAGACATGACTGCTGAAAAACTATCTGAACTTAGCGTCTTGTTAAATTTAGTAATAGGGAGATGGATTCCGCCGCAAGGTAAGTATGACCTCAACGCTATTACTAAAAGAGCTAACGAGTTGCTGGAAGAATATTTACAACCGTACAAGGTTAACCAAGTTAATGAATCCACTACGAAAGTAGACTAAAACATTATACAATTAATAGATTGATAAGTTGATAATTTATTGATTCTATTAATTGACTGATATTGAAAATGAATTGCTAATGTTAGAACGCTACAACCTAACACCAGAAGAGTGGCTAGTTACCAGACTTCTAATATTAGCTAGTGTTGATGAGGGACATAAACAATATTTTATTCGTTATTTGAACATTCCTCGAAAAAACAGTTTGAGAGACGTATTAATTAGCCTACAAGATAAATCTATTATTTTAAAGTCTTATAGAATACCAAAAGCCGGAGAGAAATTTGACCCAGAGGATGTTGATTTAAATAAGAATTTTCTTAAAACATTCTATAAATGTTCTGGAATTTTAGGACAGGAATTGTTTCTTAACTATCCACACAGTATAGAAAGTGGAGGAAAGACTTATACACTAAACAACATTACTAAGGGATACAAAGATATGGAAGAGCTGTATTACGACTACGGTAGAATTATCAAGTTTAATCCAGAGACCCATAAAGAAATTATGGAACTTTTAGAATTTGGTAAAGAACATAATTTGATTTCTTATGGAATTTGTGAATTCATTAAGTCTTATAAATGGCTAAATATAAAGAAAATGAAGGAAGATGGATCATATGTAGGAACAACTTTTGATAGTATTACTTCATTATAATGATTCTGGATAATTTATTGTCTCAAATAGACAAAGGAAGAGAGGGCAAAAACTGGGGATTACCTATGGGATTACCTAAACTAGAACAATATGTAGATGGTGTGTCTCAGGGCACTTACACTCTCCTATTCTCTGGTTCTGGTGTTGGCAAAACCTCTTTAGCATTATATTCCTATATTTACAGACCTATTATGGATAATCTGAACAATTCTTATCAGTTTCATATCTTTTATATTAGTCTGGAAATGAAAGCTGAAGTACTTTTAGCTAAATTGCTTTCTACCTATATATTTGAGACATATGGCAAGGAGATTTCTTATAAAGAGATGCTTTCTAAAACTAGAAATACTATTTTATCTGACGAGGATTATGATCTTATAAAGAGATCTATTCCATGGATGAAGAAAATAGAATCTATGTTAACTATTTGGGACAAGTCTCTTAACTCTTCAAGCTTCTTTAAATTAATGAAAGACTTAGCTGATAAAAACGGAACTTTTTATGAAGAGCAAAATAGGAAATATTATACTCCAAACAATCCAGATAAAGTTATACTTGTAGTAATAGACCACTTGGCATTAGTTCAGAACCAAGTAGGCAATAGTCTCAAAAATGAAATGGATGCAATATCTAAAGTAGCTGTACAATTCAGAAATAGATGTAATTTTAGTTTTCTGATGATTATGCAGGCTAATAGAGAGTCAGCAAACGTAGAAAGAAGAAAACTAGAACTAGTTGAACCTCAACGTCAAGATGTAAAGGATTCGAGTTGTATGGAAGCTGATAGCGATATTATGATAGCCGTATTTAATCCATTTCGTGAAAAACTTACCTCGTATAGAGGATATAATATAAAAGCCTTAAAAGCTAATTTTAGAAGTATTATTCTGTTGAAGAATAGATATGGAGATGGTGATGTTTCTATAGGATGCAATTTCTTTGGAAAATGTAATTTATGGAAAGAATTACCAAGAGCAGACCAAATTCAAGACTACGAAAAGTTTACTGATATAAACACATATAAGCAAATTAAAGATAAGGAGGAAATTGAAGATGTAGAAGAATTTAAGACAGATATGCCGTCAATGAAAAGTATTGAAATTATATTGTAAAATGGCAGAATTAATTGGAATTGCAGGAAATTCAGGTTCAGGAAAAACAACTTCGGTAAAGGATTTAAATCCAATAGAGACTTTTATTATTAGTGTATTAGGTAAACCCCTTCCTTTTAGAGGATTTAAGAAAAATTACCCTCCTCTAAAAGTAGTTGACAAGAACTATGTAGGTAATTTCTTTACTTCCAACAAAGTTGATAATATTATCAAGATTTTTGGAATAATCAACAAATCTCGTCCAGAAATTAAACAAATTGTTATAGACGATAAATAAAATTTTTCATTAAGTCACAAAATATTTTGTAGAGTAATTATTTTTTAGTAATTTTGTATCAAATTTAAAATGATACATTATGAATAGAATTAATTATGACCAAGAAAAAATTATAGAGCTTTATAATAAGGGCTATACAGATAGACAAATTGCAGAAACTTTAAACTATCCAGTTAATAATTTTGCTTCTTATAGGAGGAAAAATTTAAAGCTTCCTCCTAATAAACCAAGGGAAACAGATATATTAACAGCTGACGAATTAGCTGTATTAATAGGAACTCTTTTAGGAGATTCGTGTGTGCAGTATGTACATTCTAAATGTAAATATCCTTCACTGTCATTTACTCATTGCATTAAACAAAAAGAATACTTTTTAGTAAAATGCAAAAAACTAGAAAAATTAATTTCATCATATAAAGAGTATAATTACGGAGAAAGAGCTACCTCTAAAGATAAGACGTTTCTCCATTGTACTGGTAAGAATATGAAATGCTTAGTGGATATTAGAAATGTCTTTTATCCTGATGGTATAAAAATTATACCAATAGAATTTCTAGAGAAACACATGACTAAAGAAAGTATTTACTACTTAATGATGGATGATGGTAGTTATGATATACATACGAATAGCTACATATTAAATACACAATGTTTTACTAGAGAGAACTTAGAAAACTTTATTGAGTTTTTAAAAGTTAAGTTTGGTCTAGACTTTTCTGTAAAAAGTGATAATAGTCTTTATTTAAAACACTCATCTAATGAAAAGATGGTTGAAATACTACAAAAATATAACATTTGTGATTCCATGAATTATAAGTGTTGTCTCAAAACTCCGTTAAACGGGGAAGTTCCAGATAATCTGGGTAATCCCGTGCTAAACCCTCAAGAAATTGAGGAAAATGCCGAACGACTAGAAGTGATGCCTAACACAAAAGGTGAGGCTATAAAATCTTCCACGAAAGCGGGGCACTACTTAAAGTAGAATTTGTGAAAATACGAAATAAGCTAAAGAGATAGTCTGATCTATATAGTAATATATAGAACTATAGGATAAAGAGCCTATAGGGTAACATAATGGCCAACTATTTAATGTCTTGTGAAACTATGGATAGAGCAGAAGAAAAGGGATATGAAAAGTTTACTCAAATAGCCAAGCACTATTATGATATGCTCAAAACAGCATTGAATTTGAGAGACGATTTAAAAGTTATTGTCATTTCTCATATTGAGAATGCTGGAGACACTATGAATCCTCAATATAAACTCAAAACTACTGGAAAAATGTTGGATAATACTATCAATGTAGATGGTTTGTTCACTTATTTGCTGTACACTGAGTTAATTGAAAATGAAAATGGAGATATGGAACATGTATTCAGAACTAACACTGTTAAAGGTGAAGATACTTGTAAAACTCCATTAGGTTGTTTCGAAAATCTATATATTCCTAATAATCTCCAACTAGTAGTAGAGACAATTGACCGTTATAATAACGGAGACGAAGAAGATGATGCTGAAGACAAAACATCAAATGTTAATAACAAAGAGTAATGAGTAGAGTTAAAGTAAAAATGGAGTTAGAGTTCTGGTATGATCCAGAAACTAACACTTATGAACCTATTTCTAACAAAGTGATAGAAGATAACACTAAAAGTTCTTCTAAACCATCTAAAGGAAAAACTAAGGATGATAGCAGTTCTGAGCCTATAATTACTTTGGAAGATAATAAATATATATTGAACAGTAGAGCTGTTGAAGCTCTTGGAGTGCAATATGAAGATAGGTTAACAATTCAGTATCATAAAGTAAATGGTAAACTTGTTCCAGTTATTGCTAAGGATGAAGTCCTCGGAGTTAAGGGAGGAAACAAGTTGACTAAAAGTAACACCGTTGCCTGTAGAGGTAAAGCTAATGAAAAGTTATCTGAATACGGTTCAGAATTTAAGTTAGTCGAAAAAGGTGAAGGTATATATATAATGGAAGGCGATAAAGAGCCTACGCCATATAAAGAAGTTGATAAAAATATCAACATCAGCGAATCGGAGGATGCTCACGATCTGGAAGATTTAGATTCTGTGGATCTGACTGCAGACCTAGATTCGGAGGATGCTGTAGAAATCACATTCGATGATATTCTTTAGATGGTTAAAAGATAAACATACGTTGCGAGATAATTACAATACAAGTAGATGCTTAAAAAAGTAAAAAGTATTAAAAAAATTGTAATTATGAGTATGAATTTGAACATTGGTTTTAACAAAGGCGAAAAGTTTATATCTAGCAGTTTACCTTTATTGAAAGCTTGGGGAATTTATGAAGTAACATTCGATGGTTGTGAATATACAACTTTTGCTGGCAAGAAAGACCCTAACGCAAATTATGAAGTTTTGAAATTCAAGTTTAAAGGAGAAACTGGTCAATATGTTGAGACCTTGTTTGCACCAAAACCGGGGGATGAAGAAAGAAAGACTAGAACTAATGCTAATGGTCATGAAGTTCCGACTCCTTCTAATATAGACAATTTCAAATATGAACTTGGACAGTTGCTTACTTATATCAGTCCAGAGGCTCTTAACAAGCTAGCCGGCAAGTCTGTGTCTTTCTCTGATATTGCTAAGTTTGTAGTCAAACAGACTGAAGCTTCTATTGGCAAGACTGTATATATCAAATTGATTGGTAATAAAAGTAACAAACCAAGATTCCCATACTTCTTGAGCTTCTTTGAAGGACAGAGCGAACCCGTAATTACCAACAACTTTATTAGTGACAGCATTAATAAGTTAGGATTTACTGAGTATGAGCTGTCTCAGAAGGATAAGATTGAAAATGCAAAACCTACTAATATGGCAAGTGTATCAGAAGGAAACTCTACGGATTTGAATAATCCAGATGCTTCTGACGAAAGTGCATCTGCTGACTTAGATTTGGATTTGCTTTAATCGAAAATTCTTAGTATATTTGTAGTCTAAATTTAAGATGCTAGTATGCAAATAAAAATTCAGCCTACGAAAATTACTAAAGAATTAATCCTAAGCCATGTATCGGAAGAAACTCTGATGGAACACTATTTAGGAATACCTGTCAAAAAGGGGATCTTTAGATCTCCTTTAAGAACAGATAATAATCCTACTTGTAGTTTTGACAGAGATAAGTATGGAAGACTAGTGTTTAAAGATTTCAATGGGAGCTTTTACGGTGATGCTTTTGAAGTAGTTAAAAAACTTTACAATGTTCCTTATTATGAAGCTTTAAACATTATTGCTAATGATTTTGGGATTATTGAGATTCCCCGATTAACGAAACACCCTAAGATAATTGAGTATTCAAACACTCAATTTGAAGAATCAGGACCAAGTAATATTCAGATAGAGGTTAAACCATTCTCTGAGCAAGAATTGGAGTGGTGGGCTTCATTTGGAATTACTCAAGAACTATTGAAAAAATATAACGTTTATTCGTGCAAAAATGTTTTTTTAAATGGTTCATATTTGACCTCTTCATCAGAAACAGACTTCATTTTTGCCTATTATAGAGGTAATATAGACGGAGTAGACTATTTCAGGATATATTTCCCTATGAGAAAACATTTCAGATTCTTATCTAATTGGACGTCAAAAATGATTCAAGGAGCCAGACAACTTCCAAAAACTGGTGATTTGTTAGTAATCACTAAAAGTATGAAAGATGTAATGACTCTAGCGAGTTTTGGTATAACGGCAATAGCCCCAAATTCAGAAACATTATTTTTATCAGAGGAACAGTATGAAAAAGTCAAGAAAAGATTTAAGCATATAGTTCTTCTGTATGATAATGATTTAGCTGGAATAAGCAATATGAACAAAATTCGTAAAAGTTTTAAAGATATTAACTGTGTTTGGATCCCCAGAAAATACGCAAAAGATATAAGTGATTTTCGCAAAAAATATGGAGAAGAGAACACTAAAAAATTAATCAGCAAAGCTAAACGAATTTTGAACATAAATGACTAAAAAGAAAGAATTGAATACATCTTGCAAGGCAACCTTCAAAGATGGAAGTGTGCAAGAATTTAACTCGATAGAAGAGGCTGCAGAATCTACTAGATTAACCGTGGCGACTATAAAGATAAGATGCAATAGACCTGGATGTGTGGGAAAAGATAAAACTGCTTTTGAGTGGTTAGACGAGCACACTAAGAGAAGCTATCAGGCTAAGAAATCTAAATCTAAAGGTAGTGCATTAGAATATCAGGTGGTGAAGGATTTAAAGGAGATAGGATTCACTGGATGTGTTACAGCTAGAGGAGAATCCAAAAGAGTTGATAATAACAAAATTGATATTATTGACACTGAAGGGAAACTTCCTGTTAACATTCAATGTAAGCATTATCAAAACACTCCAAACTATTTTAAAATTAGAGAAGAGTGTGGAGACAAGTCCAAGCCGTTTACTATTGTATGGAAAAAATCTGCAGAAGGAGGAGCTAACAGTCCTGGCACTGTCGCGATTTTGCCAATAAATTTATTTTATGCATTTCTTAAAATAGCAAATGAAAATGGAGAATTGAAAAACTTGTGCAATATTTAATAACTATGAAGTATCTGATACTGGTTTAGTGAGGAATACTAGAACTAAGAAAATGCTTAAACTATCTTTAGACAAAGATGGATATTATCGTGTTAGTCTATATACAAATAATAAAAAATACAATAAACCTGTATATAGATTAGTAGCCTTAACTTTCTTAGAAAATCCAGATAATTTACCAATAGTAGATCACATAGATAAAGACAGAACCAATAATTGTGTGAGTAATTTACGATGGGTAGACTATAAAGGAAATTCCAGAAACGCCAAGTTTAATAAGAGAGTTAAGATATGTGATCCTTCTGGCAATATAATAAACACATTTGATACTATAGTAGAAGCTTCAGAGTATTATGGGATCGCTAATGATAAAATGACTGCTGCAACTGTAGTTAATAGTAAACTAGAAGGATATATTGCTTACTTATAAATTAAAAATTTTTAAAGGCTTATCTACAATAAAGTAGGTAAGCTATTTTTGTTTATGGAATTAGTAATTAGACCATTTAAAGATGATATATCCAAGTTATCTAAATTCGGAGTGGTAGCTCTTACATTTGAAGAACGATACTCTAAATGGCTTTCTTCTGTCAAGAAGAAAAAGTTAGGTTTGTGTACACCTGAGGTATTTTCTTTGGGATATGATTCTTTATTATCTGAATTAAAAGAATGTTTGTTTGTGACTGTAAATACGGAAGAAGAGTTAAATTTAGTAGACTCAAATTTTAACGTTATAGAATATAATTAATGAGAAATGTTTTGTTAGGGGCTATCATTGGAGATATGTGTGGTAAGCCTTATGAATTTATGAGAAGTAGAGTTGAAAATCTCAATGATTTTGACTTAATAACTCCAGAATCACGATTTACTGATGATACGGTATGTACTATTGCCATCGCGGATGCACTTATTAAAAGCAATGCAAAATTTCCTAATTTCAAGGAGTCTCTTATTACATGGTGCCGACGTTATCCAGGAGCTGGATATGGTAAAATGTTTTACAAGTGGTTTATGTCTGCTGAGTTAGACAGACCTGAAATATATAGTTATGGTAACGGTTCTGGAATGAGAGTAAGTTCATGTGGATGGTCTATATATAGAGAGAAAACTCTGGAATTAGCTAAGCTTTCTACATTACCTACTCACAGTCATCCAGAAGGTATTAAAGGAGCTCAAGCTATAGCTGACTGTATTTGGACCGCTAATAACAATAGCAGTAGTGATGCCAAGTCAGAAGTACTAAAAGTAGCTTTGGATTACTATCCTGAATTTGATTTCAATACTCCCATTTCTGAGTTAAGAAAGGATTATACGTTCGACTGTACGTGTCAAGGATCTGTACCACAAGCTATAAAGTGTTATCTAGAGTCAAACAGCTATGAGGATTGCATAAGAAAAGCTATATGGCTTGGAGGAGACACTGATACCATAGCAGCAATGGCTGGCAGTATTGCATTTGCAGACTATTGGTTCATTCCAGAGTATTTAGTTGATGCGGCAAAAAACAATCTTCCTACTGAGATAATGGAAGTGGTAGAATCATTTGATGATTTTGTAACTTACGAAGAATGGTAAACACGTACCTTTATCCAATATATGATTCTGAAAGTGATGAATGTTCTATTGGTACTGTTAAAGCTCGTAGTCTAGAGGACGCTTATGAAAAGTTGTCTGAGGTCTATGAACTAGATACAGTCTGTGAGAATCATTTTGAATTTCAGGAAGCCATGAAAGAGTATGGCTATGTAATTGGGTTACTAACTGATATTGACGAAGTTTAATGAATAAGTTAAGAATAGGATTAGATATTGACGACACCTTAGGAGATTTTTATGGGCATTACAAAACCTTTTTCAAAGCTGATAAAAACCCTAGAGTAATGGAAGATAAAAACATTACTAAGAACGTTTGTAAGCTGAAAACTAACAAAGAATTTTGGCTTAGTTTACCCAAGATAGATAGTATTAACTTTGAGCCAGAATTGTACTGTACTAAGAGAATTAATCCAAAAGCTTGGAGTAGAGAATGGTTAGTAAAGAATGGATTTCCCAATAAACCTATCTATCAAATGATATATCAGGGTGGAAATAAGGCTGTTATGATTAAAGGTAGATGTGATGTTTTGATTGATGATTCGGTATCTAATGTACTTAAATGCATAGATTCTGGTATGCCGGCTTTACTTATAGATAGACCACATAATAGATGGTTCGGACCACAGTACAGAATCTTCAGTTTGGACATATATGAGATTTGCGACGCGTATAACATTTTATTAGAATTTAATGGAGAAAACTTTATTTGATTGGAAAGATTGGGATCTAATAGATACCTTAGTTTTCTGTTTCTACAACTGTAATTTAAAAATCCCCATTGGAAAATTTGCAGCTGGTTGCGAAGTTGATTGCATTGTAATGGATTACGAAAAGGGTATTATGGTTATTAGCGATTATGAAGATAATGAATATAAATTCACTTTAAATCTTCAAATCGGTGAGCCAGTGTCAGCATAATGAGATTCAGATAATTCCAATACTTGAATCCTTACAAATATTAGACATTAGTGACGAAGAATATTTTGGAGAAAAATATAAGGAATACATAAGTAACTCCAAACTTAAGCTAATTAATCCAAAAGAGGGAGGAAGTCCAGAATTATATCTTCAGGGACTGCCGTTTACAGCGAGTGATGCATTTTACTTTGGTTCAGCTGTCCACGAGTTAGTGTTACAGCCAGAATCCTTCAAATTAGTAGAATCAGTAGATAGACCAACTGCTAAAGCTGGTTTTATGGCTGATGAATTATTTACTACTTATAAGAAGAAAGGTTTAGTGGAGTTTACAGATGTTGTGAAAGCATCTGATAAAATTAGTTATTATAAAGGGAAAATGGATAGGGATAAGTATAATGCTCTTATACAAAAAATATTACCTTACTTTGAACAAAGACTTAGCTATGAAAATAATAATGACCACAATGGAGCAATTTATCTAGATGTGAAATCTAGAGACAAATTAAAAAGTTGTTTAACTAATATAAAAAACCACGAGGGTATCCAGGAATTGTTGAATCCTAAAGGGTTAATGTCAAAACCTACTAGCTGTAACGAAGCTACTATTTTGTTAGATGTGAAGTGTGTTACACCATCTAAAGAAGAAGTTGTCCTCCATCTTAAAGGTAAACTGGATAATTATACCTTAGATTGGGAAACTGGAACTATTACACTGAACGACTTAAAGACCACAGGTCATTTAGTGGAAGATTTTGGTAAAGCTAGTTTCTATAAGTATCATTATTATAGACAAATGGGTATGTATGGCTGGTTACTACATTTGGCTAATAAGGCTATTTATAAAATTCCTGACCTTACATTTAAGTGTAATATGTTATTGGTATCATCCATTCCTCCTTGTAATTGTGGAATTTACAAAGTTACTAACTCTCATATACAAAAAGGAGTGCAAGAATTTTCTGATTTATTAAAAAGAGTAGCACATTTAGAATTATATGGAAACTAAAACAGATGTTGGAGTTTTATTGGCTGGCACTCCGTCATATAAAGACCTGCAAAATATATATCTGAAGTGGTTTAGTTTGGGTGGAATAGCAGGAGAAATAGACAACAAATTTGCATTAATTTCTCTAATATGCGCTCTTACTACTGCTCAGAAAAATAAAAATCCGGATATTACTTGTTATGAAGTGATTCGGAAAATTATCTCTAAGGGAGGCTTGCAACTTACAGATGATTATTTATTTGGATTATCTATAGTCTGCGAGGATTTCCTTAAAGGAAGCACAAAATTCAATACCTGTGGATTGAAAACGGCTAAAGAGATGGTTGAGAAAATCAACGAAATACTTGAAAAATGGCTGCCGTTTTAAATATACATTAGATGAAAATATCAAGAAAATAGATAAGAAATTTTAAAAAGATTTTTTCATAAGTGTTTGGAGGATACAAAAAATTGTAGTACCTTTGTATCACTTTCTCAGTGAGAAGAGGGAGTACATAAAGTGTTCACAAAAATTAACACTTATATGTTTTGATGGCTACGGAAAAAGTAGTATCTTTGTAGCATCAAACAATGAGATGATAAATATGAACTAATGACTTAAAATTTTTTATTTATGGAAATCAATTTGAACTTTAAACGTGTCGATGTAAACGCTTTCACTTTAAAAGAAGCAGAAGAAATTTTAGCTGAAAAGGCAAACTTTGAAAAATTTGCAAACGCAACTCAAGCATGGAAGAACGCAGGTAGTCCAATGCAGAACACGAAAGAATTTAAAGAATTTTGTGCAAATTATTTGGCAGACAAGACCAAAAATAAACAGGGTCTAGGATGTGTAATCGTTTACGAAGCTGGTAAAGCTGATACCAGAGAACGTCCGTGGGAAATGAACGACATTGTAAACGAACTTGGAAAACGTAGGTACAAAACTACTTATCTAATCATCGACGATGAAACAGGTAAGATTTTGGCTAAAACTCAGGAAAACAAAGCCAAGGCTAAAGAATTAGCTAAGGAGCTGTACACTAAGGGTGAATACAAAGGAAAACTTACTTGTATTTATACTAAGGAAGTAGTTGAAGGTGAAAAGAAAGCATTTACAATGAAGTATTGTCCTTCTAAGAGTGCAAAAGAAGGGTATTTTATTTTCTTCGGAATCGAACGTAACTAACCCCCCCCCGAAGACTAAAAGTCGAGTATTAAACTTTAATAAAGTCTCCTTATTATATTATGAGGAGACTTTTTTTATTTTGTAAAATTTCTATGGATAGGTATGAATTTATATGAAAATCTGTACAAAAATTTGGATACAAATTTGATTATAGAGAGGTAGGAAAAATTAAAAATTCTAAATCAAAGGTAGTTTTAATATGCCCTATACATGGAGTGTTTATGCAAGAGGTCGGGAATCATCTTCGTAGTGCTCATGGATGTACTGAATGTGGTAAGGAGGCAAGAGGAAAATCTAACAGGGATACTAAAGATTCCTGAATAATTAAAGCTATAAAAAGACATGGAGACTTTTATAATTATAGTAAGGTTAGATATATAGACTGCTATACTCCAGTTACTATAATTTGTCCCATCCACGGAGAATTTCAACAAGTTCCTTATTATCATACAAGTGAAAATGGTTGCCCTAAATGTGGAAATATTAAGAAAAATGCTAATAAAATATTAACAACTGAAGAATTTGTTGAAAAAGCTAAAAGTATTCACGGAACTACTTACAGTTATGATGCAGTAGAATATGAAACTACTGATAGTAAAGTTTGTATAATTTGTCCTATTCATGGTGAATTTTGACAAACTCCACATTCTCATTTGCAAGGACATGGATGTCCTTATTGTAATCATCTTTCTAAAGGTGAAGAGTACGTTAAAAATGTCCTAAACGAACTTGGAATAAATTATATATGACAATATTGTATTAAAACTGATAAAAGACATTATAATATTGACTTTTACCTACCTGAATACAATTTAGCAATAGAGTATAATGGAGAGCAACATTACAAGTTTTCTCATATTTTCACAAAACAGAAGAAAACTTTATTAAACAAAAACAAAGGGATTCTGAAGTAAAAGATTTATTATATGCTAAGAATATTAAATTACATATTATAAGTTATAGAACTCCTTTTGAAAAAGTTAAAATAGATTTAGAAAAACTGTTAAAATAGGGGAATTATCTGAATAAGGTAGTTCCCCTTATTTTTTATATAGATAAAAAAGTAACATTAATTAAACTGGAGAGTAAACTCCTTGTAATATTAAACAATTTAAAATGAAATTATCTACAATCATTAAACTCAGAAAAGAACTAGAATCAATCAAAGAAAGTGGCTTAACTATTTCAGAATATTGTACAAAAATAGGGAAAGCTAGATCTGGATATAGTATCCGAATAAAGAAAGTGATTGAATCGGAAGGAGAGTACAAAGAAGAGGCTGAAAAAGTTATATCGTTGTACAACGAACTTTCTGGAAAAAGAAAACCTAAATCCAAATTTCAGGAAGCCGACCTATTCTCTTTAGATGGTTCCGTTTCTGAAAAAGTGATCGAAGAAAATACTGAACCTGACGAGTTTGATGGAACTACTCATGTAACTTATATCAGAAGCCTATCAACTAATAAAATTACAGGTTATGAAGTTCAAGTAAAAGTCAGAGACAAAGCAGATTTTATCACTACATTATCCAGAAGTGATGCAGAATTAATCTTTGGTTTATATACTTATTACGGTGGAAATATTACCGCTAGAAATGTAGCCAATGAATTTCCTCGGTATACATTACCAGAGGTTAAAAAGATATTCAGAGCATTTAAACTAACTAAAGACAGTGCTTGGTTCCCGCCTCATATTTGTGAAGAATATACAGAGGAAGAAAAGGCTCAGTATAGAATGAATCTGAAGGAGAGAGCTGCATTCAAATATGCTGATTCTAGGCAGGAGAGAGATTTCAAGAACACCATCAACAAAATGGCTTCGGAAATCAATCGCCTTAAGAACTTTAATGGACAATTTGAAGAAATTCTTACAAAATTTACTGGAAAAAACTCGACGATTATAAAGCATTTTCCTAAAGTAGTTTCTGATGGTAAGACCATTATGATTTTTCTAGCGGATATGCATATTGGAGCCAAAGTTAATGACCAGGCTTTATTTGACAATCACTATGATATGAGTGTAGTGTATAGTAGAATGGATCAAATTATTGCTTATTTTTCCAAATTTAGCCCATGTAAAAGAATAGTCGTAGTTAATGTCGGAGATGCTCTGGATGGAATGGATAACCAAACTGCAAGAAGAGACCACTTCATTCCTCAGAATATGAATAATTTCGAGCAACTTAATAATTACGTAGGGGCAATCAAGTATTTATTTGATAATATGATTGCTAATGGAATGGCTTCTGAGTATTCATATATATCAGTTCCTTGTGGAAATCATGATGGAGCATTTGGATATGCAGCCGCACAATTAGCTGCAGCAACTTTAAAACTTAACTATCCTCAAATTGAAACATATGTAGAAAGTAAATTTTATGTTAGATATGACGTTGGAGAATATTCATATCTGATCTGTCATGGTAAGGATGAGCAATTTATGAGAAATGGATTCAAAATCAACTTGGATGATAATACTGAATTAAAAATTAATCAGTATATTGACTCTTTAGATGGTTTGAAACCTAATATCAATGTTGTAAGTGGTGATTTACATAACGAAGCAATGAGTAGAGGTAAAAAGTTCAAATACTGGAAAGTGGGATCTTTCTTTGGTTCTTCTGAATATTGTATGTATGGTTGGGGCAATACTCCAGCTCATGTAAATTATCATATAATCTCAGATGATATATTGATGAATGGAACTGTAGAACTAAAATGAATTATGATATACTAGTCAATGGTCAAGATCTTCATAGTTTTGGAGATCTTGAATCATTTGAAAGCGCTATACCGGAAATTGAAACTCTTGAAATAGAAGGTTTAGATGTTGTAGTTTTCTCAGATGAGCATTATTTTATTTATGAGTTTTTTAAATCCTGGAATACTTATCATAGCAATGAACAAAAGATAATAGCGTATTATGCCGAAGCTAGAGGATATGACTTGATAGATGATATAGATACTATCAAGGAGGAAGCAATAGATAATTTTCTCGGAGTATATGAAGATGAGAGAGAAGCTGTTAAGGAATTATTTAAGTTGTCTTTATCCAATTCAGATTATGAAAGTATAGAGTGGATACTAACTCCTAATGTTGTAGAAGCTATAAGTGTATCACAATTAACTATGTATAACGATTATTATTATTTATGGAACTAACTTTAGAAGAAGCTTTAAAAGGAAAAGCGACTAGAATTAAAAATAAGGATTACTTTGAAACTAAAGCATACTTGGAACCATTTATAGAAAGGATGTCCAAATTTACAAATGATTTCAGAGTAAATGCTATACTTCCAGATCAGATTACCAAAACCAAAACCGGAGAAATTGATATGGATGATATTACTTTCAATAGATTATGGATTCAAGCAGTTCTTCCGGGAGAATTTGCCTTTAATAATCACCAGGAGGTAGTAGGAGTGGTATATGGATTGGACGTGAGAAAGCCTATCGTAAAAATTTACAGAGGTGGACTTAATATGGCTTGTCTTAATTTATGCATATTTCAGCCAGAAGAATTAAATGTTCAAGAACTAGAACCAGAACGTCCGATTGACTTTTCTCCAATCAAACGAATAATGGAGAATACTTGCGAAATGAAAGCCTATTTGGAAAGGCTGGATAACACGGAATTTGTAAGAGACAAACAGTCCGTTGAAAGAGAATTGGGAAGATGGATAAATAATTCTATTCTTAAGTCTTACGACAATGGGTTTGGTAAAGTAAAATTGGCAACTTCCCTTATTATAGACGCATATAAAAACTTATTCATAAATGAAGAGTCTGACTACTTTGTAGAAGAGAATACTCCAGTTTCTATGTTCACCGTATATAACTCTTTTACTGATCAGATTTGTAACAAGGATAAAGACATTATGAATAAGGCAGAAAAAACCCTATTACTGAAAAGTATATTAGAATTTTAGTTAATATTAAATCTTATAGACTTTGATATCAGTAATTTAAGAAAGATAAGCAATTACTTGTCCTAAAATCTTGAAAGTACTAAATGAGTTTGTAATTTTCAAAAAAGTTTATTATCTTTGTAGAACTTTATGGTTGCGAAACTATAAAAGATATAATAAATTGAAAATTATATAACTTATTTAGGTAGAAATTATGTTAGTTATTAAAAGAAACAAAAGTGTAGAAAATTTTGACTGGAAGAAAGTCGAGAAAGCCATTGTAAAGGCATTTAATGCTGTTAATGAGCCTATTAACCAAGCTACTTTAGATGAAATTAGAGATGAATTATCCTTTAACAGTATTACTGGCGTAGAAGAGATTCAGGATCAGATAGAGTATGCCTTAATGACTTTGGACTATTGTAATGTGGCTAAGGCATTTATACTTTACAGAAACAAGCAGACAGAAAATAGAGTACTAGACCAAAAAGTAAAATTCATTCAAGATTATACTAATGCAAGTAATGCTGCAACTGGAAGTAAATTTGATCCAAATGCGAATGTTACAGAAAAAAATGTAGCAACTTTAACGGCAGAACTATACAAAGGAGACATTATAAAATTAAATAGAGCAAGACTTGTTAGTAAAATTAGAGAACTCTACGGAGAAGACTTGGCTAAAGAATATATTAGACAGTTGGAATCACATGAGTTATATAAGCATGACGAAACAAGTATTATGCCATACTGCGTTGCAATTACAATGTATCCATTCCTTTTAAATGGTTTACAAGACCTTGGAGGATTGTCTGCTAAACCTCAAAATCTTGATTCGTTCTGTGGTATATTCATTAACTTATGTTTTGCAATTAGTTCTCAATTCGCAGGAGCATTAGCAACTGGAGAGTTTCTAATGTATTTCGATTATTTTGCCCGTAAAGAGTGGGGAGATGATTATTATAAACATGCCGATATGTGTGTTCAATATTATGGAGACTTAAATGGGTCTGTACAAGCAAACAATCCAGATGTAAAAGGTAGGTCTATTGAAAAAGTAATTGAGCAGAAATTCCAGCAAATTGTATACTCTATGAATCAACCTGCTGCTGCACGCGGATTCCAAAGTATATTTTGGAATATAAGTTACTTTGATAAGAATTATTTTGATGGGATGTTTGGAGAGTTTTATTTTCCAGATGGGACACAGCCTAAATGGGATTCTCTTAATTGGCTTCAGAAGAAATTTATGAAATGGTTTAATAAAGAGAGAACCAAAACTATATTAACATTCCCCGTTGAAACTATGGCTTTGTTAACTGACGGAGAGGATGTGATAGACAAGGAATATGCTGATTTTACTGCAGAAATGTATGCGGAAGGACACTCTTTCTTTACTTATATGTCTGATTCAGCTGATAGTTTATCAAGTTGTTGCCGATTAAGAAATGAAGTTACTGAAAATCAATTTAGTTACTCATTGGGTGCTGGAGGTATCGCCACTGGTTCTAAATCAGTAATGACTTTAAATATTAATAGACTTGTACAGGATGCAGTCAATAGGAACTTGAATGTATTAAACTATCTTAGAGAACAAGTTAAAAAGGTTCATAAGTATCAAAGAGCATACAATGAATTGCTTAAAGAATACATGGCTGGAGGATTATTGCCAGTATATAGTGCAGGATTTATTTCTCTGGAAAAACAGTATCTAACTGTTGGTATTAATGGGGTAGTTGAGGCTGCTGAATTTTTAGGAATTGAAATTAGTGATAATCCTACATATAAAGAATTTATTCAGTCTCTATTAAACGTAATAGCAACCGAAAACAAAAAAGCTAGAACTAAAGAACTAATGTTCAATACTGAATTTGTTCCTGCTGAAGGTCTAGGCGTTAAACATGCTAGATGGGATAAAGAGCAGGGATATGCAGTTCCAAGAGATTGTTATAACTCTTATTACTACAAGGTAGAAGATACTACTTTGAATGTTCTTGATAAATTTAAATTGCATGGGTATGACTATGTTAAAAATTTAGATGGTGGTTCTGCATTACATATGAACTTAGAAGAACATTTAAGTAAGGCTCAGTATCGTAATTTACTGAAAGTGGCGGCTAGCAATGGAACTAATTATTTTACTTTTAATATTCCTAATACCATTTGTAACGAATGTGGACATATCGACAAACGTTATTTAAAGGAATGCCCTATCTGCGGGAGCAAGAATATTGATTATGCAACTAGAGTAATTGGCTATTTAAAAAGAGTTTCCAATTTTTCAGAGGCTAGACAAGTAGAAGCTAGTAAACGATTTTATTATAAAGAAAATAAAGAATAATTATGCTTAAGTATGTAAATACAGAAATAGTCTTTCAAGAGATTCCTGATGAAACTACCTTAGCAATAAATATATCCAATTGTCCGTGTCATTGTAAGGGCTGTCACAGCTCTTACTTGGCTGAGGATATCGGAAAACCCCTGGTTGGAATGGTGTTAAGAGAACTTATAGAAAATAACAGGGGTATTACTTGTGTGTCCTTTATGGGAGGAGATAGTGATCCAACAGCTGTTAATCTTCTTGCTGAATATATAAAAAATGACTTAGTATTAAACTATGTTAAAGTGGCTTGGTATTCAGGCAGACAAGAATTATCTTCGGCTATTGATTTGGAAAACTTTGATTTTATTAAGCTAGGTCCCTACATTGAGGAATTAGGAGGTTTAAAGAGTCCTAATACCAACCAAAGACTTTATAAAATTGTTGATGGCAAAATGGTAGATGTAACTAATAGATTTTGGGAAAATGTTTGACTTCAATCTAAAGCCTAAAGTTCAAAAAGTAAACTTTGGGGAAGAACAATTACAAGCGTTAGAGCTTTTGGAGGATTTTACAAAAAGTAATCAAACTACAATTACGCTGTCTGGTAGTGCTGGTACTGGTAAAACCTCTTTAGTTATAGAATATTTGGATTATTTAGATGATGAAAACATCTCCTATATCCTAGCAGCTCCTACTCATAAAGCTAAATTAGTACTTGAAGCATTAACTGGACAAGGTGCTTTTACAGTACATCAGCTGTTATCGTTACAGCCTAATCTTGATATATTTGAATTAGATTTTAGAGAGTTAGATTTTTTCTCTAATTCTGATTCTAACCACCCTAATCAAATACCGTATAGGGGAGTTATTATTATAGATGAGGCATCTATGATAAACGATGATTTATTTGAATTTATCATAGACTGTGCTAAAAGAAGTGAGTCTAAAGTTGTATGGGTAGGGGATGAAAAGCAACTTCAACCTGTTAAAAGTGATAAATTATCCAAAGTCTTTTCACTGGACAATAAAATACTTTTGACTAAAATATATAGACAGAAAGAAGATTCTCCAGTGTTAGATATATTAGCTGAGCTTAGGGAACATCCACTTAGTCATTTCGAACCATGTAAAGGTAGAGAGGATTCTATATACACATTCAATAATGCTATGGATTTTATGAGATCTTCCAGAAATATTTTGAAAGAAACAGTATCTACCGGTAATGTGTTGAATGCTAAAATCTTGGCATTTACTAATGCGAGAGTTAAAGCTCTTAACATGGCTTCTAGGAAATTAATATTTGGGGAAGAATCTAAGAATGAGTTTAATATAGGAGAAATAATAACTGGATATGATAACTTTCAGTATGAGTCTGCTCAATTCTACAACTCCTTGGATTATATTATCAGAAACAATCCAGTTATGGAGAATAAGGTGCTTCTATACTTCAATAAACCCTTAGTTGGATTTACCTTGGATTTATATGATACCGTATACAAAAATGTAAATAAAGTATTTGTGTTATCTAAGTATAATGATCCAGATAATTTGGATAACTTAGCGAAACTATTAGAACAAACGAGACAACACGCAGTTATGCTGAAAAAATCGGGTAAGTCAGCTTCCTTAATGTGGAGTAAGTATTATACCTTGATGGGAAGTTTTGCTACTACTTTCGATTTATTTTGCGATAATAGAGTGATTAAGAAAAAAACTTTTGACTATGGTTATGCTCTTACCGTACACAAATCGCAAGGTTCCTCGTTTAATACAGTGTTTGTAGATATTGCCAATATTAATGCATGTCCAGATACAAAAGTATTAAGGCAATTACAATACGTGTCTATTTCTAGAACTAAAGGAGACGTTTATTTATTAGTATGATATTAAAATTTATTTACTCTGACAATACTCAGAAAAGCGTTTTTGAGCAGTTAAAAACTTTGCACGAGGAGGTAACTTGTATTGGATATGACTACAATCATTTCAAGGAGAGAAAGGACGCCTTTAAAGTAATGGGCTCCTGTGGAGCTAAACTCACACCTTTTTGTGCTTTATATAATGATAACAAAGATATTGTAAAGGCATTTTATTCAGAAGCAGCAGAATGTACATTTATAAACATAAATAATTATTTAAATGATAGAGATAGAAATTAAAGAAAGTAAAAAGAAGAAAAATCCTTATCCGTGTTTAAAAGAGCATAACGATGGGACGATAGTATTATTTACTAGTTATAAAACTGGAACGTGTATAACATCTCCAGAAACTCAAAGAATTGGAGAATATAGAGAGGATTGGATTGAAGAATATTTCTTTGAAAGTACTAAAGTAATAACATTAAAAAACCATGAGTAAAGTATTAATACTACCAGATATTCATGGAAGAACGTTCTGGAAGTATGCAGTAAAACACGTGGATGAATTTGATAAAATAATCTTTTTAGGAGATTATTTAGATCCGTACCCTCATGAGAATATTTCATTTGATGAATCTGTAGAAAACTTTAAAGAAATCCTAGAATTTAAAAAACAATATGGTGACAAAGTTGAGTTGCTTATCGGTAATCATGATTGTCATTATATCTGGCTAGAGTTTATGGACTGTAGTCGTCTAAATAAATCTAGACGTACAGAAATGAACAGTTTATATAATAGTAATTATGAGCTATTTAAAACTGCTTATTTGCTAAAGGATAAGTTTCTATTTTCTCATGCTGGAATATACACTGAATGGCTAGAAAATAATAGCTTAGAACTAGAAGACTTCTTAAATGAGAAAATCTCTTTCTGGAATGGGAACAAATTGAGGTTCTTAGAAGACATAAGCTATTATCGAGGAGGATATAATGAAGTTGGAAGTCTTGTATGGGCAGATGTTAGAGAGTCTATGACACATTCTCTTTTAGATGGTTATTACCATATTATAGGTCATACTCAAATGCAAGAGTTTCCTTATATTACTAATTCTCTAGCTTGTTTGGATGTTAGAAGACCCTTCGTTTTGGACTTAGACAAGGAAGTTATTACAAATGTTAATGGAATAGAATATAAGATATATGATTAAATGTACACCCAGACCAGTAACTAGAGGAGCTATTCAATTTGGTCCTCATAGTTATATGGAAATTCAAAAATTAATAGGAGCAGATCATATGGACGAGCACATGGGTCAGGCTCTTGTTAATACTAAGAGACACGGTTGGCAAAATGTCAATTATGGAGATTATTTAGTATTCGATGAAAACAATAGATTGTTAAAAGTATTAAATGCAGATGATTTCAAAAATAATTACTTAATACAATAACAACATGAAAAAAATACCAGTTCAAATCTATAACGTATCTGGCAATAAACTTCCAGCCTACGAAACTTTATTGTCTGCTGGAATGGATATTAGAGCAGACTTTTCCAGAGTTACTCCAACAAATCCTATAAATGTAAAGGGAGAAGGAGAATTTATTTTCGAAGCTGAGGTAGAAGATATGGAACACGATCATCCAGCTATGCTGAAGTTAGGAGTTGGTTCCAGAGCACTTATTCCTACCGGTTTATTTATAGCTTTGCCAGAAGGTTACGAAGCTCAGGTAAGACCTAGAAGTGGATTAGCTTTAAAGTACGGAGCATCGGTAATAAACTCTCCAGGTACAATTGATGCTGATTATAGAGGAGAAATTGGAGTTATATTGGTAAACGAAGGGCTTGAACCGTTATGGATTGAAGACGGAGAAAGAATTGCTCAGATTGTATTAAAAGAAGTTCCTCAAATAGAATGGGTTCCTGTTGAAAGTAAAGATGATTTGGGAAAAACAGGTCGGAATGGCGGCTTTGGACATACTGGAGTTTCATAAGGATTATGGGATTGGATATATACTTTCTTAAAAGAAAACGCTCTTCTGAAAATAAGAGTGAGTATCACGAAAAAGAATTGGCTTATTTCAGAAAGGTTAATTGCTTAGTAGCATTTTTTGAAGACCAATATGGGTTTGATAGAAATGATTTAGCTATAGTGATTACTAAAGAGATGGTAAATGATCTAATAGAGAGATGTGACGAAGTTTTGTTAAACCCTGAATTAGCTCCAGATAGAATGCCTAATACTGGTGGCTTTTTCTTTGGAAGTACGGCATATGATGAATATTATTTCGACGACCTCGAAGATATTATAAGAAATATGAAAGAATATGTACTGCCAGAGTTTTACAAGTTAAAAGATAATGAAGACATAGTATTTTACACATCTTGGTAAATGACACAGGACTATTTAGTTTCTAAGGACAGTAAGGGAAAAATAAGAGTAGTTAACATATCCTATGATTGGGATAAAGATTTAAATGGATATGTAATTAGAAGATTTACTAGTCAATATGGAGGAAAGATCACAACCCAGCCTATTATTCTTGTGGACAAAGGTAAGGGAATTGGAAAAGCTAGAAGAACTGTATCAGAACAAGCTAAATTAGAATACGATTCTAGAGTAAATAAATATATGGACAAAGGATATAAAAAGTTATCTAAGTCTATAGATTTATATACTAAGGAAGAACTTGATGCATTATTACCAGAAGAAACTACTGATTCAGAAGGTAACTTAAAACCTATGCTAGCAAAAGACTTTCATGATGTAGCTACTTCTGTACTGGAAAAACAGTGGTGGTATGCTAGCAGAAAAATTGACGGAGTGCGGTGTTTAATGTTTGTAAAAGATGGAGAAATTCATACTTCGTCAAGAGGAGGGAAAAACTACGATGCCTCAACTTATCACATAACTTGTAACCCAGAACTTAAGAAATTTATGTTGGATAATCCATCTCTTATTTTAGATGGTGAATTGTATATTCATGGCTATTCATTGCAGGCATTAAGTGGGCTAGCAAGATTGAAAAAAGAAACCGATAAATGCGACGAATTGCAATATTATATCTACGATATAGTAGATACTTCTAAAACATTTGAAGAGCGTTTAGAAATTCTTGACCATATAAAAGAAGAACTCCAACTTGATTTTGATCCTAATAAAACATTTGAAGATGGAAGTCTTCAAGTGCAGATGGTTCCTCACGTTAAAGTAGAAGGGTGGGTTCAGATAAAGAAATCTCATGATTCTTATGTCAAAGAAGGTTTTGAAGGTGCAGTTATTCGTCGTCCAGACAAAAAATATGGAGTTAATAAACGAACAAATGACATGGTTAAGGTTAAGGAATATCAGGACGGAGAATTTGAAATTGTTGGTTTTTCCGAGGGACTTAGACCTGAAGACATGGTATTTGTTTGTGTGACGGAAGACGGTAAAAGATTTGAAGCTAAACCAATCGGACCAAGAGAGCTAAAATATGAATATCTAGAAAGAATGAAAGAAATAGTAGGAAAAATGGCTACTGTGAAGTATTTTAGTTTTTCTGATGAAGGTATTCCAACTCAACCAGTATTAAAATGTATTAGAGATTATGAGTAAAATAAAAAATGCCATTAACGTGTCTAATAAATTAGCTGAATACATTGTTACTGCTACTGATTCCTGCTTAAAATCTGATGAACAGGAATATATGCACGATACTTTATTTGAAAAGCTGTTTGAAATCTTTAAAGACTATGACAGTAAAACTTTAGAAACACTCAACAAAAATTTATAATATGGAAAATAGTTTAGTTGGCAAATACTTCGACTTTGGTCAAGCTCTGGAATTTCTTAAACAAGGGATTCCAGTAACTAATGAACTGTATAACAATTGGTTCAGATTTGAACAGGAAGATGGAACCATTTATCTTACCAATTACGAATATACTTGCGGAACAGAGTTTTTTAGCTGCGATGGAGAATATGCCTATATGGAAGAGGTATCTTCGTTTAGTTTAGAGGATATTATGAACGAACGTTGGTTTATTTATGACAGTCAAATTCAGAAAATATAATTTTGGAGGAAGTTATAGTGAAGAAGAACTGCTTCTTCCAGATGATTGTACATTATCTGTTATACAGCCAGAGTATGCACAATTCAAAATAGATGATACAGAGGAATGGACAAAAGACTATATTATAACAGCGAAGTTTTCCAAAGAACTTAAAGCACGAATTGAGGATAGTTACGCATCAGTACTATTTCATAATGACGAGGTTATAGTTATAGTATTATCAGAAGTTTATATACTATCTCCTAACATACAATTAACTCAATTAGACAGTTTAAATTACATTTTGGATAATATATTCTTTGAGTATGTAGATACTAATGAATCAGAATTGTCTAGGTTATATGAATCGTGTAAAGATAATATCAACAAGTACATAGAAGAGTCGTCAAAATTTATTGATATAATTACAGCTATTCATAAGCCCAGACAATTTACTGAAAATGGAATAGTAATGTCTACTGTAAATTTTTATACGTCATTTACATTCAAGAATTTTTCTAGAATAGATGTATTCACTTGTCCATATAGATGGCTTTTTAGAGGCTTTAAGGTATCTAAAAATGCTAATATAAAGGAAATGTATCAAAACAGAGTAAACGAAATTTATAGGGAAGTTTCTATATTATGAAAATAATTAAATTTTTTACTCAAGATTGTGCCCCTTGTAAGGTTATGAAGCCTATAGTGGACAAGTTAATTTCCAATCATCCAGAAATAGAATATGAGGAAGTCGACTGTACTTACGAAGTTCCTAACAAGTGGGCTCAGGAAATTAGAAGTGTTCCTACAATTATTATAATTAGTGATTCAGGGGTTAACAAAAAAATTGTGGGAGCAAGACCATATGAATCTTTAGAAGATGAATTAAAAACATTATGTTAGTAGAAGAATTATTAGCAAAGGCATTGGTAGGAAAATATTTAAAAGACTATCAATGCCTTTATTACATTACAGGAGTTCAAAATCCAGAGGTATATGGAATAAAAATTGATCCAGAACATACTCGCTGCTTTGTAGATATGGAATGGATGGGTGAAGATGTTATGCAATTGTTAGAAGCAGAAATCATAACAGAAGACGAGTTTAAGGAAGAATTAGAAAAAGCATTACAACAAATTAAAAACAGAATTTTAAATGAATCTATCGAGAAGTAAGAAATTTAATCAAAATTACGCTTGCAAAATTGTTAAATTGAGTGAATTTAGACCTCACTGCAATCCAGAAGTAACAAGACTAAAGGTTGCCAGAGTAGACGGGTTTGATATTGTAGTCGGAATCGACACAGAAGAAGGATTATATATCTATTTTCCTGTGGGATGTGCGATTGATTCGGAGTTTTTAAAGTTAAATAACTTGTTTAGGGATGCAAGTAAAAATGCTGATTCAGAAGCAACGCCAGGATTCTTCGAAGATAATGGAAGAGTAAAAGCAATTATGCTTAGAAAAGAGAAGAGTCAGGGTTTTCTTATTCCATTATCCTCTTTAAATGGTTACATATCTGGAGACATCGAGGTAGGGACGCAAGATATAGGAGTAGACTTTGACACTATTGACGGCAAACAAATTTGTAGAAAGTATATCGTTGAAACAAAAAGAACTCCTGGAGTTCCTGGAGGTGCTAAACCAAGAAAGGGCAAGAAACCTACCATTGACTTAGTAGAGGATCAATTTAGATTCCATGTAGATACTATTCTACTAAGAAAAGTACCTAATGTAATTAAACCTGATTCTTTGATTAGTGTCACTTCAAAATGGCATGGTACTAGTGGTATTTCTGCTAACTTGTTACAAAAAATTCCTATTAAGGAAAACTTCTTCACAAAGGTGGGCAGAGAATGGTTTACTAAAAATCCTGAACCATATAAAGAAGAATATAGAGACTTATGTTCTTCTAGAACTGTAATTAAGTGCCCTGGAGTGGGGGGCGGATATTATGGAGTTGATATTTGGAACATTGCTCATGAAGTTATTAAACCTCGTTTGTCTAAAGGTCTTACAGTATATTATGAAATCGTAGGATTTCTTCCAACTGGAGGATACATTCAGAAAGGTTATGATTATGGATTTGTTCCTCCGAAGTCCATCGAAACATTTGAGTATGGAAAGCATTTTGGAATCAGAGTATATAGAGTAACATATACCAATGTAAATGGTTGTGTGTTTGAATTTTCAGCAAGACAAGTACAACAATGGTGTAAACGCAATTGTCTAGAACCGGTGATTCAACTGTATTACGGATATGCAAAAGATTTATATCCCGATCTAGATGTTACTAATCACTGGAATGAAAACTTCATTGAATCTCTGGCTAATGATAAACGTTTCTATATGGAATTAGACAGCCCAGATTGCGTAAACAAAGTTCCTCATGAAGGAGTTGTTATTAGGAATGAGACATTAAACATTGACGTCTACAAGCTTAAATGTTTCAAATTCCTGAAAAAGGAAGATGAAGCTATGGATAGAGGCGAAGTAGATATTGAATCTGAATCGTAAATGAAATTCAAACTCGAATATATAATGGAAGTAGATGATTTTGAATTGCTTGAGATAGTTAATGACTATCAAAAGCGTTCTGAGAAATCTACTTTCGATACACTAGACGATATTCCAGAGACTTTAATAATTGAAGCCTTATACGAAGCTCACTATATAGAAGATGAATTTACTGAGTATATGATGGCTGAGGATTTAAAAATCTCTAAGATGATAAAACATACCGAAAAAATTTTAAAATAAAGTAATGTTTAAGTTTTATGAAGTTGGAGGTAAGATTCGAGATGAACTTCTCGGTCTTATTAATAAAGACGTAGACTACGTAGCTGTGCCCACTGAAGCGTGCTATAGTAGTATTCATCCTCGTGAGTCTCAACCCTCTCCTGCTAGGTTAGTGTTTCAGGCATTAAAGAGTTATTTGGAAGAACAGAAATTTGAAATCTTCTTAGTTACTCCAGACTGTTATACAATTCGAGCTAAATTTCCAGAGGGCTATAAATATCAAGGAGTAGCTGATTTTGTAATGGCTCGTAAGGAAGTAGGATATATTCCAGGCACTAGAACTCCAATAGTTGAACCAGGAAATCTTTATGATGATTTATCACGTAGAGATTTTACTGTCAATGCTTTGGCAAAAGACCCTGATACTGGAGAAATAATTGATTACTTTGGTGGTAAAGCTGATTTATGGGCGAAAATACTAAGAACTCCACTAGATCCTATTAAAACTTTTGATGATGATCCTTTAAGGATTCTTAGAGGTATAAGGTTTATGATTACCAAAGACTTTAGTATACATTGGAAAGTTTGGGATGCTATGGAAGAATATGATTATTATCATAAAATGTTGGTAGTATCAGAGGACAGAATAAGGGAAGAATTGACTAAGTGCTTTAAATATAGTTCATATCGTACATTAAAATGCCTAGAAGAACTTCCTAATCTAAGAGACTATATTTTTAGAAACACTAACTTATGGCTAAAACCTACCAATGAGAAATGATAGAATATAAGATTCCTACTGACATAGAACTTGATGAGTTAGCTGAAGATCTAGTATGTTCTATGAATGACGAAGATCTTCCTATAAAAGAGGAAGACCTAACTGAGGAATACTTGAGAGATATTCTCAATGAAAGAGGATATGAGTTTATGGAAGGGCAAATGTGTGATTTCATAAATTACATATTATCTAGTTCTGATGCTGTATGCAAACAAATAAGAGAAGACGCTATCTATGAATTTAGAGAATCTTTAGATAGGATTATTTCTGATGCAAGTGACGTGCTATCTGATGAGGATAAACTAAAAATTATAATAAATGTAGCTAGTGAACTTTGCTATGTATAATATTATAACAAATAACAAGTTAAGACAGGCTCTTGAATTGTTGCCAACAATAAGGGAGGTAAGTTTCTCGGATGTGCTAGAGATCAGACGTAAAATAGGTCAAGGATGTTATATATGTAAATTACTGGCTCAAAAGAGCCAAGACAACAAGTGTGCTGTTGAATTATTTAGTAACAAAATGGACGAAATTATTAACAAATAGATGGAAAATGATATAGACACCAATACATATTACGCATTCTATCATATTAAAGGATGGTTTGACTGCTGCTGGACGACTCCAAGATTAAAGATCCCTAAAGATGTAGGAAGACTTTATTTAAAGGGCATAGACAACACTTCTGTTATACAAGAATTAGTAGCAGAGAGTAAGGGATTTTGTGTTGATCCAGAAGATGTAGAAATATTGGGAGTTAAAAAGAAATAAAAGAATAATATACAGAAATAATGAAATTCAAAATAATATCTACTTATTTTAGGGAACTTGGAGAAACTTCTCAGTATACTTATGATAAAGAAGATGTAGATCGTATAAGAGAAGTTCTACTTCCCTACTGTACAGAGGATAATGGAGTACTTTATATTGAAATAACATACATAAGTGAATTACAATCTATACAAGAATCTCTAAATAAAGTTTACAAAGATTTAGACAACGACTACGTTTGTAGTAAAATCGAGTTTATTGTAGACTTCGAAAATATGCGTATTGAAATTTATGATTATTATAGAGAATAAGAATGGATACTAAAAAATTAATTATTTGTAGAGGGATTCAAGGGAGTGGTAAATCTACTTGGGCTAAACAGTGGTGTCACGAAGATCCAGAGCACAGAATAAGAGTTAATAGAGATGATGTTCGTAATATGTTAGGAGATTACTGGGTTCCAAATAGAGAGAAGCTGGTCTCTGCAATTTGTGATACTACCTTAGCATATAGTATGGAGAAGGGTTACAATATTGTAGTAGACAATATGAATCTAAATCCGAAGACTTGTGCAGAGCTAGAAAAAATGGTTAAGGATTTTAATGAGAATTATACTTATGACTGGAAATATGAAATTGAGTATAAAGATTTCTTTATTCCAGTTGAAGAGTGTATTCTTCGTGATTCAATGAGACCGAACCCTATTGGAGAAAAGGTAATTAGAGAAACTTGGAGACGCTACAGAGACATTATTATTCACGAGGATATAATGAAAGCTGTTAATAGTTTGGGTTCTCAAATCAGCTCTTATAGCGATGAAAAAGAGGATGCTATAATTGTAGATATGGATGCTACTCTTTGTTACAATACATCTAAAAGACCATTTTGGGGCGAGGGTGCTGCTGAAGGTATGCTAAATGATATTGAAAACATTCCAGTAGCTGATTTAGTTAGGCTAATGCATTCTCAGGGTTGCAAAGTCCTAATTGTAACAGGTAGAGAAGGGGCTCCAGATATTATGGAAGCAACTAAGACTTGGTTAAAAGATCATAGTATACCATATGATGATATATTCTTTAGACCATATAAAGATTATAGTAAGGGTGCTCCAACCAAGCAGAAAATATTTGAAGAAAATATTAGTCCTAAATACAATGTGCGATTTGTATTAGACGATAATTACAAATGTGTGAAAATGTACAGAGATTTAGGTTTGACTGTATTACAACCTAATGAAGGAAAATTCTAATGGTAACTTTGAATAATGAAGCTATAAAAGAGATACGTAAGATTATTGAGAAAGAAGGAAATCCTTTTAATGCTGGAGAATATATTTACGAATATATAAATAGTATCTTTCCTTGTGATAATCTTACTTTTTCTATTAGAGCTACTAAGGAGAGTTTGAAAGCTATTTTTATCCAAATATCCGGATACATTTGTCTGTGGACAAATACATGTACAGTATGTTAGAAGAAGTATTTTGAGGAACTAGGGTGGATAATAGATAATAATTCTTTTTGAACACAATGGTATGGCAACACGACACATGGTTTTGATGTACTAATTCCAGATAAAGATATAGGATATCATATATCTTGTAGTTGGGCGTATCCTGAGGTAGAAAAATGAAGAAATTTAATTTAGACAAAAATGGGAATGTTAGTAGGACAATTAATTGAAATTTTAAAAGAATTTGATAGAGATAGAGAAGTTATGATTCATACTTTAGATGGTCGAAATGTTGAAGTTAAGGGGTATTTCCCCAAAGATGATGAATATATTTATTTAACGGATTTGGACATAGTTCCTAGAGTTTAATATGTGGTTAGTAGTTTGGAATGAAGATTGGGCAGACGAGTTTAATATATTTGGTATAGAAGTTATTACTGATGGGTATCGTGACCGCCTAATAGAAAAATTAAAGAAAGCTGTTAATAATAACATTAATAGAGAAAAAGAGTATTATTTTGGAACCAATGAGTTTATAATGTTTGATTACTCATACGTCCTTGAGGTTCTGAAAGAAGCTAAAAAATTAACAGAAACAGAAAGCAAAGTATTATTTGACTTAGAGTTAGTTGGAGAAGGTCAAACATTTCTTGACATCATAGAAATGCAACTTGATGAAGACCTAAAAAATATAGAATAAATTTATGTGAATATTGCAGCATGGATGAATGACACCCTTCATAATTTGTGGGAAAATTGTGAAGTAGGTAAGATAAAAAATATAGTAGAAGATATAGAAGGAATTACGAATGAGCAAATCCTTTCTGTATTACATGGTGAACAACGTTTTTATGATGATGATGGGGGACTATCCCTAGAAGACTCAACTCCTTCCGAAAATCTTAGTACCAAAGCGATAGAAGACAATTTTAGGAATAAATATTATGATTTAATTTCCAGAGTAGTATCTTACAGCTTCGGTATATCTAAAAATTACGATTTCGATGATATAGAGGGATTCTTATATTATTGGAAATTAATCAATAATTACAACAAGAAAATAGAGGAGCTAGATGAAGATTATAAAGCATTTGTAGAACTAACTGGTTGTAATAACATTGAACTCGAAGAAGTTCTGAAGAAGGTTTACAATGACCTCAAGGCTGAGGAAGAGGCAGATAGGTGGGATATTCCAGTAACGAGTTCATTGTCTTATGAACAGGTGAATAGAGACCTGTTGAATAACTTGAATTTAAGTAATCGCCACGTATTGAATTTGTTAGCTTCAACAAAAAATTATAGAGCATTGGCTACTGTGCAAATGACAGGCTCTAATGGAATGGATCTACTTGTTGATTATAAACTGGCTCAGAACAATGCTGACGAAGCTAGAGGAGACAAAGTATTTGCGGAAGACATCTTAAATTGTATATGGAATAGTGGTTGGCTTTCCCCAAATGGCGAGTTTTATGGTTGTCCAGACCTAGCTCATGTAGCATTCACAGAGAAGCTATGTAAGCACTTAGAAATTCAAGGTGTTGACGGAAATTATGACAGAGCACTAGACTGGATTAAATTCTCCTCTGGAAGGTGGCTATACTTTAAAGATGACCTTGTTCCAACTAAAAGACAATTAAAGGTTATTAGCACTTGGCTTAATGAAAGAGCTAAAGATACTAAGGTCTATTTAGGAGAGGGCTTTGTTAGTTATGATATTTTAGAGTCTTTAATTAACTCAGCTCCAGAATAGTATGGAATATTCAGGAGAAGTCGTAAGCTGGTTAAATAGTTTAGAGGGAGCAGCACGCAATAAAGTTTCAATGATAGATAAAGACGATTTTGAGGATGAATATTTAGAAGCTTTATCGGAATTTGCCTCTACTAAAGGCTATATTGAATATATAAAAGAAAAAATATATGGAGAATAAAAATCTACAATTTCATGTTTTAAGGAAACCTTTCTATTTGGATAATGATACATTACTAGTTAGAACTCCTTCTGCAAAACATATGGATACCAGTCATGCTGAGTGGTTTAGTTCTGAAGGAATTCCATATTTACACACAATCAGAGGGTACTATATGCCTTCCTATGATGGAAGTGATGAATATATAATGTTATATTCAAATGATTTTGAAATACCTAATATTGTATGTAATATATTCATTTATTTGTTTGATTATTTTCCAAATGTTAAATGGATAGGAGTAGGATGTAATAAGGGAAAGATTGGAGAATTTTGGACCCCAAAACTAAAAATATATAGAGAGAATGCTTAATGACTTTGTTGAATGGCTGGATAAACACTATAATAAAGAAGAGTTGCTAGGATGGATTCAAGATTTACGTCTTAATGAGTGTCAATATGCAGACAATCAAGAATTTGAGGAAGGTCACTGGAGTACTTGGGATGAGTACATAGACGAAGTGGCTGGAAGTAGTTTTGGTTATGCTGACGTTCTGGATGAATTACTTGAAAAATATGAGGAACAAGAGGGGAAACTATCAGAGGATCATTCGTCTATATATAGTGCTTTTATAGACTTTTTAACATTAATATAAAATAGAAATATTTTTAATATTAGTATTAGCTGTGATAGTAGTGCCGTTTTGCTATTACAAAGGAATAAAGAAAGGTATAGACTCAGTAGTTTGGGATTTGTATGTTAGCAATAAAATATCCGAGGAAGATAAGGAAAAATATACAGAAAACAGTTTTATTACTATAACTTTCATTAAATAATTAAATACAATTGATCTACTTAGTAAGCAATCAAGCCGAACTGTTCAAATCTAACAGGTATTCTAAAATTTCTGTTGAAAAATCACTAGAAATTATGGATTCCTGGAGAATTGTTCAGTTAGATACTGAAACTGAAGGATTAGATGTATATACTAAGAGATTATTAACTGTACAATTTGGTACCAAAGATACACAAATAGTTGTTGACTGTACCAGTATAGATATATTACTGTATAAACCATTTCTAGAATCAGATAGAGTGTTTTTAGGATGGAACTTATTGTTTGACCTTAAATTCTTATATCACCACAAGATATATCCTAATAATATATATGATGGTATGCTAGCTGAGAAGCTAATTTGGTTAGGATGGCCTGCTGGTATGAAAGGAATGAGTTTGAAGGATACAGCATTTAGATATTTAGGTATAGACATAGATAAAACTATTCGAGGAAAAATTAATCAGACTGGATTAACTGAAGACGTTATAGTGTATGCTGCAGGAGATGTTCAACCTTTGGAGGATATTAAAGATGCTCAAGCGAAAGAAATAGCAGCTCAAGATTTAGAAACAGCTGTATCATTTGAAAACGAGTTTGTAAAATGTTTAGCTTATATAGAGTATTGTGGAGTTAGACTAGATGTTCCAAGATGGAAAGCCAAAATGGAAAGAGATCTAGAAAGACTAAATAAAGCAGAAAAAGCCCTAAATGATTGGGTTGTAAATTATTACAAAGAACACCTATATGATACTGATTTCACTCAATATCTGGAAGTAGATATTGATTTTTGTTTAGAGGAACACCTTGGTTCCAAAATCATAAAACATCCAATTGAGTATAAGTCTTACACTCCATTGGAAGCTCCTAGAACAGTCACTGGATCAGATTGCGTGGGATACGTTATACAAAGGCTTAGAGTGTTATTTCCATTTGTAAAAATAAATTTACAAGGTGACTTATTTTCTGGATTCGATACAGAACCTAAATGCTGTATTAATTGGTCTAGTTCTAAACAAGTTATTCCATTATTTGAGTTATTAGGATTCAATCTTATAACGTTTGATAAGACAACTAAAAAAAAGAAAAAGTCAGTAGATGCTAAAATTATAAAATCCCAATTAGACGTTTCTCCAATAGCAGAATTATATTTGGAATATCAAGGAGCATCTAAAGTAGTTTCTACTTATGGACAGAACTGGTTAAATGCTATTAATCCTGTAACTGGGAGAATACATGCTAATTTCCATCAATTAGGCGCGGATACAGCTAGACTATCGTGTGGAGGTGGTACAGCCAACGTTAACGTCCAAAATTTACCTCATGACGCAGAAACTAGAGCTTGCTTTATTCCAGAAGATGGAAATGATTGGATTTCCGCGGATTATCAAGGACAGGAGTCAAGAATTATTGCTTCTGTATCAAATGATGAAGCTATGTTAGATTTGTTCCTAAATGGATGCGGAGACATTCATTCACTAGTAGCAAAAATGGCATATTCTCATATTATTGGAGATACTCCTATAGAAGAGATCAAAGCAAAATTTCCAACATATCGCCAAGATGCTAAAGGGATTGAGTTTGCTATAAATTATGGAGGAGATGCTAATACTATAATGAATAATAAGGCTATTCCATTAAAAGAAGCTCAAAACATTTATGAGAATTTTATGAAAGGTTTTCCTGGAGTAGCTAGGTATCAGGATTATTGTAGAAAAGAAGTAATGAGAAAAGGGTATATCCTTTTAAATCCAGTCACTAAACACAGAGCACATATTTATGATTTTGAAGAATTGGACATAATTCAGAAAAAATTCAACGATCCTGAATTTTGGGACTATTATAGAGAAATGAAGAAGTACGATCCGAGTTGTGAAACTGTTCAAAGTGTACAGCATTACTTTAGAAGAAAATCAGCCTCTGAAAAACAATCTATCAATTATAGAATACAAAACAGGGGTGCTATGATGTTTAAACTTGCTTCTATTAAGTTATTTAATTATTTGAAGAGAAATAATTTATTAGGAATTGTGAAATACTGTATTCCTGTCCACGATGAAATTAACTTGGAATGTCCTAAAGAAATGTCTGAAGAAATATCTCAAATATTAGTTAAGTGTATGGAACAAGGAGCTAAACCATTTTGTACTAGACTTCCCTTAGGAGCAGATGTATCAGTAGGAGAACATTGGATTCATTAACCATCTAAAAGAAGAAACTCCGATTTAATTCGGAGTTCTATCTTTAAATGGTCTAACTTTATGCAAGAACAGAAAATTGATTATACGGAATATGGAGAAGATTGGGTTAATTTAATGCTTGATCTTAGATTAGCACTTAAGAATGCTACAACTAATTATCCTCATTTTGTGTTCTATACTTGGAACATATCTAAAAATGAACAAGATGGAATTGCAGCTGGAGCAGAATGGACTGGAGATGATATTTATGGTTTAGTAGAACCATTCTTTTTGACTTTTAGTAAAGATAGAAGGTTAATTCCAGTTATAGCTACTAGTATGAATAGATTTATAGAAAGTTGTCCGGAAGAGGATAGAGATAAATATAGAGGTGCTTTGGCTAGAATTTTAAAAATTAATGATAAGGGAGCTTAGTTTAGAAGGATTTTATAATTGGCATTTAAGGAAATTAGATTTTGAAGCTGGAGTATTTGGTCCTAATGTATTATGCAAAGTGTGTGCTAGAGCAAATAGAGCTTTCTTTGCTCTAACTTGTGTAGATAGCATAGAACTGAGACATTTAAATGACAGTAAGATATATTATAGAGACAAAGTGGTATTTAAGTCTGGAGTTCCTTGGGATTTAGAAGGGAGGCTTAGAGCTGAAATTTTATATGATAATTTGGATATAGCTCCACTAGATGCGTCCGATATTCCTCGAATAAAAGCTGCTGTTAGATTTATTAATCTGCAAATAGGAAAAGGATACAGCAATGAGTATCACAGAAATATGATAGAGAATTATCTGGACACATTGGATAAGCTAGAAAGAAAATGTAGTGTACAGAAAGTTCTTAAGTTTTGTGGAATAAGTACATAATACTATGAGTAGAACCTATAACGAACACCATCCAACTGCACACAACCCTAAAAACAGATTCCCTTCTCCATATTTGGATAATGAAGGGGAAAGTAGAGAGAAGAAGAAAGAGGAGACCATATGGACTAGATAGGTTTAGAAAAATTAAACAAATTTAACCATGAAACTTATTAAACCTAGTTTTGAAATAATAGAACAAGCTCCAGGAATAGAAGGAATAATGCAGCATATTGAGAAGTGTGGTCGTACTTGTTATAAATCAGAAGACAAAATAACAGAGAATAGTGCTAAAAAGTTCGTAGATATGATTATTAACCGTGGTCACACGGCAATGATAGAACATGGTACTGTGTACCTCAAACTAAATTTGGTATTTGACTATGATTTACTAGGTAAGAGGATAATAATAAACAGAGATTATCTAAAATACGAAACTAACCCTTATAGTGAGACTAGATATGTTCCAGATGGGGATAGTTGGACTCCAACTGGAACAGGATATATAACTACTAATTATAGAGTGTTATTGCAGAATGATTGGTTAGATGATCTTAAATATCAATGTGAACCTACAGAACATCACGTTAAACGCATCACTGTCAAATTTGTTTGTGACAGAGGCGTATCACACGAATTTGTAAGGCATAGAGTATTCTCATTCGCTCAGGAAAGTACTAGATATTGTAATTATTCTAAAAATAAGTTTGATAGTGAATGTACATTTATTATTCCTTGTTGGGCTGACAGTTTAGCTCTTCAAGAAGCTGGTGAACGAAGTTTGATCACTTCCGACGACTATGGAGAATTATTTACAGAGTATTATTACAAACTTAACAGAAATGAGGCTGCATGGTTTAAGCCTTGGGACATTACTCCAGAAGCGAATTTTGTAACTTCTCTTCTGGTATCTGAACAGATATATTTAGAATTACTTAATCAAGGATGGAAACCTCAGCAAGCAAGAGCAGTTCTTCCTAATAGTCTAAAGACCGAGCTGATTATGACTGGTACTATTGAACAGTGGGAAGGATTCTTTAAGCTAAGAGATGCTAATGATGCACATCCTCAAGCAAGAGAATTAGCCAAGCCTTTACACGAGGAATTTATTAAAAGAGGTTATTTAAAATAAATTATTATGAAATACAATGTATTAGTTCAAGATTTTAACTCTAGAAAATTTGTTCCGTATGATATTTTCCCATATCTAACGAATATGTATAATAGAGAGGAGAAAAAACCGGAAAATTTCGAAGAGTTCAAGAGGTTTATAGATTCAACAGCCCGATATCAGTGGTGGGCTAGGTGCGAGTATGAAATAATAGTTTCAGGATGGCCTAATACAAAAGATAGCGCTAAAATAGATGTCTATTATCAAATATTGTTAAATCTAGACGTTATTACCAAACTATTTATGGAACATATTAGTAATGATGAAGGAAACATGGGAAGCGATTAAACAAAAATGGTTTTGCTTACACAAATGGAAATTGTGGAAGACTACAGAGGTGGAAACTGATTTAGGTTCCACATATCGAGTATATCATTTTTATTGTGAAAAATGTGGAAAGTTTAAGCAAATAAAATCATATTAATTATGTATGTGGTAGTACAATGGCCTGAAATTCAGGAAATTATGACAATAGAAGGTTTCGAAGAACATTCCTATCTTATTAACGATACTAAAGGAATGGAGGATTTTGGAAGTTCTGCTTATTTTGTAGATTATGATTGGCTAATGTGTGTAACCGATGAAGTACCAATTAACTGATGCAGAAAGATTGGCTATATGTGAATTTCAACGAGAGCATATAGACTGTAAGAATGAATTTTCCTCAAGCGTAGGAGGCAGACTTTCGTACATTATTACTCCAACTGGATTAGGGAATATAGTAAAGGTAAGATGTAATTATTGTGGAGAGATACGTGACTTAACAAATTATGATAGTTGGTAAAAATGGCAAAATTATATCTTGAAACTAGTGAAATCTATGCTATGGAAATCCCAGATGACTTATATGAATTGTACAAAAGCGGAAAGTTGAATACCGTAGGAGTATTTGATGAACTTGATGGAGAAATTTGGGATTACAACCAAGAAGCATCTATTGATAAAGTTTATATAGAGGAATAATGCAAGTATCGCAATTAATAGACCATCTTGGTATTATAGAAAAACCTTCATTAACTGAAGACCAAAAAGCAGTAATAGAAGCTGGAACCAAAATGGTGGAAGAAATACTAAAAAATAGACGCAAGCCGTTTATTAAAGTAATTACTCCAAGCAGAAATGATTTATGTCCTTGCGGAAGTGGAAAGAAGTACAAAAAGTGTTGTATGGATATTAATTCATCAATATTAAATAATTTAGATAATGGGTAAAATGATTAAAGTTCCTTATGATAAAGTGTTTTTTACTTCAGATACACACTTTTATCATAACAATATAATAAAATATTGTGATAGACCATTTAACAGTGTTCAAGAGATGAATGAGTCTATTATCGCTAACTGGAATAAAGTAGTTCCAGAAGACGGAATAGTTATTCATTGTGGAGATTTTGCATTCGCTGGAGGTGACAAAATTAAGAAAGTGCTAGAGCAGTTAAATGGTCATAAGCATTTAGTTTTGGGCAATCATGATCACCAAATCAATTTCACTACTCAACATCCTTATTTTGAAAGTATAAGTGAGTTTGGACTGATTAGAGTCTGTGGAGATCCAGAAATTCCTGAACAGAACATATTTTGTTGTCATTATCCGATGATAACATGGGATCAAGCTCATAGAGGAAGTTGGAATGTTTTTGGTCATATTCATACCTGTAAGGGAAAGAATATGATCTCTGACAAACAGAGTCCTAACCAATACGATGTTGGTGTAGATCAAAATGATTATACTCCGGTATCATTTCAACAATTAAAAGAGATAATAACAAAACAAAATTTACATGGAGTTCTATAGTACTTATATAAATTTGGAGACTGGAAAAAGAGTCTCTTTAGGTGAGATAATTGAGTTTGTTGAGTATGTGGCAAAGGTACTTAATCCAAATGCCACTTATAACAACGACATCACAGTTGCTGCTTTTCGTAATGGTTTTGGGGATTATATTATCAAAACTTGCCTAGAAGTAGTAAGAAAAAACCCGAATAAATTTCGTGTACAAAAAACTGATCTTTTTTCTAGTTCGGGAGCATTATTAAATACTTATTTTAAAACATTTTAAATTTTAATAGCTATGGCAGTAAAGAAATCTTTTCAAGTATTGAGTGATTTGTTAGTATTTAACAGTATTGAACCTACCATCGAAACTATTCCAACTGACGGATATGATGGAGCACATCGCTATCGTGTAAGACTGTGCAATGGGTTTAACAAAAAGACTCAAACAGCAGATTATGTGGATAAAACCACTACGCTTCAGTTCGTTCAGAAAAATGAAGATGGAACAGTAATTCCAGGATTGCAGTCTGAACAATTGGCGCTTATTCTTTTGGATAGAGTTAAGAAGTTAAATGCCAAATTTCCTCATCCAACTAATGAAAAGCAAATTGCTGGGTTGGAAATGTATCTAGATGCTTGCAAGGAAAGAGTGCAAGAAAGAATCGACAGAGGAGTTATGGGTGAATTGAAACAGTAATGTTTCTTAAATGGATGCTCATACAAAGTGAGCATCCAAGCTATATAAATTTTAAAATATGACAATAGACAATTTTGATTTACTGCAAGATATTTTAAAACCGCAATCTAATGATGATTTTTGGTTTGCACAAATAATTGCTAGGAGAAAAGACATTAAAGATTTAGCCAGAACAGATAAATGGATTAAATCTTATTATATTAGAGACTTTGACCATCTAAAAGCAAAAGAGGTTGAAATAAAAAATCTTTGCGAAGTATTTAAAGCCAGATTTTATTTAAATCCAAATGTAAGAAGTTTTGAAAGAGTAAATTTGAATTTGATTAAGTCTCTGGTAGAGAATATTCAGAATAAACAGTTTGATGCATTTGCCTCTCAAATTGATTCAGTTTGCGGATATACTACGACTCCTGGGAGGGACAAAATTTGGATAATTGATATAGACGACCAAGACATTGATAAGGAGAAGTTGATAAAAACTTTTAATCAGTGTGCTCCGGACAAAGAAAAGTATATAACTACCATTCCTACTTTAAATGGTTGTCATATTTTGTGCTATCCATTCAATAAAGCTCAATTTGCAAAATTTGAATTGCCTATTAGTATGGATGATATAAAGTCCAATTCTCCTACTCTAGTATATTTTAATAATGATACATTATAAAGGAAACCCTATATTATTTCATCCTTTAGACTATTCGGTGGTGTTAATTATAACAGACTCTATTATTGATGCCAAAAAGGAATTAGGATTATCTTGGGAGCCAGAAGATGCTAACGATGAAGGAGAAGCTGTAGTATCACTTTCTGACAATATAGTTTATTGTATAGTAACTGACTGTGTGAAAAGATTAACAGTTCTTCACGAAGCCTTACATTGTATAAATTTTATATACACTTGCATAAATGCAGTAGTTGATGTAGAAAATGATGAAATATATGTAAGAAATGCTACATGGCTGCAGGATGCAATATTAACTGAGTGGGAAGATTACTATAACAAATTAGTATTAAAAAATTAAAAATGAAATGTATGAAAACAGTATCAATCAGTGATACCCATGGGTTTCTTCCGAAAATAACTGAACCTGCAGATATCATGTTTATTTGTGGAGATATTAGTCCGTTATCTATCCAATTTAACAAACCTGCTATGTGGGAATGGCTTACTGGCGATTTTATGAATTGGATAAAAGAATTGCCGGTGGAAAAAGTATACCTTGTAGCTGGTAATCACGATGCATGGTTTGAGGGTGCTTCTGAAGCCAAAAAGACAGAATTGATGTTTCTATCTGCACATAAATTGGTGTATTTAGAAAATAGCTTGGTTCATTATATAGACAATGAAGGAACTTCATGGAGTATATTTGGAACTCCTTATTGCCATACGTTTGGAAATTGGCCGTTTATGCGAACTGATGAATATATGGAGGAAAAATTTAAAGAAATTCCTGATGGAATCAACTTTATTTTAACTCATGATACTCCGTATGATTGGGGAGGTCAAGACCAGATTTTAGAAACAGTAAGATGGAGCAATCATAGGTTAAAACATATAGGAAACAAACCCTTGGCTAACAGATTAAGAGAGATTCAATTTGATTGGTGTTTTCACGGTCATATTCACAGTTCTTGGCATGGCCCTGAAACTATAGATGATCCAAAAGCTGGATTCGTAGTAAATGTAAGTTATTGTAATGAAGACTATACTGGAACGTACGATCCATTATATTTAACACATTATAAAAAGTAAATGGAAATATTATACTGGACAGCAGTAACACTGATACTTATATTTGCTTTAATAGGAATAATGCCATTTATTATAATAATTATAATGTTGGCAAAATTATTAGGAATTAAAATAAAAATATCAAATGGAAATAAAAGCAAACGCATTGATTATAATAGATCCACAAAATGATTTTGTTAAAGGATCTTTAGCAGTTCCTGGAGCTGAGGAAGCTATGAATAATATTATAAAATTTATAGAAGATCATAAGCAGGATTTAGGATATATAGCAGTTACTTTGGATTGGCATCCACTTAGTCACTGCTCTTTTAAAGAGTTTGGAGGATCTTGGCCCCCTCACTGCGTTCAATATAGCGAAGGAGTTCCAAATATGGAAATAGCAGAAAGTAAATGCTTTGATGCTGACATTCTCGTGGTTATTGGAACTAGTTTTAATGTATATCCAGCTGCAAGTCTAGTAGGATATACTGATGAAGACATTCCTGTGTATTATATAGATCCAAATCCAGCTTGTACTCCAGACTACCCCGATATTAAAGTAATTAAAGCTACTGCAACTAGAGGTATGGAAGAGCTAATTAAAATATTAAATGATAACTAATGAGGGCTTTCATCCAGTGCACTATTTCTAATAACATATTAGAACCTATCAATCCTAATGTTTTCAATGCCTATAAAGGACTTGAGGATATGGGATTTGAATGCGTAAAATTTTCTACCTTACAAGATCTTGCTGATTATTATCATAGTAGAGGCGAGATAATTGTAGGTGGAATTGGTATAATCAGAAAAAGGCTAAAGGCATTTGATATAGATCCTATTACGGTAGACTATCCAGAAGAACTTAAAGAATTTCTTGGAAGGACAATACAAGAGAGTACTCTTAGTAATATTGCTAATAATCCAGAAACTTGGCCCATTTTCATTAAATCTAAGGAACAAAAAAGGATAACAGGTAAAGTAATAAGAAATGCTTCTGATTTGGTTGGCTTAGGATATCAAGAAGAGAATCCTGAGATTTACATTTCAGAAGTTATGGATTTTGTTTCCGAATATCGTGTATTTGTACGATACGGCGAAGTCTTAGACTGCAAGCATTACTGGGGAGATCCAATGGTCTTCCCCGATGCTGCTATTATAAAGGCTGCAATATCTAAGTATCAAAGTGCTCCAGATGCATACGGTATAGACTTTGCTGTTACAAAGGAGGGAAAAACAGTATTAATTGAGGTAAACGATGCTTGGGCTTTGGGTTGTTATGGATTAGAGATGCACCTTTATGCTAAGTTTCTGATAACTAGATGGGCTCAAATTACAAACACTATTGATGAATTTTTCTACATATGATAAAATTAGTACCTATAGAAAAAGAACCTCCACATTATCATGTAGTATTTAATTATATGATAGGAGATGCTGATGGTTACACAACATACGACTTTACGTGTGAATCTACTGAGGAAATAGAGGAAGCTATAAAGTATATAAGTATTTTAAATAAACTAAAACCTCTTAAGGATCATTGGGGTATTTGCTTTGATGATTTTTATATAAAAGACTATCAGGAGAATATATTGGATTATCAGAAGACGAATATAATATATTTAAATCTCTTATATGTCCTAATAATTTTGAAGATGTTAGAGAAAAAATATCTGAATGTCTGAGAAGTGAAACTGAATATTCTTTCCTTGTATTTGAAAAAGTAGATGTCTATTACTACGACGAAAATGGAATTAAATATAATGTAGAATGGGATTAAATGAAGAAATAGAATTTATAATAATAAAAGATACTAGTCCCCTAAGTCCAGAACGTGAGGATGAATATGAAAGTATATGTAGTAGTTTTCACACTAAAGAACATAAATCTTATAAAAGAATTACAGAACGTTGTAATTCCATTATAAGATATTATGAAAGTGATAGATTTGTAAGAGCTTACAGTCTTGTACCTTATGAGGGAGGAATAGCTATAATATATGATAAGTTTTACAAAAACTATTATACTATAACACTAGGAGAGGATGATGGTAGTTGGTTTCCTGTAGATTCGTGGAATTTTAGAGAAAAGAATACTTATATAGCTTGCTTATCAGAAGCCTTATCTATTTTTAATTCAAATTTCCAATTATAATTAAACGTAAAATGATATATTTTATAAGTGGACACAGAGACCTCTCTTACGAGGAATTTGAAAAGTACTATGTTCCAAAAATTGAAGGGGTAATAAAAAATGACCCATTCGCTGAATTTCTAGTAGGAGATTGTGATGGAGTAGATAAATATGCTATGGATTATCTTTACAATCAAACATCTAAAGAGTTTGCTATATATCACATGTTTGATACTCCAAGAAATCTTCCGAGTAATTATACATTTTCTGGCAGTATTAAAGAAATAATGATAGGTCGCGTAGCTGTGATAGGACATTTTAAAACAGATGAAGAACGAGACTCAGCTATGACCAGAAATTCTGATTTCGATATTGCATTTGTTAAGGATAATAGATGGAACAGTGGTACTGCTCAAAACATAAAAAGAAGACACAATATTTAATTATGAAACGTAGTAAACGATATATTAAAAAAACAACAAAAGAAAGAGCTTATTAATAAGAAAGTTCTTCAGCGAATTATTAAAGAAAGTAATCTTTGCCAACATGCAATAAAAGAGCTTAAACTTGCTGGATACGGCAACGGTAAAGGAGGTCCAACTGATTGGATGTATCAACAAGTTTTAGAAGCTGTCGCGGTATTTAGTTCTCATGGCAACTCTGGATACTCAGCTCCTTGGGAAATTAATCTTGTTAAAGATATTTGTAGTTGGAACGTTATTAGTCCTCTTCGTTTTACAGATGATGAATGGGAACAAATAAGTTCTGACGGCACTTGTCAAAACAAGCGTAAAAGTGATGTTTTCAAAAATCCAGATGGAAGTATTCATTATCTTAAAGCGTTTGTTAAAAGACCTACTGGGAGATATAGCTATGAAACTAAACAATGGAGTGAAAATAAAAAGCCTATCTGTTGGAGTGGTGGTTTGTTTGAACACAAAAACAATATTCTTACTGGTAGATACTTTAGTACTTGCTTATTGTTAGAATCTGATAAAAATTGCTGGACACCTAAACCTGCTAGAACTGTCGATTGTGTTGAAGTAGAAATAGCTCCTGATAATTGGATAATGGCTGTTGAAGAAGATAATCCTGATCTATTTTTCCTTCGTTGTGGTTACAACGTTGTTTGGAAACAATGTCCTTGTTTAAAAGGTATTCGTCTGGAAGACGTTACGCCAGAATTAGAAAAGCAGGCTTACGACGAAATAAAAGATATTAAAAATGAATAAATATCTATTTCTGGACATTGACGGAGTCTTAAATAGTGAGGAATTTTATGTAGAAATGTCTCAAAATGATAGAATGAACAAAATACATAAAGAAAATCCAAATATGTCTGGCAGTATGGTATACAAGCTATCTAATTTTGATCCGAAAGCTGTTGAAAGGCTCAACAAAATACTTAGAGAAACAGAATGCAAGTTAGTAGTATCTTCTAGTTGGAGATTTGACACTGATCTAGAAGAATTATTTGAAATAGTAGGTATTAATGCTAATATTTTTGGAATAACTGGAATAAATAACACTAGATATAGAGGGTTTGAAATAAAAGACTATTTAGATAACACGAATGGTGAGGTACTCTCTTATTGTATACTAGATGATGACTGTGATATGCTGCCAGAACAGCTAAACAACTTTATTCATACTGATTACAGAGTGGGATTGACAGAGGACGATGTTAATAAAGCAATTAAAATATTAAACAATTATGATGAACATTGATTTAATGATTCTTCAAGCAATGAAGGACAAACAAGAAGGAAAGGTAAGAACTTATAGAGCTATAAAGTCAGAAATTCAAGCATTTAAAACAGCTAAAAACGCAAAGATTTATGATGAAGTAGCTGAGATAACTTTGCTAAAAAGGATGATAAAGCAAAGAGAAGACTCTATACAGCAGTATACTAATGCAGGAAGAAAGGATTTGGCTGACTCTGAGAATATCGAAGTTTTATACTTGAAAGAATTGATTCCTGAAGAACCTACAAAAGAAGATATATTGGATTGGTTGGAAGACAAAGGATTTACTAAAATAAGTAGGAACGAAATGGGGTCGACAATCAAAATGGTAAAATCGGCATTTCCTGCAGTAAATGGCAAAATGGTATCTGAAATTGTTAAATCTATGATTGTATAATGAAAGAAAAGGTAATTATTCAAATAGAGGATACTTCAATTAAAGATGCTTTCAATAAGCCTGTAAAGACAAAAGCTACCTATTCTAAGTGTGATAGCTTAGAGAAGGTAGAAATATCTATCAATGACAACGATTTGCTAGTGTTTACTAGCAAAGATCAATTATTAGCATTCAGAAATACTATAGATAGTACACTTAACAAGATACTTGGTAATTGGAGTACTCCTACACCTAGAACTCCACCGAGCTTTCAGGTGTAAAAACATAGTTAAAATATGATCATAGGACTATCTGGAAAAAAGCAAACTGGAAAAGATACTATCTGCAACATTATTAGAGCTTTAGATATTTACGAGCGTGTAGATAGTTGGACAGATAAAGAGCAAGCAGCTAAAACATTTTACAAAGGAGATACATCCCTAGGCTATTCTATTTGGAGTAAGCACGCTTTTGCCGACCCATTAAAAAAAATGGCTTGCATATTAACTGGATTTCCAAATGTTTCATTTTTTGAATCAGCCGAAATAAAGAATACTTTAAATGCAACATTTGGAGTAACTAATAGAGAAATTTTGCAAATATTGGGGCAAAGCCTACGTGACAATTTGTGTGAAGACGTTTGGGTTAAAATGCTAGTAAGAGACTATCATTTACATGATAAACCAAATTGGATTGTTACTGACATAAGGATGCCTAATGAGCTTGAAGCCATTAAAAAGCTGGGAGGAATTGTTATAAGAGTAAACAGAAGCACTGGATATTCTGACAATCATATTTCCGAAACAGCTTTAGATAATTGCACAGACTTTGACTATGTAATAGACAATAATGGGACTATAGAGGAACTAATACAAAAAGTAATACCAATATATGACAGGATATCAACTATTAGAGAAACTTCAAAACTTAACTAGTGAGGACTTACAAAAGGACGTTTGGTTTACAAATGAGGATTGTACCTCTAAAGTACAAAGAGTTTTTATAGAAGACTATTCCACGTATGGAGATGCAGAATACGGCGAAGTAATTTACGAAGGAGACTACACTGAAGAAGAAATAAAAGAAATGTGTAGTTGTGGAGATATAATACCACTTACTAAAAAAGGAGACATAATTTTAACCGATTAAATATGAAAATAGAAACTAGAAAATCTATAAATACTAAATTAAAAAAGTTTGATGCTTTAGCTAAGGATAGTGACTTTATAGAAGTTACAGAATGGACAAACGGAGAAGGTTGGGATATATCTATAAATGATAAACTTATATCATTAACTTGGGGACAGCTGGAAGCTATCAAATATTTGACAAAAGCGTTAGATATTGAATTTATAAAATAAACAAAGGGCAAACACGAATAGGATTTATTTCCTAAACGTGTTTGCCCTTATTTTTTTGCCTTAACCATTTAAAAGAAGACTCCGAATTTGAACTGGAGTTTCTCTTTTAAATGGTTAAGGCTTATTTTTTTTTAAAATAAATCTCTAGCTGCTGTATGTTCATAATCTGGATTTGGGAAATAGTCATACAATGAATATTTTAACGGTCTTATAGCTCCAAAGTTATTAATAAATACTCTAGCTGGATTTAGTTTTCCATCAAACACATCACTTACATCGTTAAGAACATTTTCAGCAAAGTTAATAGCTGGTGCATTAAACTCAGTAGCTCCAGACAAAACTTTTTTAACATTAAGTTCATTACTTACATCTCTAGCCATTCCAATAAAAGTTCTTTGTGCAGACGATAACTCTCCAACTTTTGTGTCTCCAAGTGCCAGTTTTAATAGATATTGTATTAACCAATATAAAAATAGCTCTTGAGACGCAATAAGGAAGTTACGTTTTTTTATTGGGTCCCTCCAAGCTGCTGCGGCTTTATCTCTATAAGATGGATCAAAAATAGCCCTGGCTGGATTATATACCAAATCAAGAACTGACCAGAATATACCTTCTGTTATTGAACCTTCCCATTTGATATAAGGATGGTCAGTAACTTCTGTAGTAATTTCCAATAATTTACCTTCATCATCGTATTTCATATATAAAAGCTCATTATTCTCATTTCTGGCTTGAGTAAAATGACCTCCAGCATAAGTACCTCTGGTCAAAAACCATTGATTTTTCTTTGCTGTCAAATATGTTTTAAAGTGTCCGATTATTGTAAAAATTCCAGTTTTAAAGACTTCTGATTTGTTGTCATTGTCCATATACCCAAACAACGTATCAGCCTCTTGTTTAATTCCTGCAATTTCTAAGTCAGTGAATGCTTGAGGCAAATTATCATTTTTAGTAATAGCTCTTCTAACTCCATTCTCGTCAGTAATTTGATAGCCTTGAGATATAAACCTGTCCAGCATAGCTTCGTATAAAGCTTTTTGATACTGAAAGTCTCTTAAAGAACTTTGTGGTATTGAGTTTTCCGAGCCTTTATATTTTGCATATACTGCAAATCTTTTATCTTTTTTTCAGTCATAAATTAGTTGATTATCTTTGAAATCATAAGCATCATAACATCCGTACTTTTTCATATATCCTACTAAAATAGTCATTCTATTTAAATAGTCAGGAGCACGGTTGCACCAGAATAAGTTTCCATTAAATCTTAATGGATCTCCCTGAAAATAATTTAATCTGGACACTAACTCATCTTCGGACATATTAGATATACCGAACACCATATTCAATGCTTCTAGTCTGGTTACGGTATTTACTTGATGTAAGGCATCGTTTCATACGGTAGTATAGGCAGAAACCATATCTTTTAATCCAATTTTATCCTTATCAAAAGCTGAGTTGGCGATAGCTCTAGTATATAAAGTAAAAAACGAAACTGCAGTTTCCTTTATTCCAGACTTCCAGTTGAATCCTAGTATAGCCCCTGATGCCCATCTTTTAGCGTGAGACATAATGGTATATAACTGCTTGTTTTCAGATGTTATTAATGATTCATCAAATACAGTTGTTTTTATATGATCCGTAATAAATTGTATAGTTTTATCTATATCTTTATCGCTAGATATAAAAGAAGCCAATCTTAATATAGTTAAGTTAGCTTGAATAGCTGGAAGAATTTTATTGTACTCATTTTCTCTAATATAAGCTAAGTGCATAGTGTCTCCAACTATTTCTAAATTAGTTTCAAATATTGACATAGGATCATCAAATCTTCCTTTATCCTTTCTAGCCTTGTCTACTAATTGTACTCTGGCTTCTAAAGTATTGGATGTAGCAAATATATTATACATCTCCATCATAGAATCATCATTGAGCTCGGTATAAGACTTTATAGAGCTTTCCTCTACTATATTCTTCCTATTCATTAATTCGTCGGTAACATTAGCATTTACTGCTCTAGACAATGATATAATGTTTTTACTATTAGCAATTCTAGAGGCTGTGCTAGCTTTCATAATACCAGCCATTAGCCATTGTCCGCTTTTTCTCAGAGCTTCTTCTGACTGTCCAGGGAATCTTAAAGAATTTATATCTTTTAGATAAAATTCCAAGAATTCTCTTTGAGAAGGTGTTAGAGAAGTATCAGATTTTGGATCTTTTAATAGAAAGTATTTCTTACCATTCTCCGAAGTATCAAACAAATTCTTATAGTCGTATTCGGACATATTGAAGAATTTATTAGAAGTTAGCCCATTGTTCGCTTTGAATTTCTTATACTTGTCTACAACTGACATCTTATAATTAAAATACTCATTTCGAATATTATATCTAGTAGAGTCTAGTGCTTTTTTAATAGGCTTAAACAATTCAATAGTATCAGAAGTATTTAATTTAGTTGAATTAAGAAATTGTCTGTTTAATCCTCCGTCCTTCCAAATGTCTCCAAACCATTCAGCTAACTTAGGAGCATTATACGGATCTACTTCTATTCCAGAAAGATTAATAATAGCTTTAGCTACCTCAGCATACAATGCAGATTCTAAAGTTTCATTAGGTTTATACCCTCCTTCATAGAAAAAGAATTTGTTTTTTAAATCTTCTAACAAAGCATATAGTTGTTTAAGCTGAGAGTTTCTTTCCTCTGGAGTTAAATCTGTAGAAGGCTTTGGAATTTCTGTTATCTTACCTCTGATAGCGTTACTAAGTCTAGTAGCACTTCTTAAACTGCTTATTCCAGTTTGTATTTCATTATATGCTTGATAAAATTTAACAAGTGGATCTAAAAGAATTAAACTAGCGTTATTAGCTCCAGTTTTTCTTCTTAACATATTATAATTATAAAGTACTTTGTCTAGAGAATTTGGCTTTAAAGCTTTCTTAGCATCAACATTCACCACTGCTAATTCATCTATCTCGTAGTCTTTTAAATCTCCCTGAAGAATATTGTCTGCTATCTCCATTAACTTTATTAGCTCTATATTACCTCTAGTTGCTGGAAGTATATTAGAATCAGTTTCTATAGATTGGTCAGTATAAAAACTTCCTAGTAATGATTTGCCTTTTGGTAGTTTTACTTGCATAGAAGGGTCCAAACCAGTCATAGAAACAAAATCCACCTTTTTAGATCTGTCATTGACCAACATTATTACTCCCATATTTATAAGATCATCATTATCTACTACTTTCCAATTCTTTTCATAAGTATATTTAGAAAATAAAGTGTTTATATATGATTGATGTTCAGCATTTCTAAGATTAGGAAATAGAAAATTAGCAGAAACATATTCATCCTTGTTTCTATTAACTATTTCTAAAGCCTCTTTAAAAGATTGCTGTATTTCAGATACTTGTTCACTAATCCTTTGATCAATAGTGGCTAAATAGTCATCTAAAAAAGTACTAAGCTCCTCTTCTGTACTGAAAATTTCGTATTTGTTACCAATAGAATCATAAAATTGAAATTTACCTTCGGCATTTCTTTTAGTTTTTTCTATCAAAGTTTGTTTAGCAACATTTGAAAATTTATTACCATTTAAACATTCCACTGGGAAATATTTAGATAGTGTTTCCGAAACTGTTTCTTTTAATTTGGAAGTGTTAAGTTCAGTTGTACTACTTACAGGAAATGCGTCATTAAATGCCTTGCTTAATTTGAAATTATTTCTAATAGACACATTCTCTGGATTATATACTGATACACTAGAAACTATTTCTGCATTATTTTCTATTTTTAGTTCTCCATTCTCTTCAGATATTCCAGACTTATCTATATTTATCTCAACTGGAACTACTGATGTCAGTACCTTATTTGAATGGATTCCTTTATTATGTAATAATCTTCTATAAGTCTCTAACTGGAATCTCATAAAATTAGTCTTTTCTATATCCCAGTTATCCATTCTGTCTTTAGATACTTTTACATCATATATATGTACAGAACCATCTTTCTTTACAACAACAATATCAACTTTACCTCTAACCGTAGTATTTGAATCGACTTCCCCGTCTATAATATATTCTGTGTAAATCTTTTCTACATCTGGAGTATTTATCTGGAATTTTAAATCTGTCATTTGTTGAATAAAACTTTCTAACGCTTCGTCAGTCATACCTTTTAAAGTAGCATCTTTGGCAAATCCTTTAGTCCAGGAAGTATTAAGTTTTATTCTAGCTTTAGATGGTGTTAACTTAACTTTTGTGTTGAAAATAATATCAGTTACAAAGTGTAGTCCTCTACCTAATTGCTGAGAATAGCTCCAAGATGCAAACTCTTTGTCTACCTCTTTATTGGCTTGTTCATCTGACAAGGTTGGGTCATTAGCTTTTAGGTCTGATACTTTCTCTTTCCTATAATCATTTCTATTAATAGGATTGGCTAAACCAACGTTTGCAATCCAGTCTAATACTGAAACAGCTCCATCTTGATAAGTTATATTCTCGTCCATATTTAGATACTCAGCTAGAGCTTTGGCTCTTACTTCCTTTAGTCTGCTTTTAGCTTCTTCTTGAGCAGAGTCTAGTACATCTAATGTAGTTTTATCAAAGGAAAATAGAGTATTAGAATTTTTTACCTCCTTAAGGAATGATTTAAAATTATCAAGTAATATATTATCCAAATCGGTTTCATTTTTTATCTTAATCTCTTTTCCATTTAATACTAATGTATATATACAATCCTTCATTAACATTCCTCCTTAAGTGTATTATTTTGCATTAGCTCTTTTTTCAAAGCAGCTAATTTAGTTAGTTGCTGAAATTTATTTTCTTTAAATATTTCTGAGTAGGTAGAAGAGTCTTCTGTAGAAGCTAACATATTACCTATAGTGTTATTCATAAGTTGCGTAACTTCAGAATCATTTAGGTTTTCGGGTAATTTAAATATATCTTTAACTACAGTTCCTCAATCTAAAGAATCCATAGTATCGGTAACTGCAGAAGAGTCTATATCTGTAAAGTAGCTAGAAAACAAATGAACTAAATATTCCTCTCGTAAATCGTTTCTTGTAAGACCCTGATATAAAGTGGCAAAATCTTCAGGAATATCCTCTATTTTAGACAGTAAAACATTATAAGCATTTGGGTCTTGAGTTCTCAATGCCGCTAAGATGATATGCGATAGTTCATGAACATAAGAATCTATAGTACTAAGATCTTCATTCATATATATTATTCCGTCGTGAGTAAATGCCTTAAAGTCCTTTAAATTCTTTATAGAAAATCCCAAATCAGCTTTAGTAGATTTTCTATTAAACCATACTACTGGTATCGTTCCTTTAGTTAATCTAGAATTAATACGTTCTACTAAATCTTGAGTAGTGTAGTATTTAAATTCTCCTGTAACTGGATGTACTACTGACCTTTCTGAATAATTGGACGGACTAAGTCTGAACAAAGATCTTCTTTTGTTATCCCTAAGTAATTTATTCAAACTTTCTACTGGTATTCCACTATCTTTTGAAAATTCATCAATTCTAGGTTTAAAGAAATCTTCTTTGCTTAGATTAGAGAAAGTGTCTTCTTCAATATCATAGAAATGCTCTCTTCCATTCATATCTTTATATCAGATAATACCGTTTTCGTTTACTGGGGTTGACACCTTCATCCCCCTTTGTAGTCCTTGCTCTACATATTCTAAATTGACAGTAGTAATGGTAGGCTCATCAGCATTTAAATCAATACATTTTATACTGTTTTCATCAATTCTTTCTACAAATATATATTGTCTTCCAGTTTTTAAAATTATGTCCCCTTGCTCTATACTGGCGTTATTTTCTGTTAAATAATACTGGTGATATAGTGGAATTTTTTCAGTTAAAGTTACCCCTACTTTAATGTCTGGATTTCTTTCATTATATAATTTGAAAGATTCCCCTACTGAATATTGATTCATTGACTCGTTTGATGAAGTTACTGGAACTAATGTAGGTTTTGTAGCAACATTTGAAAATACATCTAATTGATAGCTTAACGGTTTATATTTAGCTGCTAGAGGTTTTACAAATACTGGCATAATAGAAGTATACTTAGATAGTAAATCTGAAACATTCCCATTATCCTTAGCATACAAACCAACTTGATATCCAAACCTATTTGCTTGTTTTACATACTCTAAGTCATTAGTAGATCCATCTTTAATTGTTAAGTAACTCAATTCATCTCTATATAGTTTAAATATGTTTTCAGTTCTAGATGAACTAATATTCCCCTCGAATTTTAAGTTATATATTCTATGATTATTTTTATCATCCTTTTTGCTACTATATTTTTTGATCAAGGTCTTTACCTCTGAAGAATTATTTAGAGCCATTTCCAATGGAACTGTAATAGAATTATCTCCACCATTATATGATATAGAAGTTGCAGTAGGAGATATTATTACACTATTAGAATTAATTCTTGATCTGTCGTACCTGATTTTAATCATACGATTTTGACCAAATTTAGTTCCAGATTCTATATCCAATTTAGATGGATCTGGTATAAAAGATAATTCTGGATCTGGCAAGGAAATACTATCAATTAAAAGCAATTTACTAGCTTCTATTAATCTATCTTTTATATTATCCTTCTTAATAGTACTAGAATTTAACTTATCGTATACTACTTCCGCCACATCTTTATTTTTTATTAAATAACCTCATAAATCTTTTCTATATATAGTAGTGTCAACTTCTTCTAATCCAAAAGCTTCCTTAAACTCTTCCTCTGTTGCTTTAATAGTATAAGAGTTCCATAACCCATTTTTAAAGTTTATAATATCTTTTATACTAACTCCAATAGTTCCGTCAGAATTAGTTATGACCTTGTCTCTATTATCTATCATTATATCAAATAGAGCATTTTCTTGATGCGAACCAGATAACTTAACTTTATCGGTTAATTTTATTTTTGTGTTGATATCTTGATTAATTAGACCATTTAAAGAATCCCTCACTGATTGCTCCAAGTTTGGATTTGCAAACAAATATATTGCTTTATCCATCATAGATAAATCTTTAATATCTTTATATAACTCTCCAGAATACTCATCGACTACTTCTGCAAAATGTCTAAACAGCCAACTATTTGGCTCTCTAAGTTGATTTAAAGTATATACAGTCGAAAGTAATGATACAGCTTCTTCTGGTTCGGATTCAGGATTTAGTATTAACATAGTTCTGCTGTTTTTAGTCAATACTCTATTTCTGGCTCCATTCATAAGGATTACATCATAACTAGAGGTATTAATAAGTCCCCTACTTCCTAAGACATTAGATAATAACTGCACTTTATCACTTCTTCTTGCAGCACTAAAATATGAGGATACATTATAAATACTACTATTTCCAGCATAGCTATTTAACAATTTAGAAATTTCTGAATCTGATAGCACTTCTTTATTTAAGATATTTTTTAGTTCAGATGAACTATTATGTTCTCCGTTTAGAGAATTGGCTATTTCTTCTAGTACACTTATATTATCCTTATTTTTTAATATATATTTTGAGATAATATCGGGGAAGGAAGCAGTTAAATCTGCCTCCTTAGCTACCTCGATATCAAAAGTGTACTTCCTTGAACCAACGTTTATTTGAATACAGTGTTTCATTAGTCACAATTAAGTTTAAATTCAACTAAACCATTAGAAATGAATCTTGCTAAATCAGCTGCAAGCTGTATACTCTTAGACTTAGTAAAAGCGTTTACGCTATCTGTTGTAAATAATAATGTATTAATATTAGCAATAGGATCAGTGTCTATATCCAGTTTAGTCTTATTATAGAATATTTCTGTAATTCCATCTAAGGACTTTTTCTTTTCTAATCCCATAACCTCTTGGTCCAATGGAATTAGTCGTAAAATTAAATCTTTAATATCATAATTTATTGCAGAATCTGCATCTCTTTTAGATAATTGGCTTATATATTTCATATATTTAGACACCATTCTATCGGAGTTACTTAAATCTTCTTTAAATAAATTAGTGAATGAATAACTACTGTTTGAGTTTTTATTCATTAATAGATTATATAAGAATAAAGCATCTCCAAAGGTAAATCCATCTGATATAGTATTCCAAGAATACAACTTGCTGTAATCTATAGCTATATCAGAAAGTCTGGTCTCGTTTATATCTCGACTCATGGTACTCATATCAATATCTAAAGCACACATTGTATAAGGAACTCTTAAGTCGTTTTGGAAATTCTTTACAGTTATATTTTTAGCAAAATTATCATCCCTAGTTTTAAATAAGTTTATAAGATACTCTTCCATTCAATTTTTGAATGTAAGTCTATCATCTAAATTATCAAAATGTATAGTGCGATCTTCTGCTGAATCTAAACGTATTTGATTTCCTTCAACGTACTCTGTTGTAACTCCAGGTATTGTTATCGGAGCTATAATGTTAAAATAATCATTAACTATACAATCTGTTAAGAATCGGTTAATTTTATTAGTAATCTTCGGAGTAAGACCTCCCTTTAAAACTCCCAAAGTCTGAAGTTCTTTGTTTATATTTAATACATTAGCTCTTCTTACAGTCAAAGTATCTAGAACGGTATTATTTGTTGTAAATGTCTTTAACATTTCTCCAAAGTGTGGTACTGTTAGTATAGCATCTAGGATATTAACAAATGGGCTTTTATATTTGTACCAATGTTTGAAAAACTCTTGGGACTCTTTATTATTTACAAACTCATTTAAGTCAAATACTTTGTAAGCATATTGATCATTTATTAAATGACTAAGTTCTGCACCTGTAAAGTATTTTTCTAATTCAGCATATATAGCTTCGTCGCTTTCACTTAAATCTTGTCCTTTTTTTAACTTGTCCAAGACTCTAAATTCCTCATTGGTAAATTTCAAAGTTCTAGCAATACTAGAAGTTAAACTAGTTAAATAGTTAACCTGTTCGTATAATTGAGTTCTAATACCTTGATTAAGAGAAGAAAGTCTTCCTAACAAAGTTAATTCATTAGCCCCTTTTCTAATATCTCGAATATTGCCTATGCTTTTTTCTAGTTCTTCTCTGGATATTCCTTTCAACACTTTATCTATTTGATTATCCCTTTTTACGCACTCGTTCAAGAAGCGATTAAATAGAATCTTTATATTATCTTTAGAACTAATAAACACTTCAGAGGATTCACTTTCATACAATTCTAAATTGCTATCCTCCTCCTGTTCTCCTAAAGCTGCCTGATATTCTAATTCTTCTATATCCCGCACTCTTTTGTTGGATATAGCTGCATTTAAAGTAGCATTAGGAGTAATAGAATACTCTTTAAGAAATTCCTTAAATGAATCTATATTTTCTATAAATTCTTTAGTAACTTCAGCTTCCAGTAAATCGTTAGATACTTCCTTAAGTTTATCATTCTTATTTTTAAACTCTGCTCAAGCGTTTCTAAATGAACTTATATATTTTTCTGGAATATATCTTCCTAGTTGAGGTCCTTTTAAATAATAATTGATAGAGTACTCAATATTATTGTCAGCTTCTCCAGAAACAAAGATATTGCTTTTAGCTTTTTCTTTAATTAGACTCATTATAGGAGAAGTCATAAACTTAGCTGAATCAGCAAATGTTGCACCTCTAAATAATAAGTATATATACATACCCATTAAATCAGGAGTAGCATTAATTTTTTCTAATACCAGCTCCTTAGCATTATCTGTAGCCAAACTTAGTAGTACTGAAATAGATAAGAATACATCTTCTTGTGCCCCAATTTTTTCAAGTATTTGTCTTAAAGTGGCATCACCGTCAATAGGAACATCAAGTACAGAAATGTTATTTCCGTTTTCATCCAATACATAATTACCATTTTCATCTACTAGGAAAGAATTAGATAGGTTATCGTAGTTTACATTTGGAATAATGTTTAAATACCCGCCTTTTAAATCTAACCCAGATATATCAACAATAGGTTTACCTTTTATTTCGTTTATAGTATCTATCCATTTTTGAGCAGTCCAATCTTTTTGACTATATAGCTTGCTATGAACGTAAGTTAAAGTATTTGAGTATACTTTAATACCTGTAGCAGCTATACCAATACCATCTTTACCAATACTATTTTGGAATTGGGCAATTGCCTTTGCTGCTGGATTATTGTTGTTAATATATTTACTAAAACTTTCAGCATGTTCTGCAGCTTTTTGTCCATCTTCTATAGATATAGGAGATGTTTGAGATACCATGTTAGCGTAATTAGTACCTACCTCCCACATTTCAGAAAATACCTTATTTTTTATACCTTCTTGAACCCTGTATTCATCATCAAGATGATATAAATTATGGTGATCTATTACAGTTCTAGCTGATTCTTTGTAATTTTCATCTATTGTAATGGAATCTCCAGAGGATACAGTAGATAATAGAGCTATTAAATCTTGCATATTATCTGAGTTTTCATATTGCTCATATAATTCTGTAATATCTACAGCATTTGGATCTTTAGAGAATTTTATAGGCTTGCCAGTAGGCAATGGTAATTTCAATGATTCTTTGAAAGTTTCAACATTAGTGTAATCAAAATATGGGCTCCAATCAATGAATGTTCCGTCTTCATCTATACTAGCACCTAATATAAATGCTTTATCAATGTCATAATCGGACCCTTGAAGCCAAAGCTGATCAGCACATATATATACAACATTGGAATCTGTGTTAATAAATCCCTTTATTGTCATGTTCATAAATGATTGCATAGACTGTGCTGGAATACGAGCTACTATAAAATTCAATGCCATATTTCTGAATGATATTGCCATTTTATTAGCCTTACGTTCTATTGCAGCTTCTGGGGCTTCATATATACCTTCTAAATCTTCGTCAGAAGGAAGTTCCTCACTATACAATAAATTAATTACTGAATTTGAAGCTAGTTTAGATTTCTTTATAGTATTAGCAATATCATCCCGATTTACTCTATAAACTACTGTTTCCGAGAATGTACTACTATTCTCTAAGTAATTTAAGTTAGCTGGATCATCTAATACGGCAGCTACAATTGGCTCTCCATATTGTACTTTGGTATATAATTGTATTCCTTTTTTTATTGGATATAAAGGCTCTCCATTACTATCTAATACAAATACCTTGTTATTTAATACGGTAGTTTCTGGACGATATAATGTCCAGCCACTTTTATCAAAATCTTCGTCCATTATAACATATAGATTATTAGAAGAGTTTAATCCTTTTAAAGCTGCAAAAGCTTTATCTGGTTTAAAATCATTTAAATCGGAATAATCAAATGTGTCATACAGTTTAGTTTTGAAGAAAGTTACTGGATCTTCTAAGACGGAACCTAAATTATCCCCTTCTTTCAACATAAATTTGCTAGCCCAAACTTTTGGAAGAAGCATTTCGTTAGCCGAATAGGAAATTTCACCATTTAAAGGAAGATACTCCAAATTAGATCCAGACCATTCTACTAACGATGGATACTCATGATTATATTGTATTCTTTTGCAGTCTGATATAATCCATTCTTTGATAGTCAATCCTAACTTTTTCAGAGATTCCTCATTACCTTCTATAGCTTTGTTTATATGGTCGATTATAGCTTCTTCACTTCCAGTATATAAAGACTCTTTATTCTTTACAAAATTTATAAATTTGGATAATCTTAGTACATCCAAATCCTTTGGAACATCAGTATTAATTTCTCCAGAGCTGGAAACTGACTTAATTTTTCCTAAAGTTCTAGAAAGTGAATAGCTTAATTTGGAACTATCCATATCAAATCCATCATAAGTCCCTCTTTCTCCTAAATTAAAGGTGTAATTATGAGGTCTTAAATTTCTTCCATATCTATTTATTTTCTCTACTTTTCTTCCAAGTTGTCTATATTTATCTCTTAAATCTTGTAAACTTATGTGTTGTCTACCGTCTTTTAGAGGTTTAAAAGTAACTTGTTTTTCTACTCCATCATCCATAATCCAATCCCCATTCAGAACTTGCCCTGGATCGACTAAAGTGTTAGGAATGTTACTTATTGGAACTACTCCATTTTTGTTTTCATAATCCTCTCTAGTATATAATTGAGTATTCCCATTTTCGTCTGTATATTCTATAAGTCCAACTACATCATGGGAAGGATTCAATACGGCATTCAATCCGAAGAATTTTCTACGAATAATGTTTTGATTTAGGTTATTAGCAAAATCAATTACAAATTTACTAAAAATATTTGGATCATCAAAAGGAACTAATATTTCTTTTTCTGCGTTATTTTCTAGTAAATCATCTTTGATTAATTTTATATACCTAGAAGCTAGATTTTCTGCTGATAAATCATCAGTACTAAACGATTGAAGTAACTGTTTTCCTAGAGTAACAATAAGTTGATTATTATTTACATTCATAAACGGTTCCAACCCCTTAGCTATATAAGAACCTAAGTCTCTATACACAGCCAAAGTAGTTTCATAGGAAATACCTTTCTGGATAAGAGCGGACATAACCTGCGTCATTTCAGATACTTCAGAATTTTCAGCATGATGTTCAGCCGACATCTGAATCCCTATAAAATCTGGATCTATTTCTACATATGTTAAATCCAAATTATTGTAGTAATTAGAAGTATCAAGCAAGTTTATAGCCCCATTCTTAATAGCTGAATGATTTGCAAGATAACTTACATCACTTAGTTTTAGTGGCTGGAAGAATTTTCCAGAGTTTCTAATTTTCTTAATGTATCCATCAGAAAATTTTGGAAATTTTGCAATAAACTCTAATGGGAGTTTAGTAGTTAATTCCATTAATGATTCAATAGCTTTGGTCTTCTCTATGTTTAAATTTGAAGCTAAATTAGCTACTGTTTCTATAGAGGATTCATCATACTCGTTATTATAAGCTATAGATTTTTCTCCTCCCAGAGCCTTCCACAAAGTATAATTAGAATTAATATTAACATTCTGAACTATATCATTAGACAAGATGTTACCATTTAAATCATAAGTAGTAATAGCTAAATCATACATGTTATTGATTTTCCCATCTTCTGAAATGTTAGATCCATTATAAGTAATGTCCTTAACTTCTTTTATAACCACTTTCTGAACTCCATTTTCCACTATAGTTTCTTTATATCTAGGATTTAATAAAGTGTTTTTGGCATCCTTCAAGTGAACTGAGGAACTATTTAATTTTAATTTGCTCTTTAGATGGTTTATATTAAGTTTAATAGGAACTATCCAATTTTCATCAGACATTTTCTTTAACATATTCTCAGCACTATTTTTGCCTAAAGAGTTTCTAATAATAGTATTATTTACTGAGAATGTTGCACATTTCATTAACCCTGATGATAAATAGTTAGCTAAGGAAAAATACCCAATAGGTTTTCTGTGAATACTAGATTGTTTTACTTCTTCTACAGAGTTCTTTTCCCAAATAGCTTGAAATGGATTCATTCAAATACCACCGTCATACATAGTAACCTTATCTACATCTCCATGTATATTTCCTACATAATCTATAGGATCCTCTATTACAGATAACTTAAGTTTATTAGGAACTCCATTAAGTTTATTCTTAAGCCAAGTATGTATTGTAGCACCTCCAATTACTGCACGCTTATACGATGCATTAGTTCTAGTAGCATCTTCCTGAATAACACTAGAATCGTTAAATTTGAAGAAATCAGAACGAGAAGGCGTTTCTCCTTTTTTAAGCTTAGTATCAGCTAGAGATTTAGAAGTTGCCCCCTTAGCAGGATGAATAAATGGAAGCCCGTAAACTAATGAATTATAGTTACTAGCTATAAGATTATCTAGAGATAAGAATTTATCAAGTAATGGATTAAGTTCTATTTTAAAATCAGGACTTAATACATCATCTTGAGTGATATAGTCAATAGAAGTACCGTTTTTAGAAGCTTTAAACAAGATAAGCTCATTAGTGTCTTTATTAACCCAGTTATCAACATATGAATCATAGTTTAGATTCATTTTCTCTAGGTGAAATTTAATTCCATCTTTTATTTCTGTTATTTCTCTTCCATTGTTGTAGCTTAGCTCTATTTTAGTAGAGTCTTGTAACTTCAAGGCATAAAATCCTTTATTAAGATTCTCTCTAGAATTGTATTTTTCTATATTATCATTTGAATACATTTTGAAGAAGTCATACAATGCTGGATTAACTTTAAACCCAGGAAGCCAGTGTATTTGGTCTATAATTGTAACCATTTCTCCAGTGGTGTGTTTCAAATATCTTAAAGCATCCTCAATTAACTTTCCGTCAGCTTTTTCTCTAAATAGAGATAAGTAATTTTCATATTTATTTATGATATTATCAGTATCTAAATTGTACTCAGAAGTTAATTCGTCTACATTTCCAAATACTCCAGTTTTAACTAATGCCTGATAATCAGATAAAACTCTGTTAATAAATACATTAGCCATTCTTTTTGTAGACTCATATTTAACCTCCCTAACCTGATCTGGAGTCATCTCTTGAAGAGTTTTTCCTTTTAAATGGTCAGGTATCCAAGATGCTTCCAAAGGTGTATTGGTAGAGATAACTTTATTCCAAATAGTAGATTTATCAGAATATACTGTAGGCTGTACTGACACTTCATCTTCTCTTGTTAAGAAGTCGTGAACAAAAAACAGATAGTTAGTTTCTGAATCTGTAGCCGTATTTATCTTTTTAGGAGTGGAGTTATAAAAACTATTGTAGAACGTTTTTAATTCTGTCCTCAACAACAGTCTACTATCTTCTGTCGTTCCATTGGAAGTAAATAAGTTATATTTAACTACATCATCGTCTAATATATTGTCGGATATTTTATTAAGTAACGCTTCAAAATAGTAATAATCATCATTAGTTAAATTAGTTAAACGTTCTTTTTGTAATTTATTACCATTAGCATCGGTAACATTAGATTTTGAGCTATCTCCATTTATTATACTTTGCACAACTGCTAATGATTCTAGACCATTTAAAGCTGAAAAGTATCCAGACATTTTTAGAGATTTTGTTTCTATATTGAAATACTTCCACGGACTTGTTGTTGAGTCAGAAAGCTCAAGGTTTGGATATAACTTAAGTGCTGTTCTAATACTTGGACTATTAGCTAAGTTATCGGAGATATTCATGTTTAGCAAGGATGCTGTAACAACATCTAATACTCCATTTAGTTTAGCATCAGAATCTATAATTTGAGATAATATGTTGACATAGATATCATCGGCATGAATATATCCGAAATCTGTTAGTAACCCTTCTAGCATTTTCATGAACCCTGAATCTGGAGATAAGCTGCTTTTAACAATTTTAGCTCCATTGACCATGTATGTTGGATTGTTTGGATCAGAAAAATCTATAGTTAGTATATCATCATTATTACCTAATGTAATCTTATTTAAATTAAGAGGATCACTAATGTTATCTGAATAATAATTTAATGAGGTTCCGTTTTCACTTAAGAAATTTACATTCCATTTTTTAAGTGCGTTTAATCTAGAGTCTCTGTATAAACTATTAGCCATTATATTTCTTTCAATAGTATACTTCTTTCTATCAATGTCAGAACTATCAAGTATAACGGCTCTATTGGTCTTGTTAGCAAAATCGTATATATATTGGGTATAGGTAGTAAAACTAGTCTTGTTGATTTGATTTAGTATCATTCCATACACGTCAAATTCAGCTGAAACCATGTTAGAATTTAGGCTCGCTGCAGCAAGGCTAGGGGTTTTCAAAGAGAATATTTTATAATACATGGTATCAAACATCCTCCTTACATGCTTCTGCTTTCCGGAGAAGATAGTTTTCCTGTATCTATCTGCTTTTTCAAACAGAGACTCTATACTATATGTATCATCTCTAAGCCTAGCATAATCATTTCTAGTTATAGGATTTTCCTTCAATATTCTCAAAACTTCTTTAAAATTCCTATAAGATAAATACTGATTTGGAACTATTGTGTATACCCCCTTGCTATCTCTGTCATATAAATTAGTATTTTCTAAGAATTTTCTAACTAATGGATTAACTTCGTCAGATTCTTTAGACAAATCCTCATCCCATTTTTGAGCTGGAACTTGTTGAAATGCAAACTCATATTTAGGAATATTATATAGAGGAACAGTGTTAGAACCTTTTAGATTCAGTCCTGTTCTAGATATGCCAACTATTTCAGAGAAATTAGGATTAGTTATAAGTTTATCAAAGTTTACTAAAGAGTAAAAACTATAATAAGCATCATCCTCTACAGGATTATTATTTGATTTGTACTTACCGTCTACTAATCTTTCATTAAATCTATTTTGAGCGGCTTCTAATAATAAATTATAAGGAATAATTTGAAGCTCACTTCCTTTAGTTCCTAAATCCTTATATATAGAAAACCCATCAGTTTCTAAATACTTTACTATATTGTCAACATACTTTTGTTTTAATCTCTGTATAGAGAAATTAAGGTCTACTGTAGATTTAACCATTCTTCCAGGTTGAAGTAAAACTGCAACATTGACTAAGTTTGTATTAAACCATTTAGAAAACAGTTTTAGAGTATTATCTCCCAAAAAATTGTTAGTAAGAGAATCAGTAAGTCTAGGTAACTTATTTTCCCTATTAGGTCGTAATTCTCTTCTTAAATATTTTAATCTATTATAATCTTTTAGTATCAATGATGCTACTTCAGAAAGTTGTTCTGTATTCAAGTTTTCATCCTCAAAGTTATCAGTAACTATATCAATAAAATCATTTATTGAACTAGGTAATTGTCCTGTTTGGGTAAGTAATTTAATGGAGAGACCTTTTAAAGCCTCTCCATCCTTTACTATCTTCCCATCAGTACCAATTGAGAAAACATCACTGAACTCTGTAACGGCAAGAGTGTTGTCTAATGCTCGTCTAAAGTCATTACAAATATTAGCCATTTGAACACTGATTTGTTTGTTTGTTTGAATTTAATGCTTGCAATATGTAGTTAGTAAGAGCTTTTATAGGCATCTTTTTATTTACATTTTTATAATTAGGTTTTAAAGCATTCCTAATATCTACAGCTTCAATAACTTCTTGATCTTTAAATGTTTCTATCACATTTTTAATAGCATCTAAGTCAGCTGTGTCTAAATCATCAGATAAATTAACTTCTACCCCCTCAGTGTCTAAGACATTTTGTAAGGCTTCTATAAAATCATTTGATGATTGAGTTATTGCCTCCAATTTTTCTACTTTCATTAGAGTAGAACCATTTAAAGTAAAGAACTCGTCAGTAAAGTTGAACTGAATCTCATTGCCATTTATTAAAATTTGAACTGGAATATTATTTCCTAATAATACTTTTAGGTTTTCCTTAACAGTATCATCCTCCAAAATTTCAAATGCTTTAGATTTTAACAACTCTATAATGTTGTTATTTCCAAGTTCTTCTGCTCCTATAGCCTCATCTTGTATTTTTAACATAATAGCTTTTCCCTCCATTGGAATAATTTCTCCATCTAAGGATGCCACTATGCCGAGGTTTTTATCTTTTCTATTATTATAAAGCTCTTCAATATTGGATTTTAAATCTGCTATATTCACTGTAGAATTATGCAAATTTAGCTTATCTAGATAACTATTCAAAGTGTTTTCAGGAGTCTCTTCAGATACTTCTTCAGATGTTTCTACAGAAGTACTATCTTCGAACTGAATGGAGTCTAAATCTATATAGGCATTAGGAATTTCTATCAATGAATTAAAATACAAATCATCAGTTGTATTGGATGATCTATAAAACCCATTTTCATTCATATCAGAAAAAATTCCATTAGCTCATATTCCATCTTTATATTGAGCTGTATTATCAATACCTATAGCTGCAGCGTTCATTAAGTCAGGATTCTTATTTACTATTTTAAATAAGCTATGTGTTAGCATGGTCCCTCCTATAAAATTAGCTGCATAGCCTTTATTAATTAACCAGTCTATTAAATCTCCTGATATGTTAGTATATTCATTAACCCCATCTGGAGTGGTTGGAGTGAGTGTACTAAGTACGTTTGGATTGTCTTCAGCTAGTTTGGTAAATGCGTCATATAATCTTAGAAAAGCTTCTAGATCTGAATAAACCCCATCCACCATACTTTTATTAGCCTTATCTCCGAATATGTTAGTTAACTTCTCAGTTAACTTTTCTTTATCCAAATTCCTCAGTTGTTCCACTATTCCATTTTTAGATAGATTATCTAATAGCGTTCTAGTATCCTTTCTAAACGTAGACCTGTCTAATTTTTCCCAATCTACTTTAAAATCATTACTAAAATGAGCAATAGCGTCAGACCATTCTGATATTAAAGTGTCTATATTCTTTTTCATAGTTTGCACCTGATCTGGAGAAACTATTTGATTATAGTACTCAATATCATTATTTAAAGCTGTACTATTTCCAGCATATAAATCTTTCAAAGCTACCTCAACGTTTTGATTTTCGGCTCTTGCTGTCAGGTATCTTTGGAATCTAACTAGTTGTCTACGTAATAAAATAGGCTGTCTATATCCAGAAAATGATTTGAATTTTATTACTTTCTTACCATTTTTGCTATTATATAAAGTTCCCCACTTCTTCATATAACTAGTGAAGTCATATCCATGTAAACTAGCTCTTAGTGGGACAATACTATTATTTTCTCCAGATATTCTCTTTTCAAACATAGATTTGAACTCGTCTGGATTAATAAACAAATCTCTAGAATATAGAACAAATGGATATCCAACTTGAACGTAGTTAGCTTTAGTCTCTTTATTAGCAACTCACACTTTTCCAGACACATTAGCCCAAGGATTATTTCTAGCAAATTTAGATATTGAATTATTATCAAAAGTAAACTGACCCTCCTTCACTAGAGTGATTTTAGCCTTGGAAAATTGAATATTCATTTTAGATCTATCTAATTTGAATGACTGGTCAGTATTAGCTGTAATTAACTTAGTTCGTATGTCTTTATCTCCTAATCTATTAGGATCAGTAATAACTCCTAAGTCTATTTCCCAATCTCCAATTTTTCTGAAAATTCTATATACATAATCTGGAGCTTCTATATTAGAATTAACTCCATTATCTTCAGAAGCATAATCTTCTGAATATTGTACCTTTTGTATAAAAAATTCACTATTTCTTATGGCTTCTATAGCTTCTGTTCTAGAAGTTATTCCAAATTTTGGGAACAAAGAGATAGCTGATGCTAGCAGAGAAGCCTGGTATCTATCAGTATTTTCTTCACTAATTATTTTTTCCAGTTCATCCTGATTTCTAAAGATTAAATTCTTTAGTATATTAAACTTAGAAATGACTTCATCATCTCTATCCCATTTTCCTAAATTTCTATTTGATCCTGATTTAAAGTTATACATAATATGACTCTGAAATACCGTAAATGCTCCAGAATTAGCCAATTCTTTGGCTTCTTGAACATCTCTCTCAGTTACCTGTTTTAATATTTCAGATCCAGATGTAGATGACTTTAATCCTGGAACTCCGACTTCAGAAGTAGGTTCTGGTTTAGATGGTTGAACACTAGTAGACTCTTTAAGTTCAAGTCCTTTATAGACATTCATAATAAACTCTCTATAATCATCTACTTCTTTTGAATCAAATATACTATCAGAATAGGTTTTATACTTTCTAGAATTTCCAAGTAATATATGACTGTTAGAAACTAAAATAGTTCCATCTTTAGATCTAGACATTAAAGTATACAAATCTCTCAAAGCGGTAACTACTGTAGCTGGAGTATCTGACTTATTAACTTCTTTATAATCAATATTAACTATAGTATAATTGTATTCAGACCCTTGAACATTGTCTTTATTTACAGTAATAAACTTACCAGGATATTTAGTAGTTAACTCCGACATTTCAGAGCTGGGAACATGTGCTTCATCGTATATATAGGCTATATTTTCTCCTTCACCTAACGATGAAATCATACTCTCTATTTCTGAAATAGTTGGAACAGAATTAATAGTTTGCTCGCCCTTAGTCAATCCGGACGCTTCTGAAAATTTGAAAAATCCGTCTTTTTTTATTAAGTCTAAAGTCGATGCCATGTTAGAGATACCAGCCTGCCCAGTTTTATACAGTTCGTTTTGTCTTTGCAAGGAATCTATAATAGAAGCTAAAGCATTAAGGTTATCCTTTTTATGATTATTATTGGCTCTAATACTAATATCAAGAGATGGAGTAGAAAATGCTGTTAAACTTCCTCCGCTTCCCATTACTCCGTTAAATCCATTCTGTTTTGGATCTCCAAGATTTAGTATATATAGATTTTTTATGCCTCCAAGTATCATTAATTCAAAATTGGACAGGTGAGTGTACTCATCTATAATAAGAACTTCCTTGTTAGATGGTAGTTTATTTTTGTCTATTTTCTCTAATATCCTATCCCTTTTCTCTTTAATACTATCTACATTAATATCAGATTCCCCAAGTAATGACTCTTTAAAGGTCCTAATTTCGTTTACTGTATTCTGGTCGAACCATCTCGAATATAATTCGTATCCACTAAATACTTCTTCAGATTCTATAGTCTTATGTAATTCATTAGCTCTATCTTGTTTTATAGCATATGAAGAAAATTTAACATTAGGATCCTGCAAGGTAATTATATTTTTGAACAGTTTAGCTACTACTTTAGTTTTGCCACTGCCAGCTGATCCTGATACTAAAGTTTGATTTTTCAAGTATATTTCTCTACTTTTATCTGGAAATCTAGTAACAACATCATCTAAATATTCGTTTACAATATCAGAGCCAAAGAAAGCTGACACAGCTTCTTTAACTACTAACATTTGAGGATATAAAGGAACAATATCTTTAAAATCATCGCTCATTATGGAGCGAATATAGTTGTTTCTGAAATCGTTAGGATCATAGGTTAGAGTAGACAGTATATAAGCTACTACCGATTCATTGTCAATAGAAGATATATCAAAATCTCTACTTAGTTTTATTGGCAGACTTCCGTAAGGATTTAATTTTGATAGTTCTTGGATAAGTTCTGACTTTTCACTATCACTCAAATTTTGGAATTTATTATAATAGTAAGTTTCTATTCTAAGAAGCTCTCTTTCTAATTTAGTAACTTCCTCAGCACTTAATTCCTGCCCTGTAGCTGCTTTTACTGTAGCTTCTAGAGCTTCGGGTTCAATATTTTCTAAATCAAAAAACTTGCTACCATTTAACATAATAGACTGTAGTCCTTTATGAGTAGAAAATACTCTAATCCAGTTTGAAACTATTTTAGTATGAATAACCTTATTTTCTTTGATCTTTCCATTTCTGTTTATTTCAGAAATTTCTTTCATTATTCTAGCTGCATTGGATATTTCATTCAATTGCTCAGCTATTTGTTCTGTTCCATCTACAGAAAGTGTTTGTAGCTCCTCTAGCCCCTTTGCTCTTCTGTATCCGTTTACTACAGTTACAAAATCAAATAAATTAGGGTTAGATAATCCTCCTTTAAATTCTGTGCTATATGTTAATACAGAAGTTAATAAATTTGCACTATTAATCAAAATGTCCAATCTAGCTTCTGCAGATGGGTCGCTTATAATGAAATCTACCAAACTTCTGTTAGAAGTTAGAGAATTTAACAGTTGTTTATATAGTCCAGTTACATCTTCTCCATAAACTGCGCTAGATATTTTTCCTAATAATTGAGAACTTATGTCTCTTACATTACTAGAATCTAGTAATTTATTAGCTTGTTCTATCAAAGTTACTGCAGTGGCATCTGGAGCACTTACTTTTCTTAACTGTTCTACTAAGTTATTACTACTATTATTGTAGTCAGTCAAAGACTGTACTGAAGTGTCAACCGATAGTAAATCCTGTAATAGATTTTCTATCATAGTGCTATTTATCACTACTGTATACTCTTCTCCTAATGCATTACCTAATGTAACTTCATAGTCTTGTTCATCAAGTTTTTTAAGTTCTATATTACTAGGTGTACGAAGCCCTCCAATTTCCTGCATTTCAGCCATAGTAGCTTCATCAACTTCAAGTTTTTCTACAATAGGTTTAATAGTGCTAAGAACAGAATCAGCATCTTCAAATTCGTAAGATAGGGATTCTCCAGAATTTATAAAATTCTTTACAACAGTATTCTTGGAGAAATCTTTTACATTTAATTTATCTACTATAAGTTTTACCTTATCAGCAGTTTCAGCATCTATATATCCATATTTATTTTTAATTTCTCCTAATACATTTATTACTTGACTTAGTCTTTGAGTGTCTCCGAAAAATCTAGGGTCTAAGCCTAACTGAAAATATTTTATAAAAGCATCACTGCTTTTAGCATTCCACTCTTTCTCTATTTCTTTATTGAAATAATCATCTACTAATGCTTCTTCTTGTTCTTCAGTAAGGGCGTCTTGTTTTTGGTTTAAACCATATAAAGAGATAATCTCATCATTACTCTTCTCACCTCTTTTTTCTTTCTTTAAATCATCTATCTCTTTTTGAGTTGGAGGCTCCAACCCATCTATTCTGCTATCAGTAAATAATTTATTAAGAGATTCTTTTAAGTCCTTAAGATAATTAACATCAAGCTCCTTGATATTCATAATATCTCCTTGAACTAGATCTCTTGATCTCTTGAATATTTCAAAAGCTAAATCTTCTACATTAGCATTATTTTTAGTAAACTCTTGATAGGATTCCTCTATTTCTTTTCTTGTAGCTTCATCTGCTTCAGAATAGTCCTTATTAATAGACCTAGCATATGTGTATATATCTGGAGTATATAAAGGAACTCCTAAAGACCTACTTAGCTTAAAAACAGTTTTGTCTAAGAAATCATCAGCGTATAAACCTTCTCTTAAATCTTTAATTTTCTGTCTTATATCATCAGCCGTTTTCTTAGCCTCCGCTAATTCGCTACTATTAGCTTTTTGATCATCTTTTATTGAGTAATATAATTCTTTATATCTCAAATTAGCATTAGCCAATTGAACTAAAAGATTGTTGAAGGTATTAATTACTTCTGAGCCTAGTCCGTTTTCTCTTAATGCAGCTACTCTTATATCTTTATTCATAGCTTCATTAATTAGGTCAGCATTAGAGATACTAAGGCCCTCTTCGTGAATTAAAGTATCCCAATATTCTACGTATTGCTTAAGATAATCAAACAAAATAGCATTCTGACTATCAGAATAATTAGTAGCTGGTTGGAAATTATCATTACCTAAAGAATTTAACGATAATCCAGTAGGAAACATACCTTTCTTTTCATATTTATCTAGCTCTTTTAATATAGGGTCTTTACCATATTTTCTAACTAGATCTACAAAATCTAAAACATCAGATTTATTGGATTTAGCTAGTTCAGCTTTATGTCTTTGATAAGCTTTCCAGTTTTGAGCTATATCTAAAGCTCTATTTACAGGTCCACCAATAGCACCTCCAACGAATGCAGATAAGTATCGTTCTAAAGGATTACTATCTAAGTAATTCCAAGATCCTTTGTTGGTCTGGTCTATACCCAATTGTTTAAGTGCCCAGGCTATAGATGAAGACCCTTGCATGATAACATCTTGGAGTACTTCTTCACTTATTTCTTCAGCACCTTCTTTTAAGGCACTTTCCATAAATTCAGAACTACTCATTAATTCCTGAACTCTATTTGAGACTTTATCAGCAGTTTGTCTAATCCATGCTAATTTTCCTGCTTGAGTTTTAGCAGCATCAAAAGAGGCTTGTCCTTCTTTAGCTAATTGTTTTAAATTCTTTTTAACAGCTTTACTAACTTCATCCAGACCTAATCCTTTTAAAGCAACATCTCCTAGTTCAGAGTCCATTATCTTTTTAAATCCCAACATAGCAGCCAACGTAGCCGCAGCAGTATAAGGTGAACTAAAGTCACTTTCCTTCATACTGTCAACTATATCAGAGGACTGAGTTAATGCCATATACCATGATGAAGAAGATCTGGCAAATTTGTCGGCGGCTTTTCTAGCTTCCAACATTTTTCTTACTTGAGGCATTGTAAGAAAATCTTCTGCAACATCATTATCTATAAAGGCTTGCTGTAAAGACTTTCCATATTTTTTTACATATACGTCGCCATACTTCTGTATTAACTGTTTCTGAAGATTCATACCAGTGCGGTCATACCCCAAAATCTTCATGAAGTTTAATGCCCCTTTAGCAACTGCTCTTTGTTGAGCACCTTGAGTGGCAACATCTCCCACTAGACCAGACAAATTCTCAAAGTTCCAAAAAGATTCTTGTCCTTTCTGACTTAAAGCTCTTTGAGTTACAAATGATTTAGTATATGCTTCTGTGTTATTAAGAAGTTTCCAGAGCTCATTATCTGTATAGTTTTTATCAAAAGTTTCTATTCCCACTTTAGATATTGAAGATAGGGCATCGGTTGCATGAGAAGCAATAAGTCCATAAGCGTAAATTTCTCCTACATATGGAATAAACAACGGAGCTATTGTTGCAACCATTTTAGCTACTGAACCAGTAACAGACTTGTCTATTCCGTCGCTATCAAAGAAATCAAATTTATTAGCTTGAGAACCATCTATTGTTAAAGTATCAGTAATACTAACTAACTCTTTTCCGGAAACATCCTCCCCTTCTCCAAGTTCTTGCACAAACGGCATTCCATCTTTATCAAGTTTATATTCTCCTTTTAAATGGTAAATCTCATTACCATCTGCATCCAAATGGGTTCCATCCTCATTCCATCTGGCATAATATAACGGTTTGTTTTTGAAAAAGTTAAGACCTCTACGGTTATCATCATTAGGACGCCAGTCTAATTTATTTCCATAGGCATCTCTAGCAAAGTTATCTTGAGCGGCTTCTTTCATTGATCGTCTAGCTTCACCTTGACCATATAAAGAAGAAACTCCAGATGTTCTTTGCTCCGGGTTTGCAACCTTAGTAATTCCAAAAACAGGTAGTTTTCCTTGTCTATTTCCTTCTATACTAAATAAACTCCAATCATTTTCTCTGACATTTTTGTTATTTAAATCATTATTAACAAATTTGTTATATGTTCTAACTGCACTATCATAGTACTGGTCAAAAGCCTCTTGATTGAAATTACCATCAGCATCGGAAAATTTTTGTTTTATCTGATCTATATTTTGATAATAGTCTTTATCGTACATTACAGTATTACTAGAATTTAAACCTGCGGCTATAAAGTTCTCAGTTCCTTTATTTGGGTTTAAAAATAGTGTTGCTAACCAATCATTTTTTTGTTCCATTTTATTACCAATTAGTTCTTATAGATTCATTGCTGGAAGGTGATATTCCAAACACCTTTGAAGAAGTTCTATCTTTCTTCTTAACAAATACTTGCCCATTAGATAACAATGTTTCACTAACTGCAGATGGGGAATAAGGAATAAATACAGCGGTTTTGTACATATTTACATTACCTATATTTTGTCCAAATATTCTAGAATTGATAGGTCCAGAGGTAAAATCAATCTCTCCAAGATTGTGCTTCTCTCTATCAGCATTAATTCCTTGTTCTATTTTTCTAGTTTCATCAACATCGTTTATCATATCAGCAGCCCCGTTATCATCAATAAAATTATTATCAGAAGCGTATCCACTAAATATAAGGAATGGAGTCATTTTGTTACTGTTATACAGTGCTTGTGTAGATTGTTCAGATGGCTGAATAACAGTATCTATATAATCCCCTAAACCAGCATTTTCTAAAGCATCTATGATTTCTGTATTAGAAGCTCCACTACCTAGCGGTTTTAGGACTTCTTCTATTTTGCTTGTTACTCCTAGATCTACTACTTTTCTTCCGTTACTATCCACCTTTGAAGGTAGTAGAGCATATATAGCTCCTTGTGTTGTATCAATACCAATATTACTAAAATCGGTAGGTTTAGCTACCTGAGTTCCTACTGACACTCCTGCTTTATCTAACATAGTAGCTAATTTAGTATCAGTAAACAAAGTATTTAAAGTAGTAATAGGAGAAAGAGGTTCTCCCTTAAAATCGGGGAAATTATTATAATAAGATGCGCCCTTAACACTAAACTGATAGGACGATCCAGGATTAAAGGTATAATTTACTTTGGCTTCTGGAGATAGAGCCTGACCAGAGGCTACCCAGTCCCAATAATCACTTTCCACAGTTCCCTTACTATCAGTATCATCTTTGTTAAGAGATGCAGGTAAACTAAGTTTACGTTTTTTAGTAACTGCGGTTTTAGTATTAGCATAATCTTGAATAAGACTCAAAACTCCTTCCACAGGGTCTTGACCAGATGCTGCAGCTTTAGCAGCTAAGAATTTTTTATAATTATCTGGAAGGGACTTATATAAATAGCTTTTCGCAGCCTCTAATTGAGCTAAGTTGTTTTCATCAGTTACGTTTTCCTCTAAAACTCCTTGTTGCAAAAGCTCTAATCCTTTTTTCACGTTGCCTAGTTCAGAACCAGGTATAAACTGATTATATTCACTAGACGTTTTTTCAGCTTCATTTATAACTTTTCTTATATATTCATCAATTTCTTTACTCCCTACAGCGTTTTCCAATATATTGAATATATTGGTATCATAAGCCAAATTAGAATTATTCATTCTTAAATTAGCTAATTCCGCATTAGTCAATGGCACATATCTGTCGGAATTTTTAGCTAATTCAGTTGGACTTATTTGTTTGATTCCTCCAGCTTCATTATCAAACGTTACGACTTTACCGAAGGAAGTTACCGCAACTTCGTCTAAAGCTCCAGATGTTCTAGCTGCATCTACAGCTTTATCAAACATTGCTTTTCCGTTTTGTATTTGATTAATTCTAGAAATTAAGGTTAATTGTCTTCTAGCTATTTCTGAACTATTTAAAGAGGTTCCAAATGGGTTGGTTTCTAGTGGATTTGAATACATCGAATTTACTTCGGATACAAATCTATTCACATCGCTGGTTAAGCCTTTACCCATTAGAGCCTTTATCATATCATCTGATAGTATTCCTTCTGACTGCTCTCCAGTAGAGCTAGACACTCCAGTTTTTCCACTTCCAGCTGTTTGAGCTGTTTGTGGTATATAAGGAGTGTAATCTAAAAATCCATATGCTTGAGCAGAGGAGCTTAATGCTCCTCCCTCTTGCATTTTTCTAATATTTAATTTCATTACAGTTTCAAACTATTCTTAATTAGTGATGCGGAATAATTAGAAATTCCCCTTATAGTTTTATTACCTTCAGTTATAGACAATCTGAGTAATTTATTAAATTCTTTTTTATCCTGCAATAGCTTTTTATTATATTCTCTTATATCCTGCAAAGCTACTCTTTCTCCAAAACTCAGTGATCCGCCTTTTTTAAATAAACCAGTTCCATATAATCTACTTTGTTCTTTCCACAATTCTTTTTGTCCTCTACGTCTAGCTTCCTTTAAGTCGTTATTATATTTCTCTAAAGCTATCTTATAGTCATTAGAAGCTTCTCACGGAGTGTTATCAACTGGCTTATAAGCCTTTCTAGCATTTTCTAATGCTACTTGAGCATTTTTATAATCATTCTCCCATTGAGTGGATAATCTATCTCTAAGTATCTGCTCTTCTATTCCCTTTTGAGCTTGCTCTCTTTGTAAAACTGATTGCTGTTTACCAAATAACCAATTAGTAAGGTTTTGACCTCTTTTAAGATCTTTAGCCCTTTCAAAAGCAGCTTTAGCTTCCTGAGCTGACACCATTCTAACTTTATTTTGGTTAGCATTTTGAACTCTTGCTAAAGTATTAGTATTTTGAACTTCTTGTGCTCTTTGAGTAGTTTTAGCGTAAGTATCCAAATTAGCTAACCTTCCTTTTTCCTCAAGTTCGTTTGCTTTAGATTCCGATTCTAACTGTCTAGCAAAATTTATAGTTTGATCCGCTGTAGCAGTTCTAGCACCCAATCTTCTAAATTTATTAGCAGCATTTTGATAAAATACTTCCATAGGAAGATTATACTGTACTTTTGAATACAGAGTAGGAGCATCAGTTAAAGGAACTTGTGGGTTATACTTTTGTCTATTATTAAATCACTGTGTAATCCCAAATCTTAAATCTCCAATATTTTCTGAAGATAATCTAAAGTTTGGAATCTTAGCTGGATCAATCTCATTTCCAGAAGTTTCATCAACTTTTTTAAATATATTTCTAGAAGATGAACCATTTAAAGGATTAACTCCAGATAAATTTGGAGATTCCACTTTAGATGGTTGACTTGATATAGGTCTAATTCTCCATCCTCCATGTTCAGCCTGGAAATATTCTAATCCTTTATCCTTTAGAATATCATTGTACTTTTGGGCTATCTCTGCAGTGATTCCTCTTCCCAAAGTTCTTTGTATAGTCATATTTCCAAATCTTCCATCCTCCCCTAAATTTGGGCGATCTCCACTATTTCCAACTCCAGTAAATCCTTTAAATATAGGATTATTAAGACCTCTAGAGTTCCATACAAATTGCATGTTTTTAGTTCTGGGGTCAAACTTTAGGTTATTAAGAGTTTGAGTTCCTCAGTTATTTAAACTGCCTTCTCCATATGTACCTATATAGTTGTTGTCATAAAGATCTTCATATCCATTAAATTGGACATAATTGTCTTTATCGATTCCTTTAAGATAATTTAAAGTTTCTTCAGCTCCTAATAAATCTCTTTCTCTGTTATACGAAGAGTTCATAGAGGTATTTCTTATATTTTTAGTAGTAGGATTATAAATAACATTACCACCTTGAGCTTTTAAAATACCTCCATCTTTATAATAGTATTGTGGCTTTTCCCCTCCTTTAGTAAAGAAATCTAGGAATCAGTTTCCAATTTTACTAGCAACTGCATTAGTTGCCTCAATTCTTTTATCCTGAAGACTTCCTTTTTCTATTTTTGGCTGTCCAGGAATAATCCAATTTCCTATTTTAAGAGGTTCTCTTAAACGGATATGTTTATGGTCTGGAGTTCAAGGTTCAGAATTTCCTGATATTGGTAATTCATTAAATAATGCCCTAATATTAGTCAATTCTTTTTGCTTTTCAGCTTGTTGTCTTTCAGCTTCTTGTCTTCTTTCTAGCTCCTCCATTTTAGCTAAATACTCTGGAGAATCTTCTTCTGCTAATCTCTCAGACTCAGTCATTTCCCTCAATTCATCCTCCAGTTGTTGAGCTTTTAGTCTAGCTTGCTCTTCAGCTGCCTGTTTTTGTTCTGGAGTTAATTTAGAATAATCATAATCGGCTTTGTTCATGAATAAAGAATATAAATCGGCTTCTCCAGCATTATAAAGCGATTGTTTCAATGAGTCTAAATTTTTAGCTCTGAGAGCTGATTCAATTTCTGCTAGCGCATTTAAATATTCATTTTTATCTTTAAATGACGTAGATGAAAAATCATAGTCTCCAGTTAAAGAATCTTTGTAAGTATTAAGAGCATTTAGAGCCGTATCCCACTTATTTTCGTTGGCATACCAAATCTCTCTTTCTGCGTCTGATTCATTATCATCTTTAAATATGTTCCTTCTTAATTGTTTTCCATATCCATAAGTAAAAGCTTGCTTCTCAGGGGAGGAATTAATATTGCTTGTAGACCCTGGTCTAGGCAAAGAATCAAATACTCTATTAAAGTATGCCAAAGCTATTCTTTTCTTGTCCCCTCGTATTTTTCCGAATAAGCCTCTTTTAGCTGGACTTTTATCTGTGATAAGCGACTCATCAGAAACGTCATAATTTCCTGCTGCGTTTCTTCTAATTTTCCCCTCCTTGAACCCTTGTATATAGGAATTTAAATATCCCCTTATTTCATCGGCATCCTTACCTTCTATGCCTTGACTTTGTAAATATCCATCAAAATCATTACTTTTAACTGCATCTTCAAAGTCTTTGTATTGATATTGCTGATCTCCCCAATACACGAAGTTGTTCTCGGTTTTATTAGAGTCTACTTTATCACCTTTAGCTAATTTCAATATTACTTGTGACATTTTTATATAATAAAAAGGGAACATACAGATTATCTTCTATATGCTCCCTGTTGAATTTAGGACTAGTCTTTAATTCTGCTAACCAATTTTCCGCCTTTTCCGTAAACTGGTTCTCCCTGTGGAGCAGCTTCAGGTCCACCAGCTCCTCCAGCCATTTCCTGAACTAACTGTAGGAAACCCTGACACACTTCTAATGCCATTTGACCGTCATTATTTTGAAGTGCTTGAGCAGCCATTTGAGCTAACATTAAAAGGGCATCTTCTCCGCCTTGTGGAGTACCCCCATCACTTGCAGGTGCTCCTGCTGGAGCTGCATTAGGATCAGTTACAGGTGCACCCATCTGTCCACCTTCTTGCAAAAACTGTACATTTGTTTTAATTTTCATATACTTAACAATTAATTAATTATTTAGTTTCATCTAGTAAATATGCAAATTTACAACAATAGTTGCATATTTAAAAATATTTTTATAATTTTAAAGGGAATAAGTTATATATAAACTAGATTTAATCTTTTGTATCTTCTGGAGATTTTACATACTCTGGATCGTTAGAATCTTGAATATCTAAGAATTTAAACACCTTTTTTCCTAAAGCTTTATAGTGTTTATCCTCTTTAGAAGCATCTGCTTTCTTTGCCATCTTTATTAGCGTTACAGTGTTCTTTCTACTGAAGATTCGGGCTCCGTTTTCTAGCTCATACTGTATAGACCCATCTGGAGCTATAACTTTTAAATTAGGGTCCTCATCTTCAAACTCTAACTCATCTCCTTCTTCTACTCCAGAATTTATATTAACTTCAAGGACATATTTCACATTATCCTCTTTTGCTATGTCTAGATTTCCAGGCTCTCCTTGATATATAGAAAGAACCTCTCCGTCTTGATCTATGAAAATAATATCTAAAGGAATAAGAGTGTCTTTCATTCAGAATCCTACAGTTTGAGGTTCGTCGTACACAAATAACATTCCTTCATTATCTTCTAATTTAGCGACTCCTTGAAGACCTTTTAATTTATCTTCATCGGACTCAACTAATTTTACATTATATTCTCTGTCTCCTATTTCTATTTTCATTACTCTACCTCTTTTAAAAGTCCTGTATTATCCTGAGTGTTATATAGTATCTCCTGAACTAATAATTTTCCAGCTTCGATAGCTATAGCATCCTTTTCTTTAGTGGAATCCCCATAGTTGGAATAGCTATCCCTAAGCTCTTCTAATTTTTCGGTAATCTCTTTAGTAAAGATGATTTCATTTCTCTCAATTTCAGCAACTTGTTTGATTCCATTCTCTCCTTCTATAATTACTGGGATACCTTTTTTGGTTATTTTGCCGTCTAATTCTGAATTTTCTATATTATGTTTCCTTGCATGTAATGCTCCTTCTGGAATTATATTCACTTTACCTCCAGCTTCAAATTTTTCTGGAGACTCTTCTTTTAAATGGTCAAGAACTTTATGTACAAAGGATAAATCATAAGATATTTTAGTTCCTAGTTTACCGAATCTAATTCCATTAGTCTGTTGTCAACCTCCAGACATATTAAGGTTATATTTGTTTGCTAAATTCTGTATAGCACCTGCTGCAGCTTCTTGATCTGTCTTAGCTGATTTAAGAATACCTTCCGATTGGGTTCTTTGTTGCTCTCTTTCAGCTACTTTTTTAGCATATCTTTTACCAGCTCCTATTCCAAATAATCCAAACTTTTTTGAATCTAACTTATCTAACCCTCCGTATGAAGATGAACTATCAGTCAGTTCTTTAGCTGTGTTGCCCTTTACGTTTGGACCTATAGAAGTAACCAAAGTACCTAACCCTTTTAATCCAGCTCCCACTGCCATACCAATAGGACCAAAAGCAGAAGCAACATTACCAACAGTGTCCATTACCTGTCCGGCTATTTGACTTCCTTTATCTTCAGCCTGTGGAGTTAAAGACTTTACTAGTCCAGTAGCTAAATCCATTCCAGAACTTATCATCCCAGCTCCACTCTTTTTTAAAAATCCACCTAAATTTCCCAACTTATTAGCATCGGCTGTAGTAGATGTTTTTCCAAAAGAGTCTACTTGTGCTTGAACTTGTTCTGGGGTAGGTAATCCAGCAATTGGGTTGTTTAAGTACGAGGACTTTTTATTTATATTATTTAATACTCCCTGACTATAGTTCTTAAATTGATTTGCAAAATCTAATTGAGCTGGAATAGTATAAGCTGTTTGAGCTGGGTTGCCAGAAAGTACATTGGGGAGAGCAAACCCTCCCCCTTGTAATTTTTTAATTTTATGCATAACTTATAGAATATATAGTTCTTAAAGCTGAAATTATAGCTTTATCTTCTCCACTATATCTAACCTTGATTCTAATATATTTATCTCTTATTCTAGTTTCTTTTCTTGAAGTTCAACCATCTAAAGGTAATGTAACGTCTGTAATGTCATAATTGCTAGGAAGATCTTCCGAACTTATTTCGTCTTTTTCTATATCGTTTGGAATATTATTTAATACGATTTGAGGAACTTTGTCTCACTTAGCCTCATTCTTCTGAACGTAGTTAATTGGGCGTATTTCCACTTCTCATATATCTTCCTTATATTGCATATTGCCTCTTAATCTTCCAACTTCTTTCAAATCAGCTCCTTTACAATGGGTAACTAAAGAATATTCTCCTAAATTATCGTCATAAACTACTTCAGTTCCAGTCATATTTTGATAGTCCTTATTGAACGCGGATTGTTTTTGTTGATAACTATCGTAAATTTTATCAAAGGTATCAATCCTTTCATAATATCACGGAAATAGGGTAGAAGGTGACTGTTGGTCTAATTTAGTATCTACATAGTTCCTATTGAATGTAATATCTGAACCTAAATTCTGATATAGCTCTTTAGTAGCTTCCTGTCTGGAATATATATTAGGCTTATCTTTAGCAAATCCATATACTTCCCCAACTATTTGATAGTGGAAGGACTCTGGTTTAGCTTTATTAGATATTATATTTAAATTCTCGAATATCTTGTGTATTCCTGGATTGTCGTTTACTATAAATTCAAATTCAAATGGATGTTGTTTTCCATACCAGAAACAAGGTTTCAACTTTTCTTGAATGTCGATAATTCCAGCTTTTCCATGCTTCCAAAAGTCTGTAGTAAGGTTAATTAGTCTTCCTGACTCGTCAGTAGCGTTAGCAAAACTAGAATCTACTACTGCTATAGTATCACTGAATTGACCTCTATTTACAGTTATATACTCTTTCCAGCCATTTAAATGTTGTGATAGATTAGGATCTTTAGATACTTCTTCTGAATTTAGATCACAGTATATATCTAAATAGATAACTCTATCTCTTGGATAATTCTCTTTAGCATATAGTTTATTGTTTTCTATATAGAAATATTTAGAAAATATATTTTTCTGTAATGAAAATGTGAATAGTAAGTTAGAATCAACCTTAGTAGAAGTGTCTAAAATATTATCCTTTAATACTCTATTGACAATATTTAAATTACCTACAAGTCCTGGAGATTGTATCATAACATTATCTAGCACTATGCCATCTCCTGACATTTCTGAATCTATACTGCTAATAGAATATTGTTCTCCAGTCATTCCCAATTTAGCAATTGCCTTAGAAGTGTCTCTATCGAAACTAAAGAATATGTTGTCTATATTGCCAGAATATGAAGGAACCCAAGAATACTGAGTTATTCATTTTCCAAGCACTTCGTTGAAGCATATATTTCACACATTTTCCTCAATTCCATAAAGGTTGTCATAGAATGTAAACATTACATCTTGCTTATACGCATTGTAATGAGTTTTTACATTTCTAATACCTATAATTGGAGTTTTTTCTCTTTCTTTTAGAGTAATGTTATCATTTAAGTACCTTTGTATTTTAAAGTCAGAAATTACTTCAAAAGTTTCTCCATTAGTTCTCCATATTTTCTTTGCCACTGTGTCTACTCCATATACGAAATTTGGAGTTAATAGTACACTTTCTGGTCACATGCTTCCGTAGTTAGTAGATAGCATTCTAGGATTTAAAGGTAATACATTAGCAGTATTTATGTAAGCAGGACCTCCAGCACCCTCTCCAGATACTACTCTTTCGTTTACTGGAATTAATGCTACTCCATGCTCAAATACACATATTATATTTCCAGAAAATGATTTTAGACTTACTATAGAACCATGTTCTCTAGAATAATCTTGATATTGAGTGGATTTAAATACTCTATAACCGTTTTTAAAGGCATCATTTACAAATATATCAGAATATAATATTCTGTTATCAAATTCATTCTTTAAATATGGAACGTTAGGTACTAAATAATTATACCTATAAGATAACGTGTTGTTTTGACCAGCGTTGTAAACTGATGATTCTGGAATCTTAGATTCTCCTGTTCAACTTATTTCATATAGAGGATGAAAAGCTCTTGGTCTGCCAGTTATTCCAAATTCGTTGAAATTAGAATTGTCTATATCTCTTAGCGATAAGTTTATATTTGATAAGCACTTAAAGGTTACTCAATGTCCTATATTAACTGCATTCACATCTCCTCTGTTGACATTTTCATTTTCTTCTTTATCGTCTATGCTGTAATGTTCTTTTCATGTAGTTTCATCAACTATATCACTATTAATAGGAGATTCAGGGTCTTGAAAATTTCTATGCATTCTATGGGTAAAATTACCAATATAGCAATCCCCTCTATAGCATAGCGTATTAAATCCATAGTTAATATCAGAAATGTCTATTCTATCACTAATAGCCATAAATGGGGCTTCATCCGAATATCTTATTTCAAAGTATTTATCCATCCTAGACTCATTATACTCAGATATCCTAATATTTATTATATCATTGTATCCTGAATAATCTTCTATTCCAATGTATGTCCCAAAATTACCTCTAATTAAATTAGTGGCAGCAGTACTAAGAGAGGTTTTCCCTGAATAAGAAACTCTAAATGCCTCCTCGGCTTCTCCTGCTCTCGCTGAAAACTTTTGACTTCCGGAAGTAGTCATTGGAGTACTATCTTCTACAATAGTAACTTTTATTCCTTCCAAATTTTTTATAGTCTCATCATTAGTTTTATAACCATCTAAAATGAAGTACCGCTCATTAAACGAATCTGCTTTCAATTCTCCAATTGGCTGGTTTGGAGCTTTTGTTACTGTAAATTCACTCCCAGTAAAGAGCTGATTAAAAAACGGAAGTTTCAATTCCGCCTCTGGACAAATGGCTGCTTGAGATTTTACATTTCCAGTATAGTTTAGCCTCTTATTGAAGTCGTGTGTTAATAGTCTTTGGGAATCTATAAATGATTCCATCATTCCACTTCCATTAAATTTTATACAAGGTAAGTAGGAACTTTGATCCAGATATATCGTAAGAGCTTGCGCCAATATAGTTGGAATTCTTTTCTGTCTTACAAAAAAGAATCCTCTGCAATATCTCTTTAATTCATTTAAAACATCTGACTCTATAGATATATTTAATCCAATAGGGGTAACTGAGTTGGTTGCTATTGGATTTAGATTTTCTTGTATTCTTATAACTCCTTTTACATTTTCCAATGTATCTCTATCTATTAAATAATTAGACTCATCTATTTCTATATATGATCTATTATTAAATTCATCATATAAGGAATAATTTGTAAATACTGTGTTTGTTGATAGATTGTTTATACCTCTTATGTCAAATGCCGGAGATAAAGAGTAATCAGACATTATAAATACTACTGAAACTCTATATATTTCCCCTGGTCAATATCCCAGTCTATAGTAAATATTCCAGGGATTATAATACTCATATTGTCCGGAGTTGTCAGTATATTCCGAGTCTACATATCCTATAGAATCTGACATATACACTCTTGGAATAAATCTTAGAGCTAAATCCTTCAACTCTTTATATGGTATTTCTGGTCTAGAGATATTTCCTAAGAATAGTCTATTTTGACACTGGGCTTGAGCTTTGGCTGTACTGGCAAGGAAATATTGGGCATTAATGTCTTCCAAACTAATGTCAGTAACCGAATCATACCCTGATATAGTAATGTCGCAAGTAGTAGATTTTATAACAAAATCTCTCTCTATTTTATGGGCAGTAGTTACCAATTGTCCATCCTGTCCAGCTGTCGTTCGAGTATAGTAAACCTTTACATAATCATAGGCAGTGTCTAAATTTTCTAGAGTAAGTTTTACTATTTTGTTACTATCCTCATCCATAATACCCCCTCTAATAGAAGTAGGAGAATTTACAGATCCTACGTAACAACAAACAGTTCCAGATTCAGCTACAAAGTCAGTCTCATTTCCGTCTACATCGGATAATGTAAAATAGTAATTATAATTTCCAACTTTGTTAGCTCCACCCGGTTCGATTCCAACAAATTTTACTACTGGAATTTTTGTAATTCTTTTATATAATGAAGTATCTAAATCAAACATTATAGAATCATCTCTATAAATATTTGTATTGTTATTTTTGTATCTTTCTACTACTTTATAGGTATTGTTTTCCAGACAGGTAAACCTAGAATTTATAAGTTTAGGAGAATTTATATCGTCTATTAATACTATATTAACAGAACCATCATATGATGGCTGACACTCCATGCTGACTGGATGGTGTAAACTAAACTGAAGAAGATTAGTGTCAAAATCCACTAATTCTCCAGCTTTATGTTCACTAGTATCTGACATAATACGTAGATTGTGGAACGGATTATATTCATATACTATATTACCTTCTTGATTATATTTATTAAATTTTACTTGGAATACCTGATTAAATGGTATACTAGTAGTAGAAACTCTTGAAGATGAAATAGTTACTCTCATTTATTACCATACATTTGAACCACTGTACAATACATTCAAATCAGCAGAAATTAAGGTTTCATCGTTACCCTCTTCCATAACTAATCTAGAAGTAGTCTTAGTTCCATTAATAAGAATTATAGGTTTTTGAAGCTTATCTGCTGGTCTGAAAATCTTAAAGAAATCTGAAGTTGTATTAGTAGTAGCTCTTGAAGGAAATTCTAGCTTTCCGTTATAAGGAATAAATTTACCTGACGAATCCTTCATATATATTTTGTTAAGAGAAATTGGATCTCCATTACCATCACTAGTTGTCTTTCCTCCTTCTATATAGACAGAGTCCTCTTTAAATACCTCTTTATTAACTATCATAGACACTAACTTAGAATATCCCTCATACATATTTAAAGTTTTTCCAACAGAATATGCTATAGTATATTCTAGTTCTTGCATGGGAGTATTAGAAAAATTAGATTTAACTGTTACATTATTTTCAATAAATTCTTTAAAATCTGTCTCTTGATAGTTTAACCTATTTGTAATAAGGCTAGATATATCCTCGTAGTTTAAATGGTATAAATTAGAATCTACACTGAAGGAAAATAATTTAGAATCATCTACTATTAATTGATAAGATCCAGTAGCTTTGAAGTTGGTATCAAATGTTCCATGATATACAATACTATTATAATCCATAGATTGTACGGACGAACTGTTTGAGGACCATTGTGCTATATATAATCTATTTAATAAGTTAAATATAATATCTGGAACCGTCAATTTACAACTAATACATCCAGAAGCTGAAACAGTTCTTGGAAACTCTGACTGGCATCCGTCTACATTCCACTTAGCTCCAGCTGGAAGTGGATCTCCCTCATCTCCAGTGCTATTCCAAGCCACAATACCCCACAAATTAATAAATTTCCAACTATTGGTTGACTCTTTCCAAGCTATAGCCATATAATCATCAATAAATTCATTATCTTTGTATTTTGATGGATAACTACTATTTCTAGACCTATCTTTTAATCTAATCCCTCCCTTTTCATCCTTAGGGTCTGGAATCATAACCATAATAGGATGATTAACTCCAGAAGGAGTGTTAGAGTTTATACTAGACATTTCAAAAGTCATATTTAAATTAGCTCCTTTGTCTCCTGTGATTCCTATTAGATCATCTCTATGATCATGAAAATCGGCTCTAACCAATGATGAGGGGGTATCTCTGTCAGAAGTGTTAATTACGTAACATCTAGCATCAGCTGTTATACCTACCACATTACCATACATTTGCAAGTGATTAGTGTCACTACCACTCATAGAATTAGGAGTAACTCCCAAAATATCACATCCGAAATAGTAATTAGATAAGTCTGATGCATCTGATACAGCAGGTTTAAGTATATAACATTCTCCTTCTATAGTCTCTTCTTTAGTAGCTGTTACGTATAAACCTCTTCTTACTTCTCCTCCTAAGGAAAACTCTACTTCTTTTTCACCGACTTTGGTAAACGTTACTTTATCTAATTCCAAAGTACCTCTAGGATTTTCATCATCTGAATATTTTTCTTTCATCTTAGATTCTAACTCTCCAGAGAGCCCTAGATCCGTTCCTAAATATGATGGGGTATCTCTAATTTCACTTTTAGTAAAATCATCATTAATTTTAATAACTACTCCATAGTCATCTAAATCTTCTTGAGATTCATTGTTTCCTAGAGAGATTGCTCCCATAAATTCTCCAAAATAGTCTTCCTCTACCAATCCATAATCTACATTTAATTTTCCTTCCACACTATACACAGATGATAGTGCTACAAATGGATTATCGTAACTTATTAGGCTAGAAACTAAAGAAGACGATTGTGGAGTAGTAGTCACTTGATCAATAGATTCAGTTAAAGATGTAGTTAAATGAACATTTACATTTAAATCTTTAAAATCCTTGGTTCTATATTCTACAAAATCTTGATTGAAAATACCAGTAGTATAGACCATTCTAAAAAAATTCATAGAATCAATGTCTCCTCCAGACTTGTTAACAAAATCCATTTGTATTACGACGAAATACAAATTGTTTTTAGTTAATCCGTGCACTGTAGTTTTATTGATAAACGGGATCTTCTCAGAAAAGTTTCCGTTATAATTGTCTTTAGATCCACATATATACTGATTGGTTGTAGTCACTGACCCATCAGAACTATTTAGTGTAAACTGTACTGGGGTACATCCTTTACTTATGTCGTAAAACGAGAACGTCACTTTGGACACTTTTACATATTTTATTGGATCATAATCTAATCCCCAGTTTACTTTAAGATAATCGTTGTCTGCATAATATCTCCATTCTGTTAGATTTATAAATCCAGTTCCTAGCATACTAAAATCAATCATTCCGGATACTGCAAAACTAGATAACTCTCCATATCTACAAATCGGAGTTATAGTGTAATTTAAAATATCAGATTTTCTTAAATCAGCTAGCCCTACTACTAATCCAGTAGTAGAGTATATTGGATTGCTAGATAAGTTACAATCCAGCTTAAATTGATCAACATTTATTTTAGAAGATGTAGTATAAGCTCCATTAAATTGTAGAGCGAATTCTGGATTAACATTATTTTTATTATCCATTGATTCTATATTCAATACACTTATGTCTCTAGATACACTAAATGTGTCGATACTCTTCAACTCAATAACTATAGTTAAATATCCAGATGTTTTACTTGTAAATACTTGCCAGTTAGTATTAGTTTCTACATTATTGGTGTCAATTATGTATGGATCTCTTAAATCATCTTCTATATAGGTTAAATTGTTTTCCTTGTCTACTATCCCTACATGTATTTCTAAAATTCCATCATAAGATCCATTTAGGTATTTTGAAATTCCGTCAGACGCTATTATAAATTTATCTCCAGGATTGAGCTTATATAAAGATTTTTTATCTTCGTCCAAAATGTCTAATCTGATATAAGCATTGTCTGTATTTATATTGGTACTGATTCCAAATTTTCTCCCTAGTTCTTCTGTACTTATTTGTCTTTCTGGTGAAGGAAAACTTCCTAGCTGACTTTTCCCTGTTAGAGGATTATACGAAGCTACGTATATAATTCCTCCATATTCCGTCACTCCTACCGGAATATACCCAGATGGTAATCTTGCTGTTTCTACTCTCCCATTTCCTACATCATTCTGAAGAATAAACTCATTCCCATCATAAGTTACTAACGTTGCATTAAGAGCATCAGTAAGGACATTAGCTGGAGTGTTAAGCGGATGTAAATCCTTTATAAGCCCTTCTGTAAACGTATTAACTGCTTCTTTTCTCATATTTTTACCTATTTATTGTTTTAAAACCATTAGATTCTAATTCTCCTAAATATTCTGCTTTATCTGTTTTAAAATCTTTCTTTAGATATCTATATCCTAGATCAGTTCCGGTAGGGATTCTAAAAAAATATTTCTTACTATATTCTGCTACTTTACACTCTTTGAATATTTTGTATAGCATGACTGTATTATCAAATGTAAAGTATTTCCTTTTTCTTCCTTTAGATTTCTGTTGATCCAGATAGTTTTGATATTGTGTATCTGATAAAGCAAAATAATAGTATCCATCTCATTGGATTTTAGCTCTATTATATAGTACTCTGATCTTTATAATCATTTTTTTTATATAATATTGAAAATGTTTAAGAGAATCAAAGGTCAAGTTTCCTATATAAAATAGAAATTTGTTTTTGGAATCATCCTTCAATATTGTATCACCTCCATAAACATTATGCAAATATATAGATTTTCATCCATAATTCATAATTCTTTCTATATCTTTTTTTGAAACTTCTGGAAATGCTTCAGAAACTTCTTCATAATAGTCTTTAGCAGTCTTGGGAGTGGACACGTAGTATTGAAGTCCTTTATTAGTATTTTCAGTAATTAAATCCCTCATTCATTTACTCACATATATTGGCTTGTGAATATCTCTTTCACTAGCAATATACATTAGTTCCAAGTGATACCCAGAAAAATTGGATGTTAAGTAATCTACATCCAATCACTTACCATTTCTTCTTGCCTTTTTAAAATCTTCTCCATGAATCCTTCTCATTTGTATATAACATTCTCTCTGAGTAGGTAGCTTAAAAGTAGCATTATTATTTATAATATCTAACAATACAATTTTAACTGAATAATAAAATATTCTTATAGCTACTGCTCTTCTGTCTAATGTATTAAATAGTCTCTTGCAGTCATTCCTAGAAATCAATAATTTTTTTATAGGAAAGTTAGCAAAAAGATCTTTGCTTGTAAAAGCGTATCCTGTCGCGAAATTCATATGTTTTCAATATCTGACCATCTAAAAGAAGAAACTCCGAATTAAATCGGAGTTCTATCTTTAAATGGTTATCGTATAGGTTTAAATGAAAAATTAAATCTTTTTCTGTCCCAACTAGAATTAGCATCAAGAATTTCATTCCACTCATTTTGATTAATATAGTCAGGAACTCTTGCAGCACTACATAATTTTAACCATTCTTGGTAAAGCATTTGATATTCTTGAATAATAACATTATTATGTGACACTAATCCGTTTAGTCTCAACCTTGTCATAGCACAGTAGGTAGCTATAGCTAAGGCTTCTTTTTCTGTAATATAAGGTAATCCTTCACTATCTAATACTACTCCTTTATATAGTATATTAATGGTTCCATAATCCTTATCAAAATATAGTTTATCTCCTACTCTCTCGTATTTTACATATCTTCCAGACATATATAGCGGAGCCTGAGTAATTTTTCTAGTTTCTATATAATTTTCTGTAAATTGAGATGAATAATCTCCGTTTACTGTTTTGTTAGTAGTATATTTCCAGTCTTCCCATCCATAGGTAACTGCTTCTAATATATCGCAATTGCAAGGAAGTAACATAGAAAAGCTTTCTATTCTTTGTCCACATCCATTTTTGCAAGGGGGAGAGTCACACAATAAATTTGCTGAATATCTATAGAGTTTAGTAAATTTATTACCAATATGTCTCCATGCTATAAGTCCAATTTCCTCAAAATCTTCTGGAGTTAATTCTACTCCATATAGCTGTTTTATTAGAGGATAAGCAGTATAAAATTCATCCATGTGTTCCATTATCTAGCAATTTGATCGTTAACAACTGGCTGTGCGGCGAATTGTCTATAAAATCTTATCTTTTTTTCTGTAAGTCTTCTTTTTATTTCATTATTTAGGAATGATGGATTGTCAATATCCTCGGAATTACAACAGTTGTATTCCATTGCCTGTCTAGGATCTTTAAAGATGGCGATTACTGTTACTGTTTTTAGTAAGGGAGCATTAAAAACAAAACAGTCATACATGTTATTCTTATTGGGAGTCATGTCTACATAAACGTAAGGTCTATTTTTTCCTCTTTTTCTATATTTATGAGCTCTCCAAGAATTTATACTATTATACCATATAAAAGGTAACTGTCTGTCTGTTGCTCCTATATATTCTATTGCATCAGTTCCAAAGTCGGCTATTACTTGAGGAATTTCAAAATGTGCTATTAACTCGTCGTCCTCTGATTGAACGCAGCATCTGTCTAAGGATTCACAGTCTACAGGGATACAATTTATAGATAACATTAAATCTTTTTTGGGGAGTATCCCTTTCAATGCATATTCCTTGATAATTTGCAAGCGTTCGTCTATAACATCATCCTCTAATTGATCTAATGATATTGATAAATTAGCAGAATAGCCTCTTAATCCTGCAACAATATCATTGTATATTGCTGAAGCTAATTTTGAATAAACCATATTAACAAAAAAAAGGCGAAAGGCAAAAGTGCCCATCGCCTTTATTTAAGATTAGTTATTTACTGTACCTTTTCGGTTACATTTACAGTTCCCTGAGCTTCTTCTCCTTCATAAGCTACTTTGACAGTAATATTACCTGTGGGAGTAGATTTAGTAGTCTTTAGACTATTTCCAGTGATAGATGCTCCGGTTACAGAACCTACAATAGACCAAGTTCCTCCAGATGTCTTTTCAGCACCATCTACGGCAAATTTAAGAGCTACAGTTCCACCCTGTTCTACAGTTTGTCCTGCAGGAACAGTTAATACGATTTTAGGAGCTTCTGGATCATCTTCATTAGTAATAGTTTTTAATGAAAGACCAGCAGCAGTAATAGCTGCTTCAAATGCAGAAGACAAATCCTGTCTTACAAAGAATACATGATGAGTAATTGATGTTACTGTATCACCTACAGCATCAGATCCCATAATTCCTCTATCTTTGCAATATTCCAAAGTATATTGGTTATACAGCATTCCCATAACAGGCATTTCATCTTGAGTAGGAGAAGCAAAACGTAGAGCTTCCAAGGTCGGAAGTCTTAAGTTTTTCATAATATAAGTATATGTACCAAAACCTTCTTTACCATTAGCAATTACAGCTTCTGATACTTTCTTATATTGATTTTGATCGTCTGGATATACAGAAACAGTTGCAGAAACTAGTTGCTGTAATTCAGCTTTGTTGAATACTTCGTATTCATCAGTTCCAGAGATAATTACTTTATTGCTTCCATCTTTACTAGCTTTAATATAAGGATATAGATTTTGTTGATAAAATCTAACAGCTTTCACCATATTATCAGCTATAGTTGAGGCACTATCTCCGTGTGCTACCTTAAATTCAATATGAATAGGTTTACTTTTGTAAACTGTAGCAGCTGTAGCCATAGTCGAAGCTTGACTTCCAGACAGTCTCATGAATAGTTCAATTCTATAAAAATCTTCAGCTCCTGCAGTTGTAGGGGCAGTAGGAGGAGTAAAAGTAGCGGTACTTATAATTCCTTTATATCCTGCTCTTTTAGTTACGTATTTTACAGAATCTTTGTCAAATCTTCCAACTCTTTTAACTCTAAATTGGTTGTTTTTACCTTCGAACTTAACTAAACCGCTTAGTTCATCAGTATCTGAATTAATTACTACTGTGTTTGTGTAAGTAAACATAGATTAAAAATTATTTTTTGGTTTGTGGCTGTTGTTGAACTGGTGAAGCAATAGCCTGATTAATAGGAATATTTGTTTGTAATCTTGGATCTCCTGCGTTTTCTAGCAAAAGTGTTACCAGCTCCTTTACAATCTCATAACATACATAATCTGGTCACTCAAGAATTTGAGAAGTATCCTCTACTAAGTCTAACTCTTCTTGAGTTAATCTTATGTACTGAGGGGTTTTTATATAATCAATAAATACTTTTTCTAATTCAAATAAGGAGTTGTCTTTTCCATATCGAATTTCCATCCTTACTGGAGACACATTTCCATATCTTAATTTAGCTAAGCGTTCTACATTTGAAGCTGATCCTTTGGTTAGCTTTATAGTAGTTGGAAGTCCTCCAGATATTTTAGAATCCTCGTCGTTTTGAACGTCTGTACCCCAAGTTCCATCATAAGGGTTAGTTGGGTTAGTTTCAGAAACATTTACATTATGCAAATAAAAGTAAGGTTTTTTATAGGAGGGTTTATTATAAGCGTTATGGATAACTGTAGGTCACATATCTCCAGTTAATCTTTGAGCTGGAAATTGCACCTTGTTATCCTTATTGTAACATTTAAAATTTTTAGCTACATTATATTGACATACACAATTTAAAATGTGGAAATAATCATTAGGAAGTTCTACTTCATAAGTAGCACCATATAAAGAGTTAATTCCAGTTTCGTTCCCGTATTTATTTGAAGCTAATACAGGTGTTAATATAGCTGTAGCTTTTAAAACTCGTAAATCATCAGACAATTGTTGATTTATGTCATAAATGTTGTATCGCTTATTTAAATACTGATAAAAAGATTTATTAATTAAGTATACATAATCCTCCAGCAGTAAACTTTGTGCTCCTACTTTGTTAGTTTCTATTAGAGCGTATTCAAATAATTGTCTAGAGGTCATTTATATTACTATTCTAGGTCAAGAGCTTCTATGGCTTTAGGATTAGTTACTTCTAATTCATCGCCATAAGTGTCCCTCTTAATTAGTTGAAGCATCTTAGCATTTCTAGGATCTCTCATCCATGCTAATACGGCGTCTACTGTTCCTCCTAGAGGTATTCCATCTCCATAGATATAAACTCTATTTTTGCTATAGATAACATTCTTATCTTTAGCTTCCATAAATAATATTCTAAGTGGAAGATCCTCTCCAGTATATAGATTAATAATTTTATCCGGATCTTTAGCAGCTATATCCAATAGATATTCTTTAACATCAGCATCTGGAGCATTTCTAAGGTTTCTTCCGAGCATTCTTGCCATCTTAAGTCTTCCATCTGCTCCTTCTGGATCATTAAATACATATGTTTCAGCTGTATGTATTTTTTCTCTACGGCTAACCTTTTTACTTGTTTCATATCCAGGTCTTTCTACATATAATTCAGCTGCACTATATTTAATACCTGATTGTCCACTAAGAATATAGTTACCATTTTTGTCTTTTTGGTCTATTGTTTTAGCAATTAGGGAACAATTCTTAATAGCTTCCCATTGTGCTCTTTCAACAGGATTTTCTAGATTAAATTCTTTACCACTTTCAAATGTGATAGAGAAATTTTCTGGAATGAAGACCTTACCGCTATTTCTTTCGGCATCGGTCATAATCATATCACCTTTTGAATCTACATATTTTACACAACTAGCATATTGTCCGGTTACTGGATCTTTACATGGTTGTAGTGTATATTTTTGTCCCACTTTACCATATACACTTCTGAGGATGATTTTATTATCAACGTAGTCTTTTGCCATATTAATTCATTATTAATTAAGATATAAAAAGTGTTGTGGAGGGCATTTACCCTCCACTTATCTATGTATTTTTATGATACTATGCTTCAATTAACATATATGATCTGTACGGATTGAATACTGCTACACCAGAATAACCCCAGTTAATAAGTTTGCTTGCTGCAACAGCAGAAGAAACTACACCTGAGCTTAAACCATCTAGACCACCAACTCCAGGGAATCTATTAGAAATAAAGTCTCCTCCTTTAAGAGTAAACATTTGCAATGCAGGTTTACCATCAACAGAGTCAGCTGTTAAGTCTATAAATACTCCGAAGGCTTTTCTATCCCATTCGTAAGATAGGGCACGGTCTACTTGGAATGTAACTTGGTTTCCAGCAAATTCATAAGATTGGAATGTAGCACCTACTTCTAGATATTTATTCTTTGCAGTAGAGTACATATAAGTTGAACATGGTTTGAATCTTGACAGATATTCAGAAAGAACATTCTGTACCATTGTCCACATAATTTCGTTACAAACGAAGATGTATTTGTTTCCAACTGGTTTTTCAGATTTCTGAACCATTTCGTTCGTTGCAGTTTGGAATACATTGATAGTCATTTTGTTGAAGATGTACTTACCGCAGTATCTTTCGATTTGAGGAAGAACACCATCACCAATATAAATAGGTCTACCAGTATCAGGGTCTTGAATGGTTGCTTTACCGTTTTTATCAACGTTAGTTCTATTGAACATGTTACCGTTGTTACGAGCATATAAGAAAGAGTCTAGTAATTTTTTTTCTTTCTTATCCATTTTGTAAATTGTAGGAATAAGAGATTTCTTATCCTTTCCTTCAGCTACTTGGATGAATACATTTTCCATAGCAGCGAATTGAGCTGAATAAGATACATCAACACGATGTGTAGTAATATATCCTCTGTGTGTTTCAACATTAGATTGATATTTGATGTAACCTTCTTCATGCATTTCTGGCATAGCATTAGATTGGAATCTTGTAGTCATACCTACTTGACATCCATCTAGATCAAGAATTGAAGAGTAATCATTGTCGATTAATCTTACTGTGTATTCCCAGAAATCATCAGCTTTTCTAATAGGTCTTGCAACAACTTGACATTGCTGACGTGTTGCGTCAATTTTAAAGATGTCATACTTTTCGTAGTATCTTTCTTTAAAATGCATAATAATATCTTCTCCTGCTGCACCCTGTTCTGGAACTGCAGCAAATTCTACACGTTTAATGTAGTTAGTTTCGATGTCCCATTCAAAATAAGGAGCTTCTAATGATTTGTACTGTTCTTTCTTATGATCCATATAGAAAACATTTTTAAGACCTTCTGTAAGGAAAGAAGTAGTTAAATATGGATACATACGTGACATTACACCTAAACGATGTGGTTTAGCACCTACGAATTTATAAAAATCTTCGTAAGTCTTAGTATCGTTCATGTTTTGTTTGTTGGATACGTAACTTGCTACTAGCATACTTTATTTTATTTTTATGGTTATTAATCTAAGTCTAAAATAGGAATATCACTACCTAAACTTATGGTTTTTTGTTTGTCTGATTTAGATGGAGAACTTTTCTTATTTATTTTAGATTTTTTACCACTTAAAGCATCCTTATAGCCTTCTTCATACTTAGTCTGAGAATGTTGTTTAACAACATCAGTCCAGTAATCATTTAGTGCTTTTATAGAATCAGCACCATCTAAAAGGAATCATGCCATTTTAACTATGCTTTCTGGATCTTTTAGTGCTCTATACATATAATTAGTTCCAGTGGCGTCAGTTCCTAAAATAAATTCAGCAATACGTTCTCTATCTTCATCTTCCAAATCAAAGGACTCTACGGTTTTTAGATTATTGATAGCTTCTACCATAGAGTTAGCAAATTCCTCTTGATTCTCTTTGTCTTTAGCTTCGTCTATGAGTCTTTGCTCTTCTAATTTAGCCTCTTCTTTGGCTTTATATCCATCTCTCAACACTTTTATCTTTTTATTCCATAAAGTTTCATTAGCTTTCTCATGCTCTAGATATTGCTGAGCTTCTTCTTCTGTAATATCTTCAAAATTATATTTCAAGTCTAGTAAATATAATTCTTCATCAGATAGCCCATCTATCTCATAATGAGGTTCACTATTAGCTGCTATGAAATCTTCAATGGCTTTATTCCGAACATAATCTAAGTAGTCTTCTACAGATAAATTATTATCTCTTAAAAGACTTATAAATTCTGTCTCTTCAGGTTCAAGTCCATAGTTATCATCTAAATCTGAAGAGTTAAGAATACCAAGCTGCTCTTCTTTTGATAAACTGTTGAAATCAACTTCCTGGATATTTCCCTGCTCATCTGCATACTTGATGGCTGATGGATCTTTAATACCTTTACTTTTCAATAAAGAAGTGATAAGATCATCATCATCATCTTGATTTTTGTCAGGATTATCGTCGTCTCCCTTATTATCAGGATCGTCGTCTCCTTCGGAATTGTCTAGATCATCCTCAAGTCCATCTGGATTAACAGGGTCAAGCTCTGGATTATCCAAATCATCTTCTATTGGATCTAGGTCTAAATAGTCTAAATCATCGTTCATATTAATTCCCTTTAAAATTATTTACAAAATTAGCTATATTTTACGTGTTTGCAAAGTAATTTATTATAATTAATGCCTTTTACTTTTAATGATTAAATATCTTTAATTAACCTTCTTAAAGAGGAAGGTCCAATATTTTTTCTAAAGATTCTATATTACTTTCACTAAATCTCCCCTGATTATCAAGAATTGAAACTATTTCTTTTAAATACGAAATCTCCTCTTTGGTAAATACACATTCAGTAGCTTTATCTCTAACAGACAAATCGAGATAATCTACAGATATTCCAGAATCCTGCCTATTTAAAACAACTGTGGCTCCCTCTTCGTCGGTTAATTTTAGTTTGTTTTTTATACTTATAATAGTTTTTATTTGATTTCTAGTTCCATTTCCAGGCAAATTGAGCGTTATATTTACCTTATCCTTAACACTAAGTTTAATTTTATAATCCATATTTTAAAAAATGTTATAACGGCGTCGGATTTACTCCTCGCAATAATGTTCCATTATCTTTGGCTACTCCTATTATTAACCCTCCTCTAACAGCGAATCTAACATCATCTAAATCATGATCTTTAAAGTCAAAAGATACACCTTCGTAACTTCCATATCCATTAGAATTTCATTGCCCAATTCATCTAAATCTTTGTGCAGCTATTATTTCTCCAGCAATTCCAAGATTATTATTTCTAGAAATAATATCTCCATCAAACCATGCAGCTACAGAACCGATGTGAAATGTGGGAAAAGAGCATTCTTGTGAGTTACTTCTAGAAACATATAAGGCAGTACCATTTGATGCATTAAATGTGGCTAATCCTATACTATACGTATTTTGAGCACCTTGAACTTGTACACAAGCTGTCCAACTAGAGCTTTCTCTAATTTTTGAAGTTCCTAATATAACAGCAGAAGGGTTATTACTCATATAATCATACCCATTCCACGAAAGAACCCTAACTGAATCTTTTGTATTTATTTTAAAATTACCTATTTTTCCTGAATCAGCAGTTATCTCCCCCTTTATGTACGCGTTACTAGCATACATACTACCATCATTCATTACGTAAAATGAGTTTTGCTCTCACAGAGTAGATGTTGTTTTAAATGTTCCTCCGCTATTTGGGTCTGAATCACTAGGAGGAGTAACAAATACACCTCCGCCACTAATTGCTATGGCTGGAAAACTCTTGTCTGTATTTGCTCCATTAGCTGATACAAATCCATTCAAATAACAGTTTTCAGTCTCACTTCACATTAGTCTATTATTGAAATTTCATCCTCCTACGTAAGCTGTGGTAGCAAATAATAGATCTGTGGCTATACTTTCAAAACTGTTCATCTGAATCCAGTAACTTCCAGTTAAAGATTGCCCTTTAAACAATCCATATCCCAGCCTGTTAGGATTTCTGTTTTGTGTGTAGGTATAATTAGCCAGATAAAACGTACTTCCAGATTTAACTACATCAGCTCTGTTAGCAGTTCCATAGTAAGTTTCGGATGAACTGTAATTACCTCTAAAAGTAAGAGTAGGACCTTGTCTACCGTCATCTCCATCATCCCCTGGCGCCCCATCTTCGGCGTATCTAGAATATAGTGCTGGATAACTCCAATAATAAATTTCTTCTCCAGGATCTCTAGTACCAGTACTATAATATACATTATATCCTCCTGATTCTGGGGATAAGGCTTCTTCACTTCACCCACTAGGAACCCCTGTAGATGCAGAAGGTCTAGATGGAGTGCTATAAGCTCTTCTATATATTATTTTAAACCCTTCCCCCTTAGCTGTGTATAACTCCCAATATGTAGTGTTTGTAGGTAATATGTTTCCGTAGCAATCTTTTACGCATATATATGTATTGCCATTATACATTACTACGTCTCCCTTGCTGTATTTTATAGAAGAACTATTTTGAAATTGTCCTCTCCATGTAATCATAACAGAAGGAGAGTCGGGATCTTCCTGCTCTAAATATCCCTTTATAAATAATTTTCCAGTGTCTGAATCAAACCTCACATAGGTGTTACCATTACCCATTCTAAAGTTACCATTAATCATATCCCAATAACAGCTTCCAGTTTGATCTTTAATAACTCCAGTCGTAATAGTATTTCCAGCAATTTCTGTAAATCCATACATAGTTTGGAAACTTCTAACTTTAGATGCTTTTACAGTAGCGTCACTAACTCCTCCAGATATTTCTGTCCCTCCGTCACTAAGACTTGCTCTTGGAGTGTTTAACACTCCTACTCAAAACATATAGTAACCATCTTCAGATTCTAATAGCTTTTGTTCGTCCGATAGTTGAAACTCTCCTTGATTACTAGTTTTACTACACTTAGCATATAAGTAATATGGTTTTCCTGGATCTAAACCAGTTTGGTCAAAGTCTGGAGCAGTAAACGATCCACTGATATTATGTAGTACTTCCCAAGTAGCTCCTACAGTATCATCATTGTTTTGTAGCCCTATAGTATTGTGGATCAACAATCCAGGTTTACTTATATCAATAACAAACGCTGCAAACCTGTTTTCATCTCCTAGATGATTAGGAGAAAATTTAATATTTTCTAAACTAAATTGTTGAGAGTTAGTTCCTACAATTAATTGTGCAGTATGTACAGCTAAAGGTGTTATTTTTTCTGTGAAATAATTACCTTCTGGGTCAAACATCATATTAAATGTTTCCATAACATCTTGCCATGTTCTTTGAGTGTAGTCACTTTGATTCTTTAATGCATCTCGAATTTCATCTAGATTTCCTGTAATCATATCTTCTAGATCATTCACATTAAACAAAGTATTTACCCAATAGCCCCCTTGCTGTACTAATAAGTCTCCATCTCTAAGATTAACTAACATTACATCTTCTAATTCATCCAATCTTTTAACTCCTTCAGAACTGCTGCTTCCGCCAGCTCCTCCGCCTAAAGGTATAAGAGACTTCTCTACTAAGGCATACATTCCATCTTCGTTTCTAACATAATAAAATCCAGTCTTAGTTCCAATATCATTAATCGTGTCAACTATATGAATGATAGTTGGAGAATTAATTTTACCATCCTTTATTAAGTCTATAAAAGAATTTCCTTGCTGTATTTTTACTTTACCTTTAGTTTGTATAACAAAATCCTTATCCCTAGAACCTGCAATAACCTGCTTAGTTCCTAGAACAGAATCTGATCTAATTAATTCCTGAGACATTTTATTTTATTTCTATAGTTAAATTGTCTTTATCTGATTCTAGTAATTCAGCTAGCTTATTGTAAGTAGCTCTAGAATTTAACACCTTTCCTTTAACAGAGTTCTGTCCTACTAAAATACACCCCTCAGTATCAGAGGCATCATTTCCTGAATGTATACGTATTCCCAGAAAATGAGGCACATTCAATAGCTCTGGAAGCACCTTTTTAAACCTATTGGAGTAAGATAAAATAACTTTATACGTACCAGAGGGAATCGCAGTCTTCCCTTTAATCTTTCCTGAGCATTTACAATCTATTCCTTTAGGAGTATTTGGACACTCACTAGGAAGGACTCTTACTACATCTTCGAGAGTATCACAAAAGTATTCTCCATCAACATAGAGCCTACCTATTGTATACTCTGAACCTTTAAAAATTCTATTCAATAGTAACTTCATGGCTTATTATTTATTATAATTATTTTAAGATTAAACCATTTAAAAGAGAAGTCCGAACTAAATTGAATTTGGATGTCTATCTTTAGATGGTTCCAGTTTGCAAATATATGAATAATTATACTGCTTTCCGAATTAATTAAGTTAAATTAAGTTAACAATACGTCTAAAACAAAAATACCACCGATACAGTTAAGTACCGATGGTATCTTTAGCTAGTTAGCCTTTTTATTTGCCTTAAATGTATTTACCAATTCGTCTATATCCTTATCAGTAAATTTAATTCGTCCTACTGTAAATCCGCCCATTCTTTTGATTTCCTCTCTAGCTGCATCACCAAGCATATCCACATTTATATTTCCATTTTTATCAATAAACAGATCTATAATAGGACCATACTTATCAACAGCGTTTTTAACTACATAATTTACAACAGCTTGTGTAGGCAATGAATTTAATCCAAACATAGTAGATGCTAAGTTTTTAGCATATTGTTCAAACGTTCTTACTAAAATCTCTTTATCACTCATAATTTATTACTTTGATTATTGATTATTTGTAAGCATCTCCTCATATTTTTTCTTGAGGTCTGGGTCATTTTCTAGTAAATTTAGCAACTTATCAATTTTTTGCTGTTTAGCTCTCAACCCTTCATTTACCTTCTCTTTTTGTTGTTTAATGGTAGTTAGAAGGTTATTGGCGGCTATTTTTCCGTCAGGAGTAGTAACATACTCTGCGGCAAATTTGCTTCCCAAATAGCCTAAAAACCCTGCCTCATATGTCTGTTTAGCGAGTTGATATTCTCTCGACTCAGCCATAACAGCTTGTTCTTCTGCGCTCATAGAAGAAACGGTCTTGTTAATTTCTTCTAAGACTGGTACAGACGCTTGTTTTTGCTGCTGCATAGCTTGCATAGCTTGCATCTGCTGCAGATAAGTCGTCTGTAAGTCTTGAAGATTAGTACCAAACGGATTTTCAAACATACTAATTAAATCTTTCTATAAGAATATTTACGTTGTAGGCTGGAGAATTAACTGCACTTACAGTTAATGCTGAAGCCCCAGTGTTTGTGATAGTGATAACATCTCCTTTATTAAGGGATAGAATAGTTTTAATCTCATATTCAGTGTTTATGGCGGTTGCACCACCAGTTATAGGTGCTGCAGATACTACTACACCGTTAACTGAAATTGTAGGTATAATAGTAGAAGAAACAGTTGCAGGAGTACCTATGATAGAAGCATCAATCATATAAGTACCTTTGTTAGCAACAACTAGTGAACTTCCAGAAACTATAATATTATTAGCACTAGAAGTAGCAATGATACTTCCTGGCTGTAAAACTCCGCCTGATGCTGCCCAAGTTTGGGCTACATTGTTCTTAATATAAGTGTACCCAGGGGTACTGGATACACTTCTTTTGCAACAACTCATATTTACTTCCTTTTTAAATTACTATAAACTTTGAGAACTTCCGCAGCATCCTGTGTAAGTAGTTCCGCTACCGTTAACAGTAAAAGGAGAACAATACAAAGGAGTGATGTTAGGAACAGGAGCACATAGGTTACTATAAGCATACTTTAATTCTCCGTCAATTTTGTGATCTAATTGTCTTTGCAGATAAGCGTCAGAGATTAAGTTCTGTTTTTCAGCTTTGCAGCAGCAATCGTCAGTGTACTTATTAGCTTTAACCTGAGTTAATTCGAACATTAATGGAAGTGATGCGCTGATAGCAGCTTCTCTCTTTTCAAGTTTCGTCAACTAGAATTGCCTACATTGCTGTTATCGTATTTTATCTAAAATAGCTGC